CCATCTCTCGGGCAAGTTCTGGGCGGAAGCCTGTTTTCATTGTCAGTTTTCCAAGCTCTATAAGAGAACAGTAATCATAAGGCCAGTTATAGGTGTTTCCGGCTTCGCCAAGCTTTTCACTAGACCAAAGGCGCTTGGTATATTCCACTTTTTTATTCTTTAAGAATTCTTTTTGTTCTTGTGGTAAATCTTCTGAAATATACCCAAATATACTGTTATAAGACAGGGACCCAGGACCACCGTTTAACTCTTCTAGGATCAGTTTTGAAAATTTATCTATCCCACGCTCTTTGACTTTAAATACCATCCATTTTATGTCGGGCTTAAAGCCATCTTGAGAACCCAGGGCTGCAATATCCAACATGTCAACTCGTGGGTGACCGTTTCTTGGAATACCCAACTCTAATTCCTTGAGAATTAATTCTGGGAATACTGTTTTGCCATTTTTTGTCTCGACTGCTTCACCGGGCATATAGTGATCAATAGCTGAAACACTGGTCTTCATGGTGGCGGCAATATCTGGCATAATGCCTTGCCATATATCAGCCAAATCTTGACGTGAAAGTGCTACGCTATGCTCCATCAAATATACAATGGGAATACTGATCTCTTCCTTCGATGGGAGTACTTCATCATACTCATCTCCACCGAAAGGGTTAATGAAAGAAGGCACCTTTGGATAATTCGGTGGTAGCAAATTTTCTAAAGATTTCTTCAAGGCTGGCGGCAGCGAGTATTTTATAAACGCTTTTCTAAATTCTTTGAGCTTAGGCCCCAAAGCACTTGGGTTGGCTTTTAGAGTCATAACCTTCATAGATTGCGTGGTTTTGTCCATATAATAAGGCATCGCCACGATAGCTTCTGATATTGTTTTTTCATTGTCTTCCGCAATTTGTCCGAGCTTTCTCGCTCTTTCGGATATGAAAGCTCCAGGCGGCTGGATATCCTCTTCCTTAAAGCCTACTAATCTAGCTAGTGAATCAACAGTCCTACCAGAATCAAACACAAACTTAGGAACTTTTCTCACAGCAACTACCTCGCCAGATCCTGTCATGTTGACACCTTGAGCAAAACTGCTTGGAGTTCCATTCTTGTGAGCGACAGTTCCAGTCGGGTTCCCGAGAAGTCTAAATTCTGTGGTGTCTACAGAAACATCCGAGATATACATAAAGACACCTTCGGCTGAAGATGACGGCATCACTCCGTATTGGTGCCACATACCCGTTACGAATGGGTCGTGATCGCCGGACCCGGTAGAAGTAGAAAAGTCGTATCTGTCATAAACACGAGTAACTGCGCTAGCGCCCGCAACAACTGGTTTTTCTGTAGCATTGGTCGGAAAATCCAAAATTGGACATTCCCACTTGGGCATAATCACCCACTTGTTTTTGTCTCTGGGGGATATGTTTGCTCCATCCGTTGGGAACAAGTTGTCAATAACAATTGACGCATCAATATCCTGTCTGTTTTGCCAAGCACGATTCCAACCATAAGCCGGCATCCCATCAATGCTCTTAACTCGACCATCGTCGCCCATAAAAGACCCAGAATCAAAATCATAGTAATGCCCGTTCTCGTTAACAAACTCTATATACAAATCTTCGCCAGAGAGAATTTCCTCAAGAGACACTTCTTTATTTTCTTTCGGCACATAAGTTATTCGACATATTGCAGGTCCATAATAATATGCAGGTGTAAATGGAGCAAATTCAGCACGAGTATATGGCCAACGGCGTCCTGCTGGTATGCTTCCTGTGGTTCCCAATTCAAGAGAAGCTTCTTGATAAAATGGTTTTGTTTGACCGCCAAAGAACGGTCCTTGCGGAACACCAACAGAATCGTCGGGGGAGCCGACTCTTGTTATAATATTTCCGTTTGAAGCACTTGTCAGAATATCATGAGTAAGAATAAGTGTGTCATCAGAACCAATAGTGGCGTATATGTCAGTATCGCCATTAGCATACGCTAAGTTGATGGAGGCGGTAATCCTACCAATACGGTGACTCACCGCTGCTAATGTGTCAGCTTCTTTATATCCAATCTCGTAAGTACCACTTCCACCTTCAGTCAAACCCTGAAGTCTTGATGGTGTGGTTTCGTCGGCGCTATACTTGAATATAATCACAGAGGATCCTTGACTTGCGGTATTGAAAAATGATTGTCCCCAGATGTTCGATCCTGAATTTCCACTTATATCTCTGCCTGTGGTCGGATTCAAGCCGCCAGTCAATGCAAAACTGCTGCTCTTAACTATGTTTGGATCACTTGGAAGATTTTCCATACTTGCAGTTGCTCCGACTCCATAAGCGCCGACACCCTTCACATTGGTACTTTTCATCTCGTTCCAGTCAGATGACCCTGTTGCAGTAGCATTACCAAAAGCAGCAGGGTTGCTATACATCATGTGTCTATCAGATTGTTTTAATCCAATTTCCATAATGTAAGCTTTTTCTTTTGAGACGGCGACTTTTCTTGCTTCGGTTTGTCCCGCTGGGGATGCGCCGGCTGGAGAGTCGGGGTTTGCTTTGGCAGGAATTTCTGCCACAAACTTGGACATGAAACCGCCGTCTTCTTGCTGTCTTAGGAAGAACTTCGGAATATTTGCCATAAAGTTTGACATACCCAACTTATAAAGCTCATCGTCATAAAGCTTCATGGTGGTAGTTGTTGTGGTCCCGCCGGTCTCGGGGTCGGTTGTTGATGTTGTCTCAATCGAAGCTGACGTATTTACAGACCCGGTTACTATACCAAAAAGGATAGGGTTGTGATCGCCCAGGATAATAGGTCTTACTTGGTCGCCGATATAATCTATGGGATTAAATATACCCTCAAATGGAACAGTGTCCGAATAAAAGAAATTAGCTGGTCCGGCGGTTAACCTTGTTTCAGAGGCACCGAAAGCTAGCGTATCGTCGAAAAACTCAAAGTTGGCTGCGCCACCTTCATTCCTTCTTCTTCGTCCGCCAGGAATGGTAATCGCTGCGTTGGTGGAACCTGTTGCTGTAGCCGTCATACCGCCTACAGCGGGAGCATAGTAAGCACTAACCGCACCACTAAGAGGTCCTCCGGTCGGGTGCTCAATTGTGCCCCAGCGAAAATCTTCAACTGCATTTTTTCTCAAAATTGGGTAGGAAACACCCAAGCCAGATTTTATTGAGTTATAGACAATACCTGGGGCGAAGAAGGGTCTCGACAGTGCTCTAAACTGAGCGGATGCCATACGGTATGAACCAGTGGTAGTATAAGGTGCTCCACCAACAGTATCTTGCCATTCATCTGCCGCTTTTCGGGGATAGAATTCATTAGGTTCGCCAGTGAATGTTGCATATTCTGCATATGATTTAGAAAATTGAGTCGCTAACTCTAAAGTTCTCAACACAGGGTAAAAACCCTCGTAGGGTAAAAGCTTTAGCGTTGCTTCTGATTTTAATTCTAGGTGCCTTGGGCTTTTATTAAATTGAGAATCTTTTGACTCCCTACTCATGAACACCTTGAGGTATTCTGCAACATCGGAAGTCCCATACCTTGGTAAAAACTCTCTATTTTTTGTATTAAATGCAGCTTGACTATTGACATCGTTTGTTGCGCCTGTTATATCCAAAGCCGCAGAAAGAACCGTCGTAAAGTTACCAAGATCCTTATATTCATTCATCAAAGTGCTTATTCTAAACTCTGGTATGATTGTCTGGTCTTTTCCGGCTAAACGAACTTCTTGTGCCCAGTCTTCGTAGTTATTATACCAGGGGTATCTAGCTGGGGCAAGGTCTCCCTTCTTGGGTCCGTCCACAAACCTTCTTTGTTCTCCAGCCGTCCAGGCGGGTCGTGTTATGGGACCCCCAATAGCATTAAACTCAGCAACAAATTTCTTCTTACCGCCATCGCCGGTCTGGCGTAGAACCTCTGTTGGTACAGAATAAACATATTGACAAGAATTTAAACTTGAGGTATTCCAACGGATACCGCCCGTGCTTGTATCGCCTGCGCTGCCTGTGTTGTCCCCCGCCCCACTGAGGACAACTCCATAGTGCGGCATCATCAATTCGCCCGCTGGTAACGTTGATGCCATACAAGCCAACAACTTGGTTGTTGGGGACGTTACGGCAGCCGATAGTGCCACCCCTGTAAGGTACGCCTGCAAGTGAGGGTGAGCATAATAAAAAGAATCCAAAGGCCATGTTGACGCAGACCCATAGTTGGAGAAAGACGGCTGTCCTCCCCCTGGAGCATTAACATACATTCCAAATTTCTTAGCATATCCCACAGTTCCTGAAGCAACTTTCCAAGATTCATTTGGTGATTCTTGATTGCTCCATGTAAATGATCCAGTCGGAAACTGCTCATCCATTCTAACAAAATACCCAAACGAAGAACTGTATCCTTGTCCCTCTAATTGTCGATCATCTACTCTGCGGTTCCATGCACGGTTCCAATCTTGAATATTCGCATCACTAATGAGTGACTCAAGAGTTGTGACCCCCTGTTTTAAAGTAAAAAGACTGCCTGTGTTTTCTATATCGCTGCGCCAAAAGCTATTTCTATAGTATTCTCTGGCACGGGAGGCGGAAGAATATGTATATATTTCTCGTGGGTATACTGTTTCTTCGTAAGTCATCATTTTTATGAGTTCTACACCGTCCACTGATGGGTCCACATTGGCTACAAAATTATCTCTAAGAATTTCATAGGGTCTTTTTAATTGCCCAAGCTTAAATGATTGCTTGTTTCCAAGATCTACATTTAATCCTCGATTAGCAAATCCTTGCAATTCGTTACCATAAGAATATTTCATAGTTACATCAACAAATTCCTTCTCAGTTTTTGATGGTGTCCCTCTTGGAGTCTTGATATGATGTATCAGGGGTTTATATCGAGAAGTTACAGCAGGCTCTTTATATCTTTTGCCTATGAAAAACGTGACGTTATTACCGCCAAGAGGATTTGCAAAAGTCAGTGCTCTATCCTGATATTGGGTATTTGCCTTCAATTGGTCGGAAACGTCCTGCCCCCTTCTTTTTGATTGCATCTTGTCACCATCAATTTGCTCAACCTTTTGGGCTTCATATGTTATTGTCGGAGCGTCTATAATGTAATAATTCTGTTTTGCGTTATATCTCCCCAAGGTGGTGTATTGCCCAAATCGTGTTTGAGTCCAGGGTACCCACCCATAGGGACCATTAACTTCCCAGAGATACTGTATTTGTCCCGCTGAGTTACTAAAGACACCGTTAGATTGCACACCAAATCCACCTGGGTATAATTTCCATTTTTCGGCGTTTGCAACAGAAGAAGTATGAAGAGTAATATTTTCTGGGAATCTTGACGAAGATAGTATAAACTTATGAAAATTATCCGCATAATTTTGTCCCGGCCAATCCCCAATAGCCCCTTGAGAGTGAGACATTCTCATGAACCATGCGATTCTGTCTCCGTCGGGAATAGGTCTTGTAATATAAGCGTTATCTCTCAAAGAGCCCGTCGCCATAATCTCCACCAAAGGAGAATTTAAATTTCCAGAAACTAACCTTGGTCGTAAAATCGTGTTTCTTTGTGTTTTGTGTATGGCCACCAACGAAGCAGTTGCATCAGAAACATCATCTCCATATACAGCAGGAAATGCTCCCGACGGAGTAACAACACCTTCATTAAAAGAGGGCATGTCTATCGAATCAAAACGAGTTAACAATGTATTGAGAGATGCGGTTTGGAACCCTCCCCATCCCGTATGTCTTTTGAGCAGTGTTTGTAGTTTTTGCCGCACAACAATATTTCTAAATGGTAATGCATTGTTCGGCGCAAACTGGTCGGACGGGCGGTCCCTGAACATTTGCGTTGAATCAAACTTACTGCCCGGCGCAGCAAATCTCTCTGCAATAATTGCTTTATTCACTTTTACATTGGATCGTTGCCTTGGGGCATCATAATCTACGGAACCTGTGTCGCCTGAAGTTCTTCTAGCGGGCGTCGTTACAAAAGGAGTGGGCATAGAACCACTTGTAAAGGTGGGGTTTTTAAAATAGGTTTCTGTGTTCAAAGCAAAATCTAAATTCGTCTTTGATCGATCTTGCGTTTGATATATCTCATAAGTTTTAGTATAATTACCTATAGCAGAAGCGCCGCCGTCAGGAGCCAGTGTTCCCGTAGGTGTTTTTATATTTTCAATATTTACAGGTCGAGATGTGCCAGGACCTCTTGTATACTGTCCTTTTGGTGTTTCATCTGTTTTATGTGTACTAAATGATCCGCCACCAGTTACCAAGTCTAGCTTAAATGATTCTTTTCTTTCATTTCTAGATGGAACTTTTTGTGCAGCAGGAGGAACAGATCGAGCTTGTTGTCCGCCTACATGTTGTTTTGTAAATGGGGTTTGTATACTTTCTTGACGATGATGTAGGTTAGCAAAATCTACATTCGTAATCCCTTTGTCTTGTAGTTGTTTCTGGTAGCCCGTATCGACAGTAGAACTAACAGGCGTGAACGGAATGAGTTTCTCTCCCTGCATGTCTCCTGAACCAGGGAGAGATGCGCTAAGGCTTCTTTTTATTTTCTTAATTTCGTTTGGAATTATTTCCTCATCTATGTCTTTTTCTGCTACTAGTCCACCAAAATTTATTTCCGCAAGCCCGACTTGTTTTACTTTCTCCCTCATTTTTTCTTCTAATTTAGACATTTGAGGCGCAAACGCACTAATCGAAACAAGACCGATTGGGTTATAGCTTCTTTGTGCCGCAGCAAATATTGCTTCTCTAGATTCCATCACCCCAGGGTTCGATTGGGAAATTACAGGATTGTCTCTTTCGGCTCTAGATTGCCACCAGAAAGCATTTTGGTTTTCCTTTTGCGGCGAAGAAGGAAGAGGGGCGTGAGAGAACTTCCACCCAAAAGGTTGAATGAGTCCTTCTTTGGAAATATTACTTCCTTTTCCTTTCTGGCGGACTGCCTTAATTGGTTGACCACCCTTGTTGCTAAGTTCTGGATTGATTCTGGCCTGGTCTGGTGGTGGTGTGGGAATAATTTGTGCGCCGTTACCACCCTCAGAAGCTGGTAAAGACTGTTGTCTGTTACCCATAAAATTGTATTCAAGCTTTGGTCTTTCAAGAAGGTGGTTCTCAATCATCGTGCGAACACCTGGGGCAAACCTTGCACTAGCTGGGAACAACTGCTCTAACATGTGTCCCAGGGCAGAATCTACCCATTTATAATATTTCAGGTATTTCTCTAGGTCTGGTGTATTCCCCACTTTTGAAAAGAATATTTGCCTCAATTTCTCCATGGATTTATATTTTGGACGAAAGCGATTTACTGGCTCGCCTATCATATTGTTAAGGTCATCAATAGAGGCAAAAAGATTTAACATCTTTTGAGAAATGCTTCTATACATGCTTTTCTCAATTGCATAATAGAACCTTTCCGGGCGCATCATAGGGGCGAAAGCTTCGTCGTCTATATCCTTCAAAGTCACCATCTCACTACTCAAAGCATATTCTGGCAATTGTATGCGATCAGTATATACAAATTCTTTTCTTATAGGGGCTGAAGAGGTTGGGAAGAAATCTCCTCGACCAGTATGAAATCTGTAACTTATGTGCTGAGGGGATTCCTGATATAAACTTCCACGAGAACCTGATGCGAGCGAACCAGAAGAAAAATCTGACACGTTGAATCGACCGCTTGGATCACTACCTGTAACATCTGCAAAATCCCAGTTTAAAGCAAGGGTGTCTATTTGCGGAATGTAAACAGAGGGATTGTATGTCTGGAACAGATAAGAATTTCTGGTGGGGTGGAGTCTTCCGTAACTATCGACTTCTCTGGAGTGTAGATCAATGGTTCCGGTCGGAAGAACATCGGTCCAATAACGAAGACTAGAAGCCCTAACATCACTTGCAGTCAACAACGATCCAGTGAAATTTGTCCTACGAGCACCAACATAAAATCTTTTTGCAGAGGATACAATATCTGATCCTGATTTATATGTCAGAGATGCTGTGGTATAAAAGCTATTTCTTTGTATCCCAGAGTCATAATTTACAGCATAGAATTTAAGGTCGTAGCCTTCCGAAATATCAGCCAACGACGCTGAATTCTGTGCGAACGGAAAATCTTTTGGAGCAACCGTTAATGAAATATTCCATTTTTGATTGTCATAAACGTTTGTAAAAACAGAAGAAGTAAGCAGAACATTGTTATGCCTGTCTAAAACTTTAAAGAAAGCGTCCCTTACTTCGTCAATTGGGGACTCTACCTCTGCCATTAGGGACGCTGACTTAATTGCTACAACTTGTAACCCAGAGTCATAGTGGGGTCCCCACCAAGTTGTATCCGTAGATGATGATAGAATATCTTTTGGTGTGTGCCACCCAAACAAAGATGAAGTAGACACCTGGCGTGGAGTATAATCGAGTTTATCCACATGTATTTTATTTGGGAACACGAACTCGCATTCCGCTGTAAACCCAAATTCCAACAAAGAAAGGCTTCCGCTACTGCCGCTTATAATCCCATATGATTCGGGCAAATCTGGATTGGGATATTGATATATTGTAGCTGCGGAGGAAGACTGGTCTATTAGTCCCGTAAAATCTGCATATTTTTTATTACTAACATCTGCTCTATAATTCGTACTTAATTTATAGTCGGAATTTGAACTATACATGTTTAAGTGAAGTATTTCTTCATCTATTCCAAAACAACGTATAAAATTTCGTACCGCCTTTTCGTTGCCTTTGGATTTAAAAATATGAGTAATGTTATTATATAAGTTTTTGTAGATTGTGTTCTTTACGGAACTTAAATCTTGTTCAAAATTTATGTCTTCGTCTCGTTTTAAGAACTGTGCCAAAAGGCTTGCATTAGCAAACAATTCTGGTGCCTCAAAACCCAAACTCTCCAAGACACGATCATTGTAAGGAAATTCATTTATGCTACCAGTCGAACTACCGCTCAAATAGCGCATGTCTTTAATCTTTGTTAGTTGTGAGATTTGTGCATGTAAAGTATCAAAATAATTTGCGATTACTTGTGATACATTTTTAAGCTCGTCTCCAGAATTTGCATCTTCTTCTGTAATCCATGCCGGCAATGTATTTAAAATATAAGAAGAGTTTCCATAGTCGTACTGCCGACCAAGATCGGTCAATTCTTCCTTTCTAACTGTCATAGTAGAAGCAGAGGGGATAACAATGGGATCCTCGGGTTCTGTCCTAGAGTCAACAGAAGACGTCAAAGACTGTTGGGTTATTGCGGAACCTGTGTTTCTTGCACCGGCAGCATATCCCGTCCAAGTACCATTGGAAATTCTTCCTGAGTAATCTAGTACTAAATTATCAACACTACTTGTTCCTGTAACCCCTTCGTTAAACTTATAATAAACACCTAGATCAACATTGGCATCTTGTGTATTTGTGCCGCCGTGTACATGGGAAAACCAATACCTTCCGACTTGCTGTCCCGTTCTGGCTGATTTCCAGAACCTGAATTCATCTAAAGATGCTGATAATTTTCCATACCCTTCGAGCGGATCTTTTGTTCCGGAGGGCGGATTACGGAGGGCACCAATGTTACCTATCATTGAGCCCGTAACCAGGCTAATTTGACCTGCTTGATGTCCACTAGCGGTTATGTTTGATTCGTGGCAAGCTCCATTAATATAGAAGTCAATTGCGGGCGTAGTTCCTGAAGTATTAAAAACAAACGAAAAATGATTCCAGCCGCTTCCAGTGATGTATTTTCCAACACCGCCGGTTGTTGGAATGGATTGTGTCACATAGCCAGTTGTGCCCGAAAGCATCGTGACCAAAAATCGATCCTCTAAGCTTTTAGAAAGTTCAATTCGAAGATTTCCGAAACACCCATTTGTTACATCGCTTTCGACAGATCCTGTCCTAACCCCATTCCACAGGTCAAAAACAACCTGTATTGGAGATTGGGTGTCGGTGCCAGGGTCTCCAGGGATTGCCGACTTTGATAGGAAGAACTCGACAGTGGAACCACTTGGTCCACCAAATTCTAGGTTGTTTTGCCTATATTTAGTAGAGAAAAGTGTTCCAGAGTGCGGACCACCCTTGATTTGAATATACTCTGTTTTGCTACCGGGAGTGTAATAGTGAGAGCTTTTTGACACTGGTGTGCCGTATGCCGTACCAAGACTGACGAACCCTGTTGACTTAGGGTATCTTTCATCTAAAATATATTTTTCTAACGGATTTAATTCGTTATAAAACTTTTCTTTTTCGTACTTTGATCCGTCATATGGGTAGTTGTTCGTAATATAGTTAAAAGCATTTTCGTAATATTTTTCTGCGGAACCATATTTTGCAAATTCTTCAGGATTTCCATAATCCAAAGGAGGAATAAATGCATCACGTCTTTTGATGCTCTCGCTTAAATGATGTGCAGATTCTATGCCTCCACTTAGAGTACCGGCGGCGCTCTTGGCAAGATATTTGCCGACGACCTCTCCTGTGCTATTTTGTTGAAATAACTTTTTTATGCTCATGGGGCTTCTTCATCTACCCTAAACTTAAATACTTCGGGTTGTTCTCTGTATTTACCCTCAAGGTAATATACAAATTGTAAACCATAAGCATAGCCGGGCTCCAACCACTGCGTGTCTATTTCGAAATAATTTCCACTAACATCATACGACATTTTTGTCTCATTGAACGACCCTGTACCATAAGAGACTATTTCCATACTGTCAACAACCCTAAACAATTTCCAGTATGCATCTTCGATAATTTCAGAAGGCGGTGCCGAATTAGCTACGCTATAAATGTTCGGATTCCAATTTTTCTCTCGTGCGTAAACTCGAAATGTTGGTTTTTGACCCTTAACGTAGGAACTTTGAAGATTTGTTATGTCCGAAATATATTGTTTCTCATATTGCAGAAAACTTGCTGTTAAACCTGTTAAATCTATTGACCCCGTGAAATATTCTGTTGATCCAGAGTGCCACATATCATGAACAGTTTCTAAAGAACCAGTAATAACAAACGAACAACTGTAAATACCAGTGTGCGCTGCGCCATTTTCAACCAAAATACCGCCCGTTATTTCTTGTTGTACAGCCCCGGCTGAATCTAAAACGTGTAGTCTGTGTCCTGCTGGCAAGTTGTCATTACTACTACTAAAAAAGCTGACATATATTTTTTGTTCTGTGCCAACAAGGCTGGGGATGTTTTTTAACTGTCCACGGATTCTGTTATAGAGGTAAATAGTGTTTACATTATCAGAGGATGGAGCTAACGCACTAGAAATAAAGCACTGCCCTCTGTGGTCTTTTCTTGATGAGTCCCAACTGGCTTCGATATAAGGTCTCTTGTGGAAATAGTCGCTTGTTCTTCCAAAAAACTTTTTCGTATAAAAAGATCCTGAACTACCCGAAATTACCGAATCTTCGTGTCTTAATATAAGTCCGTAATTTGAAGCGGTGCCGATGCCATCAGTTCGCCACAAATCGACAGCGAACGATACATCCATATCAATATCTTCTAAACCACCAGAAAAGTAGACACTGGAAGAGTAGCTGCTACTATTGATATAATAATCTCCGCCTGCTACTAGCCAGGCTGTTCCGTCGGCCCCAGAAACCCAGTTACTAACTCCAGCATCAGTATAATTATCCATATCAAGTCCACGACCTTCTGTCCAAGACTTGCTCATCATTGATACCTTTAATGTGTAAGCATAAGGAACACTTTCGGCATGAGGGGCATTAAACATCTTCAGTCTATATTGGACACTGGATGACGGAATGGTGCCGTCAGATATGTCTGATACAATAGAATCAATAGGAAATTGAACTAATATTCTTGCCTGTTCGGCGTTAGTTGCATTAATAGAAGCAGAAGTCTGCCCATGAATAACGAATGTTTCTAATATATCGGACGCCCCCATGTTAGAGCCCGTACCACGAGTCAAGAGATTTTCCTCAAAAGCATTGGTAATAGTGTTATCTTTGGTGGCGTAATATCTTTTAATTCCCATTATCTAACAACTCCCGTAATATCATTTTCTGGATTAAGAACGTCTGCTACCGCATTCTGAGGTATTATCAGAAATCTGCCGTCATCTGAAAGGTTTTTTTCCATGTCATACCTAAAGTCGCTATACCCTCCGCCAACTTTGTTTGTCAGTTTTACCGAGACCGTATCGACAACCCCTCCAACATCATTTAGGTGCTTGTATATGTCTGTCAAAAATACTGGTTCGCCCATCTGCTTTTTAACGTTAAATAACTTATCTATCAACCTTCGTGTGCAGGCATTTAACACTTCAAATTTATTGGAGTTCAGATCTACAATAATCTCAAAACTAACCCCAAAATTTATTATCTTTCCATCTAAAATATCAACCGTATCATTTATCATGCGATATCTATCTAGCCACACTTTAAGGTTATTTTTTAACTGAGGTGTAGCCTGGGTAAAGTCCCCATTCGTATTTTCCGAAAGAACATACATGTTTAAGTTTCTTTTTGTTGACCTGGGGTCTTGTGTTATGTTTGCTCGTTTAACTTTGCCAAATCCTGACGGCATACGATAAGATAAAGCAATGTAGTCTGTTCTTGTTACTGCCCTATTTTGGGAAGCAAAAGTTGCATAAGCACGAGTCTTTATCTCTTCGGCTGTTGGGTCCGAAGTGTCCCCAAGAAGTGGCAAAACATTCTCAACTTCCAAAGAAGCCTCAACATCAGTAACTTTTTCTCTGGTTAGGTCGTTCCTGTTTGCAAAAGTAAACAAAGGCAAAACAACACTATTAACGGTTCCAACAGGGGCACTAACGTTGTCTGTGCTGTTTGCTCTGTATTTTATAGTTAGTGTTGTGTTTTCAGGCACAACTCCAAATTTATCTGACTTAATTAAGTTTGTTGGATCAAAAGTTGTGTCGGAGATATATTCTCTCCCTGTGACATCCAAAACAACATCGGCAGGATCTGCCACTAAATCACCAGTTAAATTATCGGAAGACCCGTACCCAAATTGGATAAAAGTATTTCCGTCAGCATCAAATTCGGTAACAAACCTTCTGGGAACTGGTCTTGTTTTCATTATAAAAGGAACTAAATCTCTATTTGTTCCTCTGTTTGGTTCTTTTACCATGACAACATCTTGTGTTAGATAATCTACTTGATAATATTCATTTCCTTGAGTATCTACTATTGAGATGACTTCTGTGAGATTTGAAGCTTTCATTCTTAGTCGAAGAAATCTTTGATAATTTTCCACCTCTATATCTTCTAGAAGAATTTGCCCCGAGGCAACAATCCCTTGCCCCTTTATTGCAAAAAAGGTAGGCACACCAGTATCTGAATCTACTCTTGCTACTGTGATTTCATTATTAGCCGCAGTAAAATCTACGTCCTGAAGTAAAGTAAAAACTCCGCCGCCATCTCCTGAAATAATAGTTCCTCTCTTTAATATCGGAATGTAGTCAGTGTCAGGTCCGCCAACAGTGGTTGACGCTGGGACTATAACATAAAAATTACAAGGACCTGTGGAAGAAGGAGTTCCTGTCTGGCGGTATCCTAGTTGTTTTGCTAATCTGTTAACATTTTCAATTTCCATCGCAGTGTCAAGAAAGCTTTCGTTTGCCTGATAGTCCGTATAGAACGAAAGTTGGTCGCCGACGTAGGAGACAAGATCAAGCATCATGGCACCAAAAGATGCCTCATTAAAATCTTGATATGTGTTGGCATAATAACGTTTTGCGTAGTTTACTAACGAGTTTTTGATGCTCTCAAAATCTCGGCTCGTATATGAGATTGGTCGTTTGGACATTTTTATTCCTCAGATTGCTTCAATAATTAGTCATTCGCCTGAGTTATTATCAAGGTATCATTCTCATCAATAGAGCCAATGTTGTATTGCAGTATCATACGAACACCATTTGCGGTTAAATCTGGATCGTCGTTCGAAGTTATAACATTGAAATTAACCACATTAACGAAAGGCATATATCTTGCTATTTGTGACATGATTCTTGCCCTGGCTTCAGAAAATGTGTTAGAATTATAAGGCTCAAAAAACAGTTCTCTGATCCCTGCACCAAAATCTGGTATCATTATTCTTTCGCCGGGAGAAGTTAGAATAAGATTTTTTAGATTTTGTTTAACAACATCTTTCAGCGTCTTGTTTAGGCGGTAAGGCCCATCTACTGAATCATACTCAAGCGGAAGTGCAACCGATATTCCATACATTTTGTTTGCCATTTTATGTTCTTCCCTCTATAGCTAGTCGTAACTGTTCTATAAGTGACTCAATTCGCTGCCGCTTGTTCACATCCCAAGTGCCGTATTCCTCTACCATTATATTTAATTGATCTAATTGTCTTGTTTTTAGCGATATATTTGCTAATATACCTATGATGTTGCTGTCAGATTCAGCAACTCTCTGCCTTGATCTTATAGCATATTCCGAATTGCTTGACAGGCGGCGGGTTGGCGGTGTTCTCTCGAAGGTTCCCCAGAATTTTTCAATAGCGGCAATGAGATTCTGATAATATATAAGGTCGCCGGTATCTCTCATGCCGCCTGATTGCGCCATAAATCCTTGCTCCATCAAGGAGACGAATGCCCATAGTTTTCTGTTTCCTTCGACAGCTTGTGTTCGATTAATAAGCCTACCTTGGTGGTATGCTTCCCCAACTCTAAAGTCTGCGCTAGTAATACTGTCTGCTCCTCTAACTTTCAAATCCGTTTCGGGATTATATTCACTATTACCTCCTGCGCCTCCATAATTAGAAATATTTAAAGAGGTGTTTTGGTTAATAATGCGAATAATTTGTTGCAACTTTCCACGCATAGCCTCTCTGTTGCTTATCCTAAATCGATCATAAGGTGCGCCGCCTTTTGCTTCCTCGGCTTGATTTAAATAAGAGCCCATACTCTCAAGCCTTCGCTGAAGATTAAGCTTCAAATTCTTTAGTGTTAGAGTTTTATCTCTAACTTGAGTTAGGTATCTGTGCCTGGCTTGGAGTTCGTCTAAGCTTCTATATGTTCTTCCGCCAATAGTAACAGGATAAGGTGATGGTCCAGGCGGCGGCATTTCACGAGCTTCTGGCTCGACGTCAGAGGGGGGCGGCAAACGTCGGGGAGGCGGTGGAGGCGGTGCGGGATCTTCTTGTGGCGGCGGCAACCGTGGCGGTGGTGGAGGCGGTGGGGGCGGGGGCTGCTGGCGGCCGCCTTGTTGTTCTTGTTGTTGTTCGTCTTCTCTTTGCTGTTGTTGCTGCTCTTGTTGTTGCTCTTGTTGTTCTCTCTGTTCTGGTTGGTTTTGTTGCTCTTGTTGCTCTTGCTCTTGTTGCTCTTGTTGCTCTCCCTCTTGGCGAGCAACTCTTTGCCGGTCTCGTATATCTTGCTGTTCTCGTTCAGCTTGTTGGCGCTGTTGTTCTTGGTTTTGCCGGCGCTCACTTTCTTTCCAGGGTTTCATTATAGCATCGTTTTGGTCTGCCTCGATATTCCTCGAACCGGCTAGAACACTGTCTGATCTTTTAAGTTCCTTCTTTAAATCATAGTCAGTGTATTCGGAAGACAACGCAGGAGGAAAATATTCTGGATCTAGGGATTGCATTGCTTGAATGTCAGCCATTCGAACTTTTGTCCTTTCTTGGAACGCTAGATTGGGGGTGTTTTGGGTAATGTTTACAACCTTATCAATATAGATGTACTGGAGACCGACAAGTAGCGGTATCGGCATATAAGCTAAATACCTTTCGTTTATAAAATCTTCGTCAGACATGTTTCTGACATCTTCTAGTCTATTAAACCCAAGTTGTTCACGGTTCCCTCCACCCAAAGTGAGCCAACCACCAAGAGAAATGTGGTCGCCCTGGTTCTCTCTTGTATACCCTTTTTTCAGATATCTTGCCAAAAGCTTATATCTATCTCCAAAGCCAGAAAGAGGTCCCCCAAGTTCTTCCCCCGCATTATCCTCGACGATTTTAAAATAATTTCTCTTGGTTGTTACATATCCTTGAAATTCTAGGTCATCTCCATCTAATGTTTCTGTTATGGCTGATCCAGCAGAAACATTCAGAAGCATTCTTTTTAACATCTGCCTAATGATATAATGAAACATCCCAGGCAAGTCTGTTCCGGTGTCTTGTTCAGACAAATTATCAAATCTAAACTCAACTTTGTCATCTTCTGTATCTTCTTTGAGCGGCAATGGGTTTCCGGCATCATCTGTTTCGTTCCCATATAGGGTGCATGTTTTAGATATTATCTCAACCCCTTCCCATATTTTTTGCATAGAGATTGACCCTTGACTGTCTTTTTCATACAGGTCGTTTAAGATCTTATTACTTAAATAAGATCCTAACATATTAATCGTATCCGGCGTCATCAAACTATAACCGTTATTAAACCACGGCAACCCGTTCATTATGAACGATATAAGTCTTACCTGAAACATGTTGAGGACTGTTCTGGCTTTAAATTCTTCTGTTGGTAAATTGCAAGGGTCTGAGTTGGGGCCAAAAACAGGCACAGAAGCTCGGATCAAAGTGTCCGTTAGTCTTCTTTGAAGGTCTCGTCTTTGTGATCCGTATGTAACCTTGACAACAGTATCAGGTATGTTATAATAATTATTTACAGTCGGATAAGCGAGCGCATGGACATCCACCCAAGCCTTGTCTGATGGGTTTCGCCCTTCTCCAAGGTTATATCTTTGAGCAATTTGTCTGGCTCCGCCGAGTGCTCCGCCTCTACCACCAATCGGCATTTCTTGTTCTCCCCGTTCTGGGGCGTAGCCCATATAAAGAAGTGCTTTAATATATCTGTTGAGCCTGGTGCGCTGGGCTGTGTCAAAATGAGATGGGTCAACTCTCGAAAGATGGTTTTTAATTGAATAGTTTGCCAACTGAGATTCTGGGAGATTATCCTCAGCTAGGTGAAACTCTGCCAAAACTCGCTCTGGCTCATATAAAGGTGGGAATTTAAGCTGATTTATTCGCCGCTGCGACATACCTCCCTGCCGCAACAAGCGTTCTTGCCCTTCGGTCATGGGACCTCGGACGCCGACTGTGCGATTAAAAACCACCTTACATGTTCCTCTAGGAGAACCAGATAAACTGGGGTCGCCTGGAATATATACAAGCTCTACTTCTCCACGAGCGACGTTGTATTTAGCATCTTGGGTTCCCACTACCCATCTAGGTGATCTTACTTGATTCTCTCTATCGCTTCGCTCGACCATTCTTACCGTGCTGGCTAATTGTAGTCCGGGGTCATCGTTACTGCCGCCACCCCAGAAACGATAAAAATATCTTCCTACTTCCGTATCTTCTGGACGGACTGGGTTGATTTGATTATTTGCATCTAATTCTGCCTCGTCGTCTTCAGCCTGCGACTTAATCCGAATGCCGTATTTTACTGCTCCCTCTGCTTGCATACGAAGAACATTTTGCATCAAACCTCGAATCATACCCAATAATTTAAGGAAAAACGCAGGAAACGGAATTAGGTCCCAAAAATTTTGCACATCTGCTATAAAATCAAAATCGCTGGCGTTCAGGTCGCACAAAGAGGTAATTCTTCTCGTATCGCTATCAATCTGTCCCCTTATTTGTTTTAATATTTGTTTTTTTGATAACCCGCCAGCAACAACAGCATCGTCGTCTTCGCCCTCACTCAAAGAATCAATATCTACAGCGGCTCCTAGTCCATACCCTAGAATATCTCCCCTTTCACAAAGGTCCAATTTTGGATCTAGTTGTTCTTCAAGTCCAAGAACAACTTCTGCGCCGAGAAGCTGCCCCAGTCTTTTAAAGTACTTCCTTATGTTCCTTCTGTCTAAATTAAGACTTCCATATCTTGTATCTCCCGCTCTTGCGGACTCCTGAAATTCCCCTACAATCGCCTTGGCGAACTTAGCTTTTATTTGGTTGTTTTCTATTTGCCTTCTTAAAGAAGTATCAATAGAATTTAAATCAATGGGTCCCATATTGAACGTTCGATACAACAAATTGATAGTTTCCGACGGGGCTGTACCCTGAAGTAGTGCTGTCAAATCTATATCTACTAGAACCTCGGAAGCGTCGTCATTCAATTGTCGTAATTGCTCTTCTGTCGCAGGGCTTATTTTTAGATTATCTTCTCTGTATAGGGTGTTGTATAAATTTAATTCGGCAGCCATTTCCTCTAAATCAATCCCCTTATAGTCAACGAGTTCATTAATGTTTATCGCATTATATCGAGAAGGGGCGAAGTTCGCAGCAGAAGCTCCACTTCTTTTTTTAGGACCTTTTGAAGAATCAACTACTGTCTGTCCGCCGCAGCCAGCAGAAGCGAGTAAAAGCTCTTTAAATGCTGATAATATTAGCTGTTTTATAAATTCCAAAACCAGCATCTTGATCATCTCTCGCCATATTTTAGCAAGATCTGGTATTGAAATTGATGTAAAATTTATGCCACGAGGAGGTGTTAGTCCGGCTTTCACAAGTTTTGTCACTTCAGGAGGTACGCCGCCAGGGTCTAAAACTTCGTTTTCCAAAATATCACCCAATAAACCAAAGAGGCACATTATCTCTTGGTTTATTTGAGATTCTATTTGTTTCCAAAGAAGATCTGGGTTATCAGTATACCCTGCGCCGAGAAGCAACAACTGTTCTTGTTGTTTGCTTATCATAATATCTTCTTTAATCAACCTTAAAACTGTCGCCACCAACTCTTTAAAGGAGCATTTACCACCCATAAGTTGAAACAAAAGAAATGCGTCATTTAAATACTTTGCCAAAGGCGACTCACAGCCAGCATTATTTAAGACCCCAATGTAGCCGCCCATAAATTGCTTTCCTCGTGCAAGCCTTTTATCAAATTCTTTTTGAACTTCAGACTCTGTCTTGAACGAGGGGTTTTCATTTTCTGGTGGAGCAGATCTGCCAAAACTATTTGACCCCAGGGCAGCACCAGTTGGTTCAGAGGGGTATTTATTTTCTTCTAAGTTTTTTTCTTTTTTGGCAGCAATTTCAGTAGGTCTTATAATCGGACTTGGGTAAATAAATCGTGTAACAAACTCGGTTGCCGGGGGTCTCTCGCTTTTTCTCATTCTCCTGATTTGAGTGATTTTTTCCCCGAAGAAGACAAGGGCAAATGTTACCGACCACACACCTTCAAACTCTGGGTCTGGTAAAATATCGATACTTCCGTCGTCATACATTTCGTGCGAGACTTTATGTACTGCGCCATTATAATAAATCAACTGTAGGGTAAACTCTTCAGTTAAAAGAAACTCTATCCGATCACTGTCGCTAATGGTTATATTTCTATTCTGTGTCCATGTCTCTATCTTATTGTAGAAGGTATTAATATGTTCTGCTTCTTCTAATAGATTAACACCCTCCATCATCGAAGGAGTAATGCCATCGTTTGCCAACTCGGCGTATGTTGCTTCTAACATCTTAGAAATGTTTCTTAAATTTGTTTTAAGCTTTGATATAGTAAAAGGCGCACGTCGTGCGGGCACTTCTAAATTCATAATCGCTTTGGACACAACAAGGGGGTCTGGCTCATCTTCCTCTTTTCCTATTGAGCCGTCGTCGTCGAATCGCCGAAGGATCCAATCGTCTATCCTTGTAGAAATCAACCAAACATCAGTACCAGCGGGTATCGGCTGTGGTCTACCTGGGTGTCCGTAGTGGCTGGCGAAAAATATTTCAACCGAAGAGTCGTCAGTATTGTGTTCTCTTATTATTTGATTATAATTGTCCTCAGAATATTTGTCTGCTGCTTTTAGTATCTCCTCTGTTGAAATTTTCATCCACTCATAAGCATTGCCACCAGTTATTACACCCGCATCGTCATCTTCTTGATTGGCTATGTCAAATGCTTGGGGATTCCTTGCCATTGTGGTTGCCACGCAATACCATGACTTATCTGAAGAATTATAATATACTTTTCTCGGTATTTTCTTTAACTGACTGGGTAGTTGCCAAACCATGTTGTTTGTGGTCATTAAAGCCTCTAGAGCGGTGGCTGGAGGCTTTATCTGCGGACAATTACCCCAGGGAGAATTTAGGTCAACTCCACGGTCGGCTGATCTAACTGATGGTGTTGGTGCCTCTAATAAAGTTGCGCCTCCACCCGAATTAGGTCCCGGCGGAATCTCTGACGCAATATCATACTCTTTTTTTCTTACCTTGCTAACGGTTGGCGTTACCGAGGGCATCCTAGAAACAGCCACCGAGCTTGGCAATGTTACTATATCGCCAGGATATATCCAATGACCATTTTCTGATCTTTTTCGCCCTTGATCGTCTGTTGGGGCTCCAATTATGTATGAATTTTGTGGTATTTCCAAAATTTTAGCAACGGTAGTGTCATGGCGGGTTGCTATCCTTGATAGCCAATCACCCTTCTTAACAACATATTTGCCTACGGGAAGTGGGGTTGACAGCGATCCTCTGTCGTTTGCTTCCGGTGTTTGATTCGATGGCTTTTGAGCGTCATCTGTTGTAACAGTTTCTAATGCTGTTTTGTTTTCTGGGGACTCTCTCTTGACATCTTTTACTACTTTTTTTAATGTTTGTGCTTTTTCTATAGAACTCAAAGGAACAAGTGCAATAATATATCCACCTATTCTTGGGTTATCTTTTCCGTTGGGAGTTCCGGATGCTGTCATTACAACTTTGGCGTTTTGTGGATATAGAGCGGCATAGGCCAACAGATCGTTAATTGTAATAAATGAATTATCAGCGTTAAGTCCATTGTTTTCGTTCCAAAGCCTTTCGATGACCCTGTTTCCCATCGGAGGAAAATCTTTTCCTTTTTTAAACGTTTCGTGAAGCCAGCCAATGAACCACTTATTTCTTTTACTGCTATAGTCGTAATCTAAACCACGCCGTTCTCCTTCAGTTGTTTTACCCCAGTTTTGGGGCACACCTCTCCATTCAAGCACAGCATCACGAATTGTCCCCGCTTCGTAGCCAAAGAGCGTTTTTTTTCTATACGGTCGGGGGCCCCTTCTGGCTTGGGGGACCGCAGAAGTGTATCGTTCTGGGTTAGGATTTACAATGTCTCTTTTGTCTTGCTTGTTTTCAGCCATAAGATAAATACTTAGTTGGTGTTATTATGCACACTGAGGATGTATTTTGCACCAAATCCTCTTGCTCCTTTTTTAACTTTCTGTATGCCAGGGATTCCATCGTCTGGGTCTACATAAGTAAAATTCCATCCTACCGTATTTTTACTTGTCATTAGAGCTTTTCCGGCAGCGAAACCAAAGGCTCCGGCGGCGGAGGCGCAGGCTGGCGCACAAATTATAAAATCAGGGGCAGTTGGTCCTCCCGTAGGGGACGAAATATGGAAGTGTGCAGCCAGGGCCGAACAAAAGGCTATCATGGTTCTTGATATAAATCCAACATTGTCACTAACTTCGTTAACAAGTTTTGATAAATCAGCCAAAGCATGGCACAGATTATTACCCTTGACCAAGGGCTGAAGGTCTTCATCACTGTTTCCAGCGATTAAGTCAATCCCAGATTGTATTCCAATTCGAACACCCCTAGAGTCGTAGGTGTCTGTTCCTGTAACAAGTTTTATTCCGTCACGAGCAATAATTCTAACTCCGTCGGCTTTAACAGCAACGGCAGATTTTGCCGGCTCATTACCTACCACTCCTTCTGGAAGTTTAAAATACTTGTCAATGTCGGCTCGTTGAGAAATATAAATTCTGGCAGAATCCAAAAACGGATCTTTGTCGGTTGTAACCATGACCCCTGTTTCTGGGTCTTCTTCTCTTGCTAAAGGTCCTCCCATGCCGGCGATAATATCAATACAGGCAGCGTGGGAATGACCTGCGCCACCGTAACCGCTTGCTGGTCCTCGGGGTCGATCACGTCCTATAATTATGAATTGATTGTTCTTCCCTTGGATTACCCTTTCTGGGATTGTTTTATTGTATTTTGGATGGGCTTCTGCCATATAGTCATTAAAAATTCCGTCGTTCAGCCACTTTTTTTCTTTATGAGATATTTCTGCAAGACGTTTTTTGTCTGCTTTCTTCATCCCTACTCTTTCAACGTCTTTTTTAAGAACCATGGTGCTTTCCTCTTATCTTCTTATTCCATCTAAGTCTGGATAAATATAATTTCTGGGTCCGCTGGGTCTAGACGGATCAAAAGGACCCACTTTGGCTTGTTTCGGATCTTCAACAGTCTTGCCTGCCATAACTCGTCGGTACATGTCCCTAGTCCTTGTGACTCCAATCTGAAAGTGGGGTCCGTCAAAGAAACCTCGAAATTCACCCCCCCACTCAAAGCCATGTTCCTTGCCCATTCTACCAATATCATGCCATCGTTTCTTGGGGTACCGCTCATCAAACCCGAATGGAATTCCACGCTGAGGGTTTTCTACCACATCGAACGCTATTCCGTAATTGTGATAACTTTGACCGCCCCTGGCTTTAGAAACACCTCGCCTACGCATTTGGTCTTGTTCGGGAAATGTCCTATATGTAGCAGTAATCTTAATATTATAGCCACGACTGCGAGCATCTCTAATAAAATCTGCCGTTTGTTTTCTGATATCTGGGTGTAACTGTTTGATCAATTGATCTGTGAGTCTGTGTCCTGTCTTTGGAATGGACTGAGGTTGTGCCATTTTAGCAGTACTATCTGGTTCGGAGGATTTTTTTTGTTTTGGTTGTTTTTTTCCAGATGCTCCGGCTTCGCCGTCACCGCCAGTAAAATCTCTGTTCGTATAAATTACGTCGCACTCAACACACGAAGACGGTGTTGAATTAGATCCACGAGGGGCGGCGGCGAAGGGGGGATGTCCTACCAAATTTGGGCCCGGTGGAGCGGGATCTCTATCTTTCGCTGTCGGTCTAGAAGGAGCACTGGTGTCTCCTGCTGGTTGTCTTGTAACAGGGTCGATTCCCTGGTCATCTGTCGGGTTGTTTAATTGTCTAGGATTATTAGATCCCTGTGTTAAATCATCAAGTAATCCTTTGATCAGTCCGCCAAAAGATGGCTTTACTGTAGTCTCAACACTTTTCTTTAGGCTTTCACATGCGGAAAGCCTGTCCGTAACACCCGCTTTACTAAAATGAGAACGAACAGCAGCTTCTCTTGCTGCGATGGCTCCTTCGGTTCCCTCAACAACTTTTGTTACAGACTCTCCAAGCGCAACAATTATACCATTGCCGATAATTTTGGACTTAATATCAGGATTCTTAAAGCTGACCTTTATTATGTCGCCAACCTTTGGCTCGGTGCCTCCGATATCATCTAAAAATCCTACAAATTCGGGATGAAGATTAATAAGATGTTGGTCGTTCTCGTCTTTTGGTCTCGGGAACGGATGAGCGGCCGCCAATTCTGAATCTTTTATTCTTGCTCTTACCCTGACCGGGTTTTTTTCATACCACTTAAACCAATCCCATGATTTTTTAGATCTCGAATTTGCATTGGCTTGCGAATCAATCCTAAGCACCTCTGCGTAATAAAACGCTTGTTCTTTATCTGCTGTGGAAGAAAATTGTTTTCGGATCTGTTGTGATATTTGATCTTCACGGGTTGACATGCCCGGTTGGAAAGATGGCTTTCTTTTTTTATATGAAGGTCTAGATACGCTAAAATCTGCTGGTTTCTTTTTTCCGTTGATTTTTCTTGTCATTTTGTATGCCTTATTTATCTTTTATTAAGTCAAACAATTCCGCTTTATCTGAATCGGATAACCCATCATTTGATTTAAGTGCTTCTTTTTTGTGAACCAAGGTGGCTAACTTGACCAGTTGTTCATTACTTCTTTGTAGTGTTTCGACAAATTTTGCAGCAATAGGCCCGGAATCCGAATAACGATCTTGGTTACCCGGAACAGCCATGTATTCCCGAAGTTGACTCAGAAGAATTTCTGTTGTCTGTCGGTCGTTATTTATATTATCTAGGGCTTGCTCGATAAGAGAGTTGAGATCCTTTTTCATACTTTGTCCTCGTTAAGTATAAATAAATAGGTTCTCACATAATTTCTCCGCTATCCCATTTTTCTCTAAATATCTTATATCTTGACCTCATTTTATTCAAGCAGCTTACAATTTGCTTGGTATTGAGTCCCGTAATTTCTCGGAGATATAAGTATATTGCTTTTTTATTAAAGATTTCTATTTGCTCAATGTTTTCCATTAGTAACAAAACAGCATCTAAAACCTTTTTTTCATTCTCTTTTAATTTAAGGTTTTGCCAGTTTTCAACCTCGGTCAAAAGCAACGACCAAAATTGCTTCTCTTCTTGGTCGTCCAAAAAATCGCTATCAGAGGTTCCAATCGCCTCAACCTCTCGATACATTTCATCATAATTTATTTCTCTTTTGTTTTTTATGTTTTGTTTTTTTGCCTTGTGTGTAAACCAGTTTTTTGTTACAACAGAAAAATATGAAAAGGCTTTGGTGCCCTTGTTCGGATTAAATTTGCCGAGAATTGTTGTGAGCCAAATTTTACAATCATCCTTTAAGCTGTCTATATTACTCAAGGAAGTAAATTTATAGGTGTAAACAATTTTATCAACCATTTCGTTAAACGCCGGCTGGATATGTTTTACATACAAATCCGTCCGTATAGTATGGCACTCGGTAGCGCAATAATTGACTATTGCCTGTTCTGTTTCCGAAGTGAAATAATGTTTACCCTTCGGTTTCTTCATGTATTTTTTCTCCTCTATTTTCTTCACCCAAATAAAATATTTCGCTAAGATCGTCTAAGTCTTGAGCTAAATCTTTTGTATGTTGTAGTAATCCTCGCAGGGTGTCATCGCCGTAAAACATCGGTAGGTCGTAAACCTTTTGCAAATGATCTTTATAATTTTTAATGATCTCTAGTAAACTAGAACTATTTTCGCTAATATATCTGAACCTTTGTAGAAGTTGCGAGGCGTACCAAACCATTAATAGAAAACACGCAAAAGACGCAACAAACAAGAGTGCTAAAATCCAGACCATCATTTGTTCTCTCTTTTCTTCAGCTTTTCTTTTTCTTGTTTGATTTCGTTTTTTATTTCTTCTATTGTTGTATGGACAACTGCACCTGTCTTTGTCTGGTTGTTGGTTTTTTTAGACAATATTTTCACAGGAGTGTTCAGTATTTTAATTAGCGTTGGCTTTTTACACTCTGTGCAATCTGTTTTTAGCTCTTTGTAGGAATGACGAAATTCTAAAATCGCATCACAGCTTTGACACTTATAACAATAGGTAGGCACTATTCTGTCTCGAAAACTCTTTTTTCAGTTCCAGCTTCAGTGTCTGTATGGGGGGTATATACAGGTGGCGGATTGTCTACATATAATTCATCACCCTTCAGGGACAAGTCCCAATTTGCCAAAAGTTCAGTTATGTCGGTTTCTTCCGCCAGACATTTTTGTAATGTCATTAGAAGTGCTCCAACTGCTTGTTTCGAAAGTTTCATTTTATTCTCCTTCTTTAAAGAAATCTGCTGTATTTACAGCCTTGTCACATATAAAAATATCATAGGGAGGCTTCCACATTTTTATTTCGTGGTATTTGGCTCCCCACACATTAAGTTGCTCGTGCGTGAGGGCTGTCCAATCTATTCCCGTTGTCCCGCCACGAGCCGTCCAGTACACAATAGTATCACCACTATCGTACATTTGGTTTATCTTTTCGATGTTCTTCATGATCGGTATCGCAGAGGGATAATGTCTTTCCCCCTCATAAGTACATATTGTATCATCTATGTCAACGTAAACTAAAATTTCTGTTTCTCCAGTATTTTTGTGGTAGAATAATTGCCGATCCTGTCAAAGAAATCAACCCTGCCTGCATACTGACTGCCGACAACCTCTTTGCCTCTCCAGTCAGATCCTACAACTAGAATATCAGGTTTTGTTAATTTTATTAAGTTCTCTAATTCTTTTCTAGACCCAAAATCATATACTTCGTCAACATACCTTATGGAAGATACTAAAAACATTCTATCCCCCAAGCTGTTAAAAGGTCGGTCATTACCCTTTACAGCTTTGACTTTTTCATCAGTATCAATTCCAACAATCAGCGTATCTCCAAGAGATTTTGCATATTTAAACATCTCAATGTGCCCTCTATGTAAAACATCAAAGCACCCATTTGTCCAAACTGTAGTCATACGATACTTACACCCCTCTTTTGGACAACTTTTGTAGCACACTCATTGGCGAACTTGATAGCTTCCTTAATATCGTTTGTTTCCAAATATTTTGCCACAAGTCCTGCTATAAATGTATCACCACCACCTGAAGAGTCTTTGATTTCCACCTTTGGAACAGGAAATACTTCGTCACGATATTTACATCCTTCAGAGCCGAGCGTAATAATCAACTTGTCATATATGTTTTGGTTAAGTAAGTGTTTTGTCCGATTATGCTCATAGTAGTTTATCTTTATAAATTCTATATTATCACACCAGGGTCCCAACAATCTCTTAGTATCCAGAAACACATTCTGGTTGAGAAGAGATATTTGTTTCATTGATTTTTCCGTCAAAAACCCCTTACAGTAGTCAGATATGATTACTGCGTCATATTCTCTTATCGCCTCTTCTTTTAGCAAAAATGCGTCAAAAGGTTGGGAAACTTCGTCATTTTCATCTATGCGGAGGAGCATTTGGTTGGTTTTGTCATCAATATAACGACTTTTTTTAGATTTTTCCCAACCATCGTTCGTGAGAATATCAACCGCTACCCCTAGAGATGTGATATTTTGAGCAACATTCATCGCCATACCGTTAGTCTCTACTGTGTTGATTCCGTTGAAAACAGGAACAGGTGCGTCGGGGCATAACCTGTCGCAGTTACCATAGTTAAATATATCTTTGCAGCTTTCGCCTATTATCAAAACCTTCTTAGACATTACCTCGCCAAAAACTCCCTACCATTTTGCACTCTTTCTCGCCAATAATTAAGCAAATCATTCATAGTTTTTTCAAATGAGATTTCAGGGCACCAGCCTGTGTGGGATTTAAATTTGGTTGCATCGGGAACCTGTAGGTCTGCGTCGATTGGTCTCAATCTATCAGGGTCAACCTCAACCTTAATATTTTTCACTGTTGACTGAGATAAGAGGTAATCAAGCATCTCCTTTACGGTGCAGCTAAAAGTCCCTCCAATGTTGTAATATTCCCCCGCTATTGGATTTTTTGTAACAAGCATATAGTAAGCCCTTACTGCATCTCTAACATCAGACCAAGTTCTTAGAGAATCAAGGTTTCCTACTTTTAGAACAGGTGGCAACATTCCTGCTTCAATCATCGCAATCTGTTTAGCAAAGGTTGACTCTGCGAAAACATCTCCACGGCGTGGTCCTGTGTGAGTAAACATTCTAGTTGTCATAACAGTTAATCCGTAAGCCTCCGCATAGAATCTACCAACAAGATCTGTACCAACCTTGGAAATAGCATACGGGGACGCTGGGTGAAATTTGACTTCTTCGTGTATTGGTAAAAATTCTTTTGGTACTCTCCCAAAAACTTCCGACGAAGCACAAACATGGATAACTGGTTTTTTCTTCAGAACCCTTATGGCTTCCAAAAGTTTTGCAGTTCCAAGAATGTTTGTCTCAAATGTTTCAAGAGGGGCGTCGAAACTTGTCCTCGGATAGCTTTGTGCCGCAAGATGAAAAACATAATCCGGGTCACTGTTTTCGACAGTCGTCAACAAAGAGGGAAGATCGTTAAGGTCGCCGTATATAAGTTGGACCCTATCTTTGGAATTTATTCTCCCAAATAGATGTTCTAAATTCTCAAAGTTGTCGTTCCAGCGGCAAAAGCCATAAATGTCCCAGTCTGTATTTTCTAAAAGAAAGTCCGCCAAATGCGAGCCAACCATTCCTGTTATACCAGTTACCAGGGCACGTTTGGTCATTTTATATTTTCCTTATACCAGTTCAGAGTTTTTTCAATTCCCTCTTCTAAGCTTATTTCTGGTTTCCACCCCAGTTCTCGCACCGCTTTACTCCAGTTTAAAAACAAGCTTGTTTTGATAGTTGGTTTAGATAAGTCATTTTCAATTACCAAATCTTTTCCAGAGGCATCAATAATTTTCTGAACAAGATCACGGACGGCGACAGCCTCCCCTAACCCAACGTTGTATAGCTCATAACTTGTTTTTTGTTTTTGTGTGGCAGCCTCTACGAATTTACATAAATCCTCAACATGAAGAAGATCTCTCTTCTCTTCTCCTGTTCCCCACATTACCACTTTATTTTCTGCTGTCATAACTTTTGTAACTGTAGCACCAAAGACATGGCTTCTCTCTAAATCATATTTATCATAGGGTCCATAAATATTTGAGTGCCTTAAAACCGTATGCTTAGTTCTTCCAAGTCGTGAATAAAATTCACACATTTTTTCGATATAAACCTTGGTGTTTCCCACGCCAAAATATTTTGAGTGAATCTCATCGCTGCCATCAAAGTCCTCTTCAGTTAAAGCTATATCACTTGGTTGGTACATTACTGTACAACTTGGGAAAACAAAATGTTCTACTCCATTTTCGTATGCAGATCTTAACAGCAACGAGTTCATAACAGCATTATCTGTCACATGAATATAGGGCTTGGTTGTAATATCTTTGGCTCCGGAGGTGGTTGCAGCAAACTGAAGGATAATATCGACATCTTGCATTACCCTCTCTACATCATGTGGATTATTCAAGTCAGCATAGCACCACTCTACATCATATTCAGTAAGTGCTTCCTTCTTGTGGTAAATTGCACGAATACTGTAAAAGGGATTGCCATAAAAGTGTTCCAAGAGATTCCTGCCAATAAATCCAGTGGCTCCGCACAAAAGTATTTTCTTACTCATTTCTATTCCTCAAATATCTTCGAATATTATCTTCTGACGACAAGGCAGCCGTTGGAAAAACCTCTACCAACTCTTGGTTAGGTAGGTTTGGTGTTTTGTAGGTGTATTTTCCAAACTTGACCTCTTTCTTTAAAAGATCAGCTACCTGCTTAAAATCAACATTTCCCGACGACACAAAGTCAACAATTCCATTATATTTGCTCATATAGGACATCTTTATAAAACTGAGAATATCTTCTTGTAGAATATAATTGAAAGTGGATTTTCCTGATAAAGAGACTTCTGGGTTTTCGTCCTCGATGATCTTTCGAAAATTGTTTTTTCTCATCGTTTCTCCAAGAATAGCTCCGCAACGAAGGATAAGAGTTCTAGTTGTTAACCTTTTAACAATAGACTCTGCCATTAATTTTGTTGTTTTATATAAGCTGCTTTCATCACGATATACATCAATAGAGGATAAAAATACAAATTTATGATGAGGTAACAATGATACACTTCTCGTTAGAAAAACATTATCCTCAAGCAATCCATAATAATCATTCGTATCTTTGGTCGAATTAAAGGCACAATGAATAATGAGATCGAACGGCTTTGTTTTGTACTTGGATAAAATCTCTTGGCAGTTTTCTCGTGTCATTGCCACACATTCTATCTGTGATGCAATATATTTACCAAGTCCGCTTCCTGCTCCCGTTACTAAAACTCTACTTCCTGAAAGCGTTGTGTCTGTCATCGATTACACTCCTATTTTTCTCAAACCATTCAATAGTTTCTTCAATTCCGTCAGACAGGCTAATGGTTGTCTCGAATCCGACCTCTTTCGCACGAGTGGAATCAAGAATCCTTCTCTTGTCCCCCGTCGGTTTCGTGGTGTCCCAAACAACTTCAATATCCTTCGGACATTTCTCTACCACGATATCAACAATTTCTTTAATGGTTACCCCTTCTCCAGAGCCAAGATTGACTGGGACGTTTACCTCATTTTCTACCATGTGCAACATCCCAAGTGCTACATCTCTGGAGTGAATAAAATCCCTTATCGGGGACCCGTCACCCCAAACTTCCAGCTTATCGTTTTCATATGCTTTCCTGATTAGAGATGGGATAACCATGGCGTTTTCTGGGTCGAAATTGTCATATGGTCCGTATACGTTTGCTGGGCGCACGATGGAAACACGGTCCCAACCATATTGAATTTTATAAGCTTCAGCCTGAAGCTCTCCTATCCTTTTTGCCCATCCTGCAAATCTGTCATTCTCAGACGGGAAAGTGGACCAAACATCGTCTTCTTTAAAAACTTCTGCTGGGTGATAAACTCCCACACTACTTGTATAAAGATACCAGTCAACACCTGCCAACCTTGCAGCTTCCATCATATTGGTATTGAATTGTAACATTGGAACCATAAAATCGGCTGGCTGCTCCTTGCACATCTTTGGGGACCCCTTTACGCCAACTAGATTGAAAACGTAATCCATACCCTCACATAAACTCTTACACACAGCAAACTCTGTAAGATTGCCGTGGACAAATTTTACTGACTGAGGCAGTCCTGCTGGAGGGTCCAAGGATACCACTGATACTTCTGCACCACGCTCAACTAAAAGATCCACGAGTTGGCGACCAATCATACCTGTGCCGCCGGTAACTAAAACTTTTTTATCTCTATAATCAACAAACATTCAAAGCCTCACATAGTTCTCTAATTTGTGTTTCCGTTAGATCTGTATGGTTACCCACATAAAGACCGAAATCATGAATATGATCTGCATTTTTAAGGTCGCCAACAACTCTATGTCTATATCCCTCCAGATATGGTTGACGGGCTTGGTTTCCCCCGCCTGCTGTTCCTATCCTATATTCGACACCCATAGTGCGAAGGGTTTTTTCCACATTTTTCATTCTATTTTTGTCCTTGTCTAACAAGATGAGCGGTAGTGCGAAATTACTGTTTCCATCAAACTTGAAATCGGTATAATACTTTTTACTATCCAAAAACTCCAACCATATACCAAGATTGAAAGACCTTATTTTACACGCCTGATCTAAACGCTTTATTTGTTGCAACCCCAATACAGCATTAAACTCAGTATTTCTTAAATTATAACCAGGGACAGCAAATGTAAACAGCGGATTTAAATCGGGATACTTTTTTTCATAATATTCTTGTAATTTAGTGTCAGCTTCTCTAATCATACCATGAGATCTAAACATTTTTGCAAGCTCATAAACTTTCTCATCGTTAGTGCAAACAACTCCTCCCTCTACGGTAGTGATGTGGTGCCCAAAATAAAATGAAAAGTTTGACATCAACCCATGAGAACCAACAAGTCTTCCATTATGGGTTGCGCCATGTGACTCACAACAATCCTCAATAAGAATTAAATCGTGTTCTTTTGCTATTTTTACAAGCTCATCTGTAAGTCCATCAAACCCCAGAGCGTGAACCAAAGTAATGCCAATCGTCCTGTCGGTTATAGCATTTTTAATATTCTCAGCAGTAATAGCCATACTGCTCATGTCAACATCAACAAAGACTGGCGTCATGCCAAGATTTACAATAGGGGCAATATCAGACACCCAACCTATGGGCGGAACAATAACTTCCCCTCTACCTTTCATTTCTTTGAGGATAGATGCCATAATATAATTGGCGGACGCTCCGGAGTTGACAAATACAGTATATTTTACGCCAAGCCATTTTGACCACTCTTCCTCAAACTTTCGCACATATTTTGACTGAGTGAAGCGAACGTTTGGTTCTTTTAACCAGTCAATAAGTGCGTATTTATCTGATTCTGTAATATTGTCGTTTATTAGAGGCCATGTGAATTTACTTTGTCCCATAGAATTCTCCATATTCTACAAGAAGTGTTGATTTTGAATCTAATCGCTCGTAAGCGTTCTTAAATTCTGCGAATATATCCTCTGCCTCATAAAGTTCTACGACCTCTACCTCTGTTAACATTTTACGAAGGGCTTCAGTGTGGTTCTGGGTGTGCTGTGGACCTGCATCAATTGGATTCTTTGACCCTATAGCAACCCGAATAATAACACGAGGTGTCATATCACCCTTTGACATGTCCCTCATTTTATCTAAATGGTTAACCAATTGATTACAGGCAAGAATAAAGAAATCGAAGCGAGGATACATTGTTATGGGTACATAACCCTCCAGGGCCATTCCGGTTGAAATACCCATCTGTGTTTCTTCAAAAACTGGTAATTCAATTCTTTTTTCGTCTGGGACTTTTTCTAAAGTGCTGGAGATTGCGTGTCCGCTAACCTTGCAGGCTTGTCCTAAAAAGATTGTATCTTCTTTCCGAGATAACCACTCCATCGACCTAATAAGTTCACTCTTATAACTCATTTAAAAATTGACCCACTTTCCTGTCCCGTGATGGGGGTACTCCATTTCATACTTGTAATAAATGACACCATCAGGTGCTTCTTGTTTTTTGCCCCATGCCATCTCGGTTGGTGTATGAACACTCATATTGTTATCTTCGACCACCCACTGAAGGGGGAGATTGAAATTTTTTGCGTACTTGTATGCCTCGTGAAACACACCAGTTTCCATCGTCATATCGCCTACAAAACACCAAACCCTTTTATTGGACCCCTTTGTTTTTAGCGCAAGAGCGGTACCTAAAGCTAGAGGTATAATGCCACCCACAATAGAAGAGGCATAAAAGTTTGGCTTTATGTTGTTTGTCCCCATGCTTCTACCTTCTACAATAGAATTAAACAGCTTTTCTGGATCAACTCCATGTAAAAGAGCGTGGTAGTGATTTCTCCAGGGGACAAAAACCCAATCATCTGGACTTATGTACTGAAATATTTCTATCAGTTGTTCTTCGTTATTCTTGGCGAGGTGGATTGGTCCCTTGACTTTTCCCGCCTCATAAGTATCTCTAACTTTAGACTCAAAATCAATAAGTTCTTGAGGACTCAAAGAAACCTTTCTAACTTTTTTAAGATGATTTGGAATGTTCATTTGTCTCTCGCTTGTAATATTGGATTACTGGTTGGCCAGTCTATGTTAACACGAGGATCGTTCCATTTTAAGGTAAATTGTTGATCAACGTCAGAATACTCTCCATCGTATGCGAGCTTATAACTGAAAACGGCTGTATCGCTCATCACACAAAACCCATTTCCGAAGCCGGGCGGAAGTAAAACTTGTTTTCTTTCTTTGTCGTCAAGTATCATCCAATCCCACTGGAGGTATGTTTCTGAGTCGGGGCGGTTATCAACCACAACAAAATAAATCTCTCCGTGTATACAACTAACCATCTTCCAAGTTTTATAATCTCCGTGGATTCCACGAATCACACTCTTCCTAGAAGATGAAAATTTATCATGAATAAAATCTAGTTTTATTGCGGATGTTTTCTTTTTATAAGTTGTCCAAATATCGCCCCGATAGTCTCGGAACATGTCAGAATCAAAAACTCCAACTTCTGGGAATGTGTTGTTTACCAACTGATGTCCCAATCTTTAAACTCAGCCGCTAAACAATCGATCTTATAATCTTTTCTTCCGCCTGCAAGTTCTTGAATTTTATTTTTCGCCGTGTTTCTGATTCCGTTTAGCCCATGTGTTAGTTCGAGATTGTTACCGTCCTTGATTCCCTTCCTATAATTTGATTCATTGTGCCAAATATGTAAATTCATTTGAGCAAGAACAACGATAGCACGAATAGTATCCGCATCAATAACATCAGCTTTATCTAAAATTAGCTGGATGTCGTGACAGATATCGGAAATTTCTTTTGCGTATTCTTCTTTATGATCGGTTATGAACACTTCTTTTAATTGGGCAATGGATAGCCTATCGATCAATTCGGATAAGGTAGGCAAATATTTTCTAGTCATCTAAAAGCTCCGGTATAGTTTTTATTAAATTCTCCGCAAACGTATCGTCCATAGACACATATTTTTTTGCAATTTCAAAATTTTCCTTGACGTATTTTAGTTTACTGTTATATAAATCTTCTGATAGGTTATCGAGTATTTCTACCAACTGTTGCCCTGTGTCAAATTGTAGAATTCCCTTCTCGTTAAAAAACTCTCCCACATTTGGGCAGCCCCAGAATATAGGAATAGTGCCGTGGCGAAAAACATCAACGAGTGTTTCTGTAAAATAGTTTTCCTCTTTTGAATTCATCACTGTGATACTAAAGCGATAATCTTTTAGGGGCTCGGTCTTTCCTTCTCGAATAGCTCCGGCGGTCAGTCCTATGTTGCCTTTTCCAAAAGGCTTATATGCTCCTCCCCACAGGTCAACATCGTATTTATCCTTTATAGCATTTGCTATTTTGTGTCGAAGGCGGTGGCCACGGGTCATTGTCTGTTTTGAGGCAATAAGTGATAACATCTTGTTCTTCTTGTGTAGTCCCGCATCCTCGTCAGAAACACGAGAAGTTGCAATCAAATTCCTAACATATTTCGGGCTGCTTTCTAAAAGCTCCCTGTCAAAGGTAAAAACATGATCAAACTTGTGTTCCACAAATTTTATGTGGTCATATGCAAACGAGTGAACACCTCTGCATTCCACAATCCAGGCAACCCTGTATTTACTTTTTACATTATCAACCCAGGGGGACAATAAATCTTTGTCTGTAAATACAGTTACTCCATCAAATTCTGGGTGTCCGAGCCCTGTTCCTTGTTTAAGCCACTCAATCTTTGTTGGTTCAAATTCACTAGAGAAATTTTGACAGCCCCAATATTCATCGTAGTGGGGTGGTGCGAGGCTATCAAACAAATTTACTTTTATCTTTTTAGTCACCTTTCACCACCCTATAACTGTCGCTGTCAAAATGCTGTGTTGAAAACTCAAAAAGTTCTGAGTCTTCTAAGGCGATCATCTGATGTCTAAGCCCTCTATATACATGAAAATTGTCACCTGCATTAAGGATAAGCTCGTTCGCATCCTCCAAGCTGTCATCATCACCATATTTGATCAACATCTTACCGGACTGAAGATAGAATACTTCGTCCTTTAGTTTGTGATAGTGCCAAGAACATCGCTTGTCTTTATTGAAGAATAGAAGTTTTCCGCAATACTCCTCTTTGTTGACGATCCATCTTTCCCAGCCCCAGCCTTTATCAACATGTGTCATCTCTAATGTCATTTTATAACCCCTTTGCGGTCCAGCCGCCGTCAACATAAATGTCTTGTCCTGTAATATAAGAAGAGGCGTCAGATGCTAGGAATAATACAGTCCCTGCAATATCTGTTGGTGTCCCCCAGCGATTAAGAAAAGTTTTCTTTTTCCTCTCTTCGTGGATTGTATCATTTGACCAACTCTTCTTTGTCATTTCTGTTTTGATATAGCCAGGACCAACGTTGTTTACTCTAATATTTTTTCTCCCCAACTCAAGGGCTAAAGTTTTTGTTAAACCCTTTAAGCCATGTTTTGTGGTAACATAAGCTGGATTATTGGGAAAGGCTAGTTCGGCATTTAGGCTCGTTATATTTATAATAGAGCCCCCGAGCATATTTTTAGCCAAACTCCTTGAGAGTAAATATGGGGCTAGTAAATTAACCTTATATGTCATGTCCCAATCTTCGTTAGAGTAGTTAAAAAAATCATTAGTAAACGTAACTCCGGCACAATTGACCAAAATGTCTGCCCCACGAGGGTGCTTCAGACTAACTTGTTCGGCAAAATTATTAATCTGATTTTCGTCTCGCAGGTCTATGGAAAAGTTCTCAATGTTACTATTTGGCCATTCGGCATTGCTTTCCAAATCTAGTGCGTAAACCTTGCTGGCTCCTGCTTCCGCAAGAGATAAGGTTATTGCTTGCCCAATACCTCCGTTGGCACCAGTAACAACAGCCACCTTACCAGATAAGGAGAATACGCTATCCAAATAACTCAACGCAGTTCCTCTACTAGTTCTATTAGACTGCCATCAGGATCTTTACAAAATGTAACTTTAGCAAACCCATCAGGAGATAACTGGGGTGGGCTGTTAAAATAAACTCCTGCCTCCACTAATCTTTCATAAGTTTCATCTAAGTTTTTTACTGTCATCGCAAAATGAGAACATCCGATTCTGGTTATTGGTCGGCTCATATCAGGCTCTTCTGGGTGTGTTTCGTACCAGAGAAGTTCTACCATATCATCATTCTCTAGCGTCATTTTTATTGTGCGAACCCTGACGTTCTTGAGGGCAGAAAAATTATCAATATAATCTCCCGACTCCATCATATCCTTCTTGATTCTAAATCCCAAAAGGTTAGTGTAGAAATCTATTGACTTCTCTGCGTCACTAACAACAATACCAGTGTGTCGTATATTAAGCATTCTTTTCACCAATCACAATAAATTCATCTTCTAATAAGTCGTCATCCTTATTCCAGCTTTCAAATATTTGGATATTATCAAATCCAGCTAAGAACAGTAAATGAAGTATATCAGAGCGTTGATAATTTTTTAATACCACATTACTTTTTGATGTCTCTGAGAGGTTTCTCTTTATGAATGTTTTATTCAAGGTTAGGTGATTATTCTTTAGGTTACAGTCCCAAAGAAGATATTGCCAAGGATCTGGTTCTTTAAATTCTTGCCATGTTTTTATTTTTCCGTCTTCCATTTTATTAACAAGTCTTTCGTGACAGTCAAGCTCTAATACTACTTTGCCACCGTTTTTTAAGCGACCATAAATCGACTTTAGAATTTTTAAATCGCCCTCTGATTCAATTGGTTCCAAAAACTGAAAGGCTAGATCTACACAATAAACGAGATCAAAAGTTGGTAATCTGTCAAACCTTGTTTTTAAAATGTCCTCTTTGATGTTATGAACATTTTCAATCCCCAAATCCCGTTTCCACTCATCGGCGAACCTATTTCTGCTTTTACTCACCTCAAATCCATACCCTTCATCTAGCATGTTTTCTATTTCTAGGGCGTATAAGAATTTTGAGTTTCCGGACCCTATCTCAAGCACTCTTAACTTTTTGTCAAAGTTGTTTTTTATGAAAGAGATATTCTTCCGAACTCCCTTCAATTTTGAGGCTCGATAAACAGAGATGTTCTCTTTAGAATCAAAAACCTCATGGTCGTCATAAGCCAAAAGATTCGGGTGCATTACTGGTTCCTTTGGATGCACTCTTCTATAACATCAAAAGCTTCATGAATAGCATCTACTGGTATCGTTAGTGGTGGACCAAGCTTAATTGATTCTCTAAATGTGCAAACAGGAAGCACTCCATGCTCAATACAGTCAAACACTATTTTGTTTGTTCTTTCTGTTGTGTCAAATACAATACCTGCGACGATGCCCCTGGCGTTGATAGCCTCCACGCATTGATATTTTAACAGGTCTTGACTTCTTCTCTCAAATGCGTTAACTCTTTCTTTTAATTCCCTTTGAAACTCTTCGTCGGTTAATATATCAAGGTTTGCCAAGCAAGCAGCAGACCCTAGCGCATTACCAGCATGAGTTCCGCTCAAGTTTGCGTTTAAATCAACATCAATAATCTCCTCTGTACCAAGGACAGCAGCCATCGGCAAAGAGGATGAAATACCCTTCCCTAAACATATCAGATCAGGCTTGATGTTTTCTCCATAAGTCATATAGCCGTACATTTTACCCATGCGGTAAAACCCTGCCTGAACTTCATCAAAACAAATAAGGGCTCCGTTATCTCTGGCAAATTTATAGAGCGCCTGGATATATTGAGGAGGGTACATCCACGCTGCCCACCCTTGGTATGTTTCAATCATAAATGCAGCAATATTAGCGGGATCTCCCAATATTGTGGGATCAAACTCGGCACCCTGGTCTGTCGGGAAATCTATAAATATAACATCGTCATCAACTACCGAAGACCAATCTGCTGCCCCCTTTGATCCGCACACTAAAGCAGACCCAAGAACCCGCCCGTGGTAACTTCCATTGAAAGTAACAATATATTTCTTGTTGTTTTTCTTTGCCCATAACTTGATCAGTTTATAGGCTACGTCCGTGGCTTCTGAGCCTGTATTCATCAGGATGGTTTTATCAAAATGATCTGGGGAGCTATCCAAAAGCTTTTCGACAAACTGCTGTCTTATCTCCGTTATATATTGATAAGCGAAAATAAGGTTTTTATCCAGTTGGTTCTGAATAGCTTCTTTAATCTTTGGGTTGGAGTGTCCTGCGTTTGCCGCAAAGATGCCGGCAGTCATATCAATCCATTTATTACCCTGCTTGTCGAAAACGTTATAGTCGATAGCACTATCCCAAACGACAGGGACTTGGTGTCCGTTGGCTTTTGTTTCTAACTCGTGGCGGCGGTCATTGAGTTCTGTTTCTTCTAGCTTATATCCAGCATTAATTTTTCTATGTTTTGTCTCAATGCTCATTTTTTAATTCACCCAATAAAACATGACCCTTTGAATTAAGTTGACTCTCAAGAAGTTCGAATTGAAATGGTGTATCAACCTCTATGACAAACTCCGTCACAATGGGCAAAATGTTATCTCCGAACGTATCGCCAACATCAAGAGTGGCTCTTTTAACAATATCCAAATACCCATTTGGTTGATATGCTTTCGGAAATATTTGTCTCGGTAAGTTTGTGTAGTTTTTTATCCCATCGAAATCATCAAAAAAACCACGGCAATAACCATTTTTGTCTATTTGGAACATCTTGTGCGGCGATTCTGGCAATTCATGCATGGACCGAACCCCCGTTGAGCACAATATTTTTGTATGAAAATATTCTCTAATATTCTCATCAATAAATTTTGGATCTCTCAAGGGCGTTGTTGGTCTAATGTATGCAACATCTGCATCGCCAGTTACATCAAAATAGTGTTTAATGACTTCCATGTCCCTCGACTTGTCGGTTGCCAATTCAGCGGGTCGCATAAATGGCACTTCTGCTCCGTATTTCAGCGCCACCTCGGCTATTTCTTCATCATCGGTAGATACTATAATTCTACCAATCATATCCGACATTTTACAAGCGATTATAGAATAGGCTATTAGAGGATGCCCATGTAATAGCTTTATATTCTTTTTGTGTATTCCCTTGCTTCCACCTCTTGCAGGAATGAGGGCAGAAATTTGTCTCACAGGGTGTCAAACTTTCTGAGTTTTTCGGCAATGTCCACCTCTGTCCTCATCACTCTTTTTTCCGGTGAGCCCATAGATTTTGTAATATCTCTGACATACTCCATCAATTTATTCAGTCCTCCAATTTCCAGAGAAGCTGACTGATCCGATCCATACATTGCTCTATCAAGTGTGATGTGGCGCTCAAGAGATGAGGCACCCATAGCAACTGCCGCACAACTAACGATAACACCACTCTCATGACCACTATATCCAACGTTACAATTATAGCGTTCCTGAAGAGTGTGCATAACCTTTAAATTTGCATCTTCGACCGGCATTGGGTAGGTACTATTGCAGTGCATGAGTTCATACGAACAATCAGCGTCCTCAAAGATCTGTACAGCCTTATCAATCTGTTCCAGGGTGCTCATTCCAGTCGAAATGAACGTATGTTTCTTCTCCGAAGCAATCGTTTTTAACAATTCTCTATGTGTCAACATTGCTGACGCCACTTTATTATATTTGCAATCAAACTGACGTAGAAACTTCTGACTTTCTACATCCCATGCAGATGCAAGCCACTCGATGCCCGCATTTTTACAATATTGATCGATCTCTTGGTAATCTTCCTTGGTAAACTCCAGTCCATATTTTTGTTGACGGTTTGTAGTTCCCCACGGACTCTCCCTCGGCTTGTCTAACTCCTCCTTGGTGTATACAACATCCACCGTTCTCTTTTGAAACTTAACAGCATCACAGCCAGCCTCGACGGCGGCATCAATTAGCTGCTTCGCAATATCAAGACTCCCGTTGTGGTTAATTCCAACCTCAGCAATCACAAAAACACTCATAGACCTAAGTCTCCTTTCTTAAACACATCATACCATGCGTTTTTATTAAGGTTAATAATTTCTATACCATTTAAATCTGCACTCTCACGCAAAATCCTCATATCATCTGTTAGAAATTCTTGGAAGACGTGACGCCAGTGTCCAACGTTACCTGGGTTAGGAACATAATAGGGCTTGTCGGCACCTTCAGCATACCCAAGCGTATAGTCTAAATCAAGTCCGGTAACATATATTGGATTACACCCCATCATAACAGCAAACATAACACAAAACAATCCTACCGTCTGTCCAACGCCCATATGTTGGGGGTGTCCAGTTATCTCTTGTAATTTTTCTTGTATAGTTGTTTCCTGCATCAAATGACAACACTTTCCAAAGCGTGACCAGCCGCCCGCAACGACCCCATGTACCTGAGCACAGTGTGGGTTTACACTTCTTGTATCTGGGAGTTGCCACATTTGGGCATTATTCCCGTACATTCTAAAATCTAGATTCCTGTTTTCATCGTGATATTTTTTAAAGTTTTTCAAAATGTCCAGACACTTATGTCCTTTAAAGTGTCTATTATCGAACGGAAGATAATCACACTTTAAGTTCTTATCTACAAAATCTGGATCTGTCAAATCGGCTGTTCTGTTATATAATAGAGGTACCCCCTGAGTATTAAAAACATCTGGTGGGTATCCTCTCATTTTCCAAATGTTCTCGTTTAATACTGAGTCCCTAATATTAAGCTCGGCATTGGAAATTACCCAATAATCTGGCTTTTCTTTAAAGAAATCAAACCACTCATTTACAGAAATTCTTATTATTTTATCCTGTTTTTGGAGGTTTTGAATTTCATCTATGTGTGGTGATAAACTGGGTCCATGGAGAGCAACCACACACGGCTTTCCTTTGTGTTTATTAATAATATCTTTGTAATCTAATCTCATTTTCTTACCATATAAAATTTTTCTTATAAAAAGAAACTATTTCGTCTATTTCTTCATCAAATATCTTCTTAGGTGTCCAACCAAGAGATCTTATTTTGTTGTCATCTAAACAATATCTCATATCCTGACCTTCTCTCTCATATGAATAATCAACATACTTTTCCCAGTCGTCATCTGTTCCATAGAATGACTTGATAATCTTTCGGACAGTTTCTGCGTTTGTTTGCTCAAAATCGCCGGCAATGTTGAAAATATCATTTGTTACCCCAGAATCAATAAGAGTCATGATTGCTTCAGCCGTGTCATCTGCGTGAAGCCAGTTCCTTACAGGTGTTCCGTTGTTGTGGAGCCAAATCTTCCTGTCACGCAACAGATTCTTCACACTGAGAGGTATAAGCTTTTCTGGATATTGTCTCATACCGTAATTGTTTGTTGGTCTGGCTATCAAATATTTAATACCATAAGTTCTTGCCCAGGCAAAGACCAGCATATCTGCTGCTGCTTTGGCTGCCGAATATGGATTGCTTGGGTGTAACAAGTCTGTCTCTTTGTGAGACCCTTCTTCTATATCTCCGTAAACCTCGTCAGTACTTACATGTAAAAAGATTGGTCTCTCTCCACAGTTTATTGGTTTAAACCTAACTAAGTCTAAAAGGTTTTTTGTACCCACGATGTTAGTGTTTATAAATTCATCGCTGTTTATAATACTGTTACCAACATGTGATTCTGCTGCAAAGTTGACAACATAATCGCAATCGTATAAAACATCCAGATCTTTAATATCTTCCTGTTTAAACCTAAAGTTTTCATAAGTCTGGAACTCTTTTAGAATTTTTGTATTTGCGGCGTAAGTAACTTTATCTACACCATAAACCATCCATCCTCTTTCTAGGCACTTTTTCGTAAAATACGATGGAATAAAACCAAGACAACCAGTAATATATACTATTTTCATATTACACCCTCTCGAAGAAGTTGTCAACAACTTTTTCAATATAATCCAACTTTTGGTCGGTTATCCCAATGAAGGTTCCCATAAAAAAAGTATCAACGGTAGCAACGTGAGCGTTTGGAAATCTTTCTATAAGGTTTTCATATTTAGAAGCATATTCCTTATATGCTGGGTGGTATAAGCAGTTACCTGTGAAATATGATCTTGTCTGGATCTTGTGTTCTTCCAGATACTCAACCAAATCCTGTTTTGTGAACTTGTTGTTTTGTTTTACTGTCGTCATAAACCCAAACCAACAGGGATCTGATTTTGGAGTTGCAGTTGGAAGCATAAAATATTCGTTATATTTTGAAAATATTTCCTTGAGGCGAAGAAAGTTCTTGCGCCGAGCAGAATCCATTGATGGAAGTTTTTCTATTTGTTCAAGTCCTATTGCTGACTGAAGCTCTAATGGTTTTAGATTAAAGCCTACCTCATCAAACACATATCGATGATCATAAACAAAACTCTGATTGCCATCTCTTAACCACTCTCTAAATCTGTTTCCACAGGCTGTGCCGTCTGTAACATCTCCTGGCTTTTTCTCGTTGCAGTAACAAGCACGACCCCAATCTCTAAAGCTTGCCAGAACCCTTCGGATTCTTGGGTCATCTGTTGCTACAAAACCTCCTTCCCCCATTGTCATATGGTGCGCTGGATAAAACGAACACGAAGAGGCATGGCCAAAAGACCCCAAAGGTTTTCCGTCATAAAAAGACCCCAAGGCATCGCACGAATCTTCTAGAAATATTAGATCATATTTCTCAACCAAACTCATAACCCTGTCCATATCTGGTGGGTTTCCTAAAACGTGAGCGAACATTAGTCCTTTTATGTCTTTGTCTGTTTCTAATAATCTTTCTACTTCGTCTAAATTTAGATTAAGAGATGGTAAGTCAACATCAACAAATACTGGCTCGAATCCTGCCTGAATAATAGGATTAATCGTAGTAGGGAAACAAACTACAGGCGTGATGATTTTACTCCCCTTTGGGAGGTGATATTTCTTCATAAACTTTTGCTTGCTTGTAAAGGCATGTACCATTACAAGATTAGCAGAACTGCCAGAATTTGTCAGAATTCCGTACCTCTTGCCCAGGTGCGATGGAAATCTATTCTCAAATTCCCTAGATCTTTTTCCTATAACAAGCCATCCGTCCAGTAGTGTTTCTACGGCGGCCGCATACTCATCCGAAGAAAAATTAGGACCAGAATAATTAATCCAATCACCCTCCTCCCATGATTTTTTGAGGAGATTTTCTTCTGCGTACTCTCTTACAAGTGAAAGTATCTCTTCTAGCTTATTCACTTAATCTTTCCGTCAAATTTCTCAACCCTACAACAAGACCCTGTAGGTCAAGACCAAGAGTTTCCAATTTATCACTACACCCAGTATAGGTGTTTGCAAACCCATCTTCTTCTAATATTATATCAGAACTAGAATTTGTTAAAGTTACAATCTCTGCTGCTATATTCCTTAATGTATGTTTTTCTTTGTAGCATATGTTGATATTTTCATAATCTTTCCCTGGATCATTTTCCAAATAGTGACGAACAACAGTTGCCACGTCATCTGATGAAACAAAATCCATCATCTTATTTTTATGAATTAATATTGGCTCTCCTTTTAAAGCCCTTAAAATGGAAGATTTTATAAACCTAGTTTTTGCTTCATGAAACCCAAAGCACCCGAACAACCTAAGATTATAAACATCAAACAATTTATCGCACTCACGGGCGATTATGTTTTTCGACATCCCATAATAATCAGAGGGTGTAAATGAGTAAATTCTGTTTTCTTGGTATTTGTATATATCAGCATTTTTTCCGAAAGCTGCCCCAGAACAGAAGTTGATTAGTTTTCCAAAAGAATGCCTGTTTGCTACCAAATTATTAAACATCGAAATGTTGTCAACAAAGGTTTGGAGAGTATCTGTTTCGTTTCTTCTGCCTCCGATTATGGCAGTGTGTACGACGGCATCAAACCTGTTTTGTTGCAAGAATATTCTTACAGACTGACTGTCCGTTAAGTTTACTTCTTTTCTTCCGGCACAAGTTATATCAAGATCGTCAAATTTCTCGTATAACTCTTTTGCTAAAAAACCGTTTCGCCCAGTTATTAGGACCTTCATTTTTTATTATTGAAAATATCTTCTTTAGGGGTTACTGTGTTTGGAGTTGGACTATGGTTAGTTGGAAATCCTTGATCGGTTTCATACTTCCATTTTGCATTAGAAAGAAGTTTCTCAAGCTCCTCATCTTTAATTTCATAGAAGTTTTCTTCTGAGGGAAACACTCCATTGCGAACTTCTTCGGCATATTGTTCCAAAGCCGTTTGAATAATGGCTCCAGCCTCGCAGTATCTCTTAACAAACTTGGACTTAAACTCCCAAAATAACCCAACCAAGTCGTGCATAATAACAAGCTGACCATCCACCAAATCCCCAGCGCCAATACCATACACCGGGATGCTCAACTCTTTCGCTACTGCTTGTGCTGATTCTCTTGGCATCGCCTCTAACAGAAGGAAGGCACATCCGGCCTCTTGTAGTTCGAGTGCTTGATTAAGAATAATTTCTGTGCTCTCCGCAGTTTTTCCCTGAACTCTATAGCCACCTAACTTTGCTCTTGTGTGAGGGGTGAGACCTAAGTGACTCTGAACGAGAATTCCGGCATCAGCAATTGCTTTGATACGATCCACCATCGCTCCCTCGACTTTGACAGAATCCATGCCAGCCCGAATAAACCGACCAGCATTATGTACTGCTTCGCTGTTTGAAGCTTGATAAGACATGTAAGGCATGTCTCCCACCAGAAAAGCACTCTTGGCTCCACGGGCAACTGCTTCGGCGTGCAGAATCATAGCGTCCATTGTAACTGGTATAGTTGTTTTATGACCCAAGGTGGTCATCCCTAAAGAATCGCCAACAAGTATCCCATCAACTCCCGCCTTGTCAGCGAGTAGTGCCTGTGGATAATCATAGGCGGTCACAAATACAGATTTCTTTTCTTGTCTCTTGTGCCTCCTTAGTGTTAAAATAGTTGTCTTTTTTGGGTCGGTTGCCATTTTTTATTCCTCATAGTTTATAGGCTCGATAATCATGTTATCGTAAAATTCTTCTCTAGTTAAGAGCGGATACATATCTTCGAATGGTCTAGACACGATTCTTCCGTCTTTTGTCTTTGTCGATATAAGCGTTGGAACAACTTCTTGCCATTTTTGACACATCACCTCACACACAACTGGACCATCATAATTCAGAACCTTTTGTATGCCATCTTCCAACCCCTCAACAGTTTCAATCTTAAAATACTTCAGCCCGTAGGCGTCGGTAATTTTTTCTATGTTTGGAAGTGACACTCCAGAATCGCCGTCAACACCTATAAATCTGCCATCAAAAAACTTTCTCTGTGTTGTTCTGATAGACAAATATCCGTGATTGTTCCACACGAAAAGTTTTATCGGTAGGTTATAATGTTTTATTGTCTGAAGTTCTTGGATGTTTGTTTGGAAAGATCCATCGCCTGTAATTCCTATAACCTCTTTATCTCCCCTTGCAACACTAACCCCAATGGCGGCGGGGATCGTAAACCCCATGTCTGCTTGTGCTCCAGACGTTACATATCTTTGTTCTTTTTTAATATCCAGAAATTGAGAAGGAACATAGTATGCGGATCCTGCATCAGATACAACAACCGAGTCATCTTTATTCTGCCTTGAGAGATGATCCATAAAATAATATAGATCTATTCCTTCTTTGTCTTTGCTCCATTCCGGATTACATACTCTCCAGTTTTTCTTCCACCTCAAACATGTGTCTGACCATTCTTTGGTAACCTTTTTATTAAACTTTATAATTTCTAAAAAGTTCTTAGCATCGGAGCCAATCAGTTTATCTATTTTGATTGTGTTTTTCCGGTGTTCTTCTCTGTCAATATCTACAACTACGATCTTTGCCTCTCTAGCGAAGGTCTCATAATTATACCCAGTCACAGGAACACCTAAGCGAGTACCGATAGTTATCAAAAGATCCGAGTTTTGCATTGCGAAATTTGCTGCACGATTCCCTTTGATTCCAACCCTCCCGATCATCAAGGGGTGATCACTCTCTAGTAGATCAACGCCAAGAAAAGTAGCTACCGTGGGTATATTATATTTTTCAACAAATGTTTTGAGTTGTTCCGTGGCATCAGCTAGGCGAACACCGTTCCCAACTAAAACCACTGGGCGTTCGGCTTTATCAAACATCTCAGATAAGGATTCGCACTCGCTTGGGGTTATTTTTTTCTTTATGTGGTTATTTCTCCTAATGGGATAAGAAAGACAATCATCAACGTCAATAAAAGCCCCCTGTACATCCAATGGGATATCTAGCCAAACTGGTCCGGGGCGTCCTTCACTGGCGATATGAATTGCTTTTTCTACCTCAAACTTTACCCTGTTTGGGTCTGTTATCATAATTGCATATTTACATATCGGTCTTACTACATCAACGATATTAGCCTCTTGGACACCTAGTTGTCTTAGTGGTACGTTTATATTATGAGTAGTTTGTGATTTATTTACTTGTCCCGATATAAACAAGCATTTGACATTATCTTGCCACGCTTCCAATAATCCAGTCAGAGCGTTAGTGCTGCCACAACCAGTGGTCACTATTGATACACCAAAATTGTTAGTGTATTTTCCATAGCCTACCGCACCCATGGCGCAAGCCTGTTCGTGGTGATTACAAATAGCTCTTAGATTTGGGTGTTTTGCAATACAATCATTGAGGAACATTGCACCGCCGCCGGTAAGAGTAAAAACATCCCTTACACCAAGTTCATCAATTTTGTTAGCAATATAGTCAACAACTCTTACTTTCACATTCCCCACTTTTCTCTCCATTGATTCTGGAGCATAAAGTCGTAATTTAGAGGTTGTTTTTGCATCCCCCATGTTGCCTGGTCTTGGTGCCAGCGATAATAATACCCAAGCCACTCCCCGACAGGATGGATATAAACGTCATTATCAGCCAAATTAAAATAAAGATCATAATCGGCAGCCCCAAGATATTCGCTAGCCAGCCATCTTACAATTCCTTTTCCGTGAAGCTCTGTTTTATAAACTACGGACGGAGTTGTTACTGGACATCTTTGCAGCAGGAGTTCTTTAAATTCCTCTATACTTGAATAAATGTGAGAAACATCTTGGTCGATCAAATTTGACTTATCGTCTATGCCTTTAATTCCGCTTTGTAAAACCAAAATGGTTTCTTCGGATTCTAAAATCTTTTTCATGAAATTTGATACATAATCTTCCGAAATATAGTCGTCTGATCCTAGAATTGTAAAATATTCACCAGTAGCCAGAGACAAAGCTGCCTCAACTGGTTCTTCCCAGGAAAATGGGTATAAATTTGGGGCAGTATCAATTAGGAGTTCTGGGAACTCTTCTTGTATTTTTTCGGCGATTTCCAAGCTGTCATCACCGCTGTCATTATCTACAAAAATAACCTCAAAATTATCATAAGTTTGAGATAAGGCAGACCTCAAACACTTTTCGATATACTTTTCCGAATTATAACAAGGTATTATAATTGTAACTTTTGGATTCATAATAATTTCTCCAAAACCAAATCTGGTATTGTTTCTCTTTTCTGCTTCATCAAGCTTATAAGCTCTTCTCCTTTTAATTTGAACCACTCTTCACTTGTGGCACCAAGCTTCTTACTTGTTAAAACAGTCATGCCGGCCATTCTGCACTCAACAACGACACGGCACAAGGTCTCCAGTGTTTCAGGTAAAAATATGAAGTATTTATTATCTGTCAATCGATTTAAAAATTCCCTATAAGGTAGTTCTCCAACAAGATCATATTCTAATTTATTTCTGTGACAATAAGCTTTAGCTAGCGAAGTATTTTTTATAGGATTGTGCGAGTCCCATATCGAATATCTTTCCTTTTTCTCCTTGTGGAATAAAGATGATAACATATCTAAAATTTCGAGGCTCCAGAGGTTTCCCCCAAGCGAATGTACATTTCCTGTTTTTATGTTTTTTTCTACAACCTCAGCATGTAAACTACTTTGACAAAAAACGGCTCTTGCATTTTTATAGAAATCAAGATTTACAATATTTTCATCCGGCGCTAGATAATTTTCGAAAACAGATGGATCTCTAGTTGTCAAATATTTGTGATCATGTTCATAAATCACATAATCATGCTTCTCCTGAAGGTGTTGCTTTACTTCTTCCGGCAGTTTTATGAAATTGGAGACGATAAATTTTGCGTCATTCTGCCAATGTTGTAAAAATTCTAAATTGACATTTTCGCTTTTAACAGTCAGAACCTCATGTCCTTTTTCTCTCAATATCCCAATGAGTTCTTGGTTATTAAGTTCTCCACCGCCGAGCCACTCTTCTGCAAATATATCGGCAATGAATAATATCTTACTCATGCACTTGTATTTCAGATGCTAGACCATCTAGAAAATCTTCTAACTCAGCAACATCTTCAGGGTATACATCTAATACTTCTTCTACAACTTTTTCGAACATTTTCGTTTGATCAAGTCTCTTCTCTAAGGATTTTTGAAGCTTTCCTGCTACAATCTTTCTGCTCTTGTAGGCTTCTATGGTTCCTCTTAGGGCTTTTTTATAAGCCGCCTCATCTGAATAGCACCACTGTGAATCTGCTTCTACAACATTTTCCCAGACAGCTTCTTGTGGGACCTTATCTAATTTATACTTTACTTTTGTAAACATTGGTGTCCTTTTTAGTCTACCTGATTTTTTATTTTTAATGTTGTCGTAAAGGAAGTCAACTTGTCCAGACCAGGCGGGAGCTATGACGGGCAAACCACTACAAGCAGCCTCAAAAATAGGAAGACCGAATCCTTCCCCGTGGGTTATTGTTGCATACGCATGAATATTTGGATGCTTATATAGAGAATTCATCTCTTCCTCAGTCATATTTCCGTGAAGAAGAAAAACTCTACATTTTCTGTGTGGAACTCCGTGAACTGCTTGACTAAGCAACATCTTCACTTTATTGCGGTCTAAAACGCTGTTATTCATGTGGTGGGCTTTTACAACCAATCCGACATCTTCTTCATTTTTAAATTCCTCAACAAACCAACGAATAGTATTCATAAGGTTTTTACGAGGTCCAATCTGAGCACAGGTTAAAAAATTAAACTTTGTATCCAGCTTTATTTTCTTGTGGCTGGATTTATCTGCTTTAATATCTCTAAATGGATAAGAAATCACAGAAACTGGTTTTGTAAGTTTTATAATATGCTCTTTTCCATCTTCAGTCTTAACTGTGTGAGACGGGTTTTTTAAGGTATTTTTGGCGTGCTCAGAGGTAACAAAAATCTTATCCATGAAATTACTGCTGTGAATCCACTGAGCCGAAGCATAAGTTGTTTCAATAGCAGCCGTGACTCCAATATTCTTTTCTGCTAAATTCTCCCACTCATTTGGGATTAATACCTGAAGCGACAAATCAAATTTGCCTTGGAACTGCTGCAACTTGTTTACACAAGTTTCGAAATTTTTGGTTTCCTCAGAGGAATCAAGATTCCAGCTTGACTGCCCCCAATTAGTCGGATGTACAAAAATATCAAAAAGATCCGGACGACTATTTAGTGCCCTAAACATATATCTTGTATGCTCGCCATAACCGCTTCTACTAAAAATTGGTCCTTTTATTAAGACTTTTATCATAATTCAATAAACTCCCAGGCTTCGTGATTCTTTCTTGTTTCCCAAGATCCGCTCTCTTCATGAACTCTTAACATGAAATCGATCCACTGTTTATTAAAAGTCTCAAAATTATAGTTCTTTTTAACGTGTTCCATGCCCATTCGCCCCATCTCTTGCCTCTCTTCTTCTGTCGCATAATATATCTTTTTAAGAGCATCAACGAAAACTTCCTCGTTTATTCTATCTTCATAGATATATGGGACTTGCTGTGAACCAATAACGGCTCGGGAAGTAGGTTCAATTCCAACCCCAAAGAAGTTCTCTCCGTCGGTCACCTGCTCTTGGAGTCCTCCAGTCATTGTCGCAACAACAGGGGTTCCACAAGACAAAGATTCCAACGTGGACAGCCCAAAACCTTCTGCATCCGAAATATTTATCGTGCAATCTACAAGATTATAGAAAATTGCCAGTTGTTGAGGTTGCACTTTTTCTTTCGAGAAATGTATCTGACCTTTCATTAGTCCAAGTTCGTGGGCTAAAAACTCTAAAGGTTGTCCATGTGGGTCGCTTGGGTCGGTATGTAATATCAGTGTTGCTTTATCGTGTCCCACCTCATCACAGAAGGACTTCCACCACCAAACTAAAGAACCACTCATTTTTCTTCTAGCGTTTCTGTTGTTCCAAAAGCAGACAAACTTATTTTCCAAATTATTGTCTTTTCTTATTTGCCTCAACATTGCCATTTCTTCTGGCAATGTGTGTTTCCGAAATACCACTGAATTTACAGCATGTGGGATATATTCCTCTGGAACATCTGGTGCAACTTCTTTTACTATGTTGCTTGTAACTTTTGAAATGGTTGCAATATAATCATTTGATCTATAAAATGGAGCATTAAACCTAGGGCTTGGACCATTATCCCAAACATGATAATAAACCATTGGTACTGCTAATCTTATTTCGTCCTCAAACTGCCAAAGCCATTCATAAAATCTTGGGTCTGTCATAAAATAAAGAATATCTGGCTTATATTGAGCTATCATGCTTCTTACAATTTCTTGGTTTCCATATCCATCGACTGGGTAAATGAGCCAATCATCGAGCCACTCCTCTGTTCTAGTTACATTATAATCAGGATGCTTTATCGCCCCACCTAAAGATATTATCTGAAATTTTCCGGTATTTAAAAGGGCTTGAATAACATATTTTGTTTGAGTTCCAACACCCGAGGGTAATAGTGGGTGATCACTAATTGTTAAAACTTTTATCTTCTTTTTTTCTGTCAAAGAAATTTCCTCCTAAGAACAATATTCCGTCTGGTAAAACTCGCAAGTTCCAAAGCGGTCTTTACAGTTCGTACAAGCAGCACGGTTTTTGATATAATTCTCTTTGTTAATATTATGCAACGCTTTCGTCAAGGCGTTAAGTGCATCAGTTGTTCTTTTTTTAGCTGCCGTCACCCGCACGAACTCCGCTTTCTTCCCAGCCTTGGCTGTTCGCTTTAATAGAACGAAGTGGCAGTCAACGTCTTTCGGGTCAACTTCGTACTTCTGGGCATAGAAATGCTTGTAGAATACGAGTTGGTAGGCGAGGATTTTGTCGCTCTTCTTTTCACGTCGCCAACCCCAGGAGCAGGTCTTCCAGTCAATCAAGTGGATTTTCTCATCCTTCTTGGAATAGACTACGAGGTCAATAAAGCCTTTAAACTTTTTTTCTGCTTCCGTGAATTCTGTGATGGGCTCGTAGAGTTGCTCTTCGGCTGCCAGCACTTCCCAGTCCTCACCCAGTTTACCGAACTTGTCGGCAAGGCAGCGATAAAGGTCAGGGATGATTTGAACGCCATTTAGCAGCCACTCTTTGAGGGCGAAATCCCTTTTGGCTTCTAATTGGGCATCATCGGGCAGGGCGTTGAGTTCGGCGATGAATTGCTCTTTAACTAACTCCTCAATAGCGCCCGCTTCCCTGTACTTTTCGGGGGAAGTCAAAGTAAATTCACAAACAGTGTGAATGGCTTTACCAAAGGCTGTAAAAATGTTGCCCTGGAACTGAGTTACTTTATCAATGTAGGTGAGTTTGTGGTAGTGAGGGCAAATATGCCAGTTCTTCCACTCCGAGTAGGAAATATGTTTGCCAGCCAATGTAACCTGCTTTCTATCTTGTTATTTTATCTAGTTCAGATATTTTATTATACAATTCGGGACTGATCTGGAATAGTTCATCTCGTTTACCTAAGTAGTATGCCTCAAATCCAGTCGCAAAATATTCTCTTAGTGATACGGCAGCATACGGACGAATAAATAAACCAGTCGTAACCATGTGGAGCATCCTTTTTCCAACTCTTTTGTATAAAAAATCATCAAAAGATTCTTTAAATTTAAGTTCTCTAAAATCATACTCCTGAGTCCAGTACCCTTCGGATCTCAGTTCGAATTTCATTTGTTCTCTCTTTTTAATAAATTCACGAATTACTAAACGATCCCCATATATTTCCTCAGCAGCCTTTGTCTCAAGGTGGTGGGCAATCTCGTGTATTATATCATCCAACAAATCTTTCATATTATCTTGTTCGTTAGAAATAAACAAGGTCTGGTCTTTATATAAGGCATTTACCTGGCGGCGGTCAAATTCTTTGTAAGAACCCACACGCACAGCCCTGAGATCTTGATAATAAACTGAAGGTAATTTTTGTTCTACTGTTTTTAATACCCTTTCTATGGATATATCATCAGGAAGAGGCTCATCGATGTGTACATCGATCCCGCCGAATTTAAAGTGATGAGTCATATTGGAGGTTTTTTCGAAAATGTATTCTCTCATAAAATCTCCGATGCCAATGTTGCCAATTTAGATCTCTCTCCCTTAATAAGGGTTATGTGACCAGAAATGTCATATTGTTTAAATTTCTCAACTGCATATGTCAATCCATTGGATACTGCGTCAACGTAAGAATTGTCTATCTGCTGAATATCGCCTGTAAGCACTAATTTAGTTCCATGTCCGACCCTGGTTATTATAGTCTTTAATTCATGCGGTGTTAAATTCTGAGCCTCGTCAACGATCATGAAAGCGTTGGAGATGGAACGACCTCGAATATAGGTCATTGCTTCAATTTCGACGGTTCCTTGATCCATGTGCAGATCAAGCGCAGTTCTGTCCCCAAATAAATGCTCAAGATTATCCCTGATGGGGGCAACCCATGGCATCATTTTCTCTTCCAGGGTCCCTGGTAAAAAACCGATATCTCTACCCATTGGCTGTACAGGTCTAGTAATTATTAACTTGTCGTAACCTCCCGAAGATCTTGTACTGTTCAAGACTTGTTCTAGACCACAAGCAGCAGCTATGAGTGTTTTGCCAGTTCCTGCTTGTCCTGTCAGCGAAACTATAGAAACCGACGGATCAAATAAGAGATCCATAGCAAACTGCTGCTCTTTATTGTTAGCTGAAAGTCCCCATATATCTTGGTAAGAATATACTTTTCTCAAGGGTTTTTCATAATTTAAAAAGCGACACAGGGCTGATTTTTTGGTATCTTTTTCTGATCTTAAAATCAAATATTGATTTGGAAACAGTTTGATATTTTGTTCTTCTAAAAGAATCTCTTTATCTTCGTAAAAATCGTCAATAACCTCTCCTTCAACTAGAACCTCTTCACATCCGTCAAATAGCTTCTCTACAGATTTAATCACCTTTTGTGGTTGATAATCATGACATTCTAAACCAAAAGCATCACATTTTACTCTCATATTCAGATCACGGGAGACGATTGCTATTTCTTTGCCTTCCATTTTGAGACGAATCGCTATGGCAATTATTTTATTGTCTGAATCTTGGGTGGACATTCCTGCCGGCATATAGCGGGGATCATATTGTGCCGCATATAATTTCCCTTTCCCTCTTCCTAGAGAAACTCCCTCAAATAAACTACCTTTTCTCCGCAGATTATCTAAAACACGGTTCATCATTCTAGCATTAAATCCCGCCGTATCTTGCCTTTGTTTGTGTTTATCTATTTCATCCAATATAATTGTTGGGATTGCAATATCACTTTTTCCGAATGCAAATAACGAGCTTACCTCTGTGAGATAAACGTTTGTGTCTAAAATCAATGTCTTTGTCATATTTTTTCCTTTCAGGAACACTTCTAAAGTAAATAGCTGAGAGAGAAAGAAAAAAGCCGCCCGAAGGCGGCTGGTGGAGGTAGGGAGAATCGAACTCCCGTCTTGCCTAGTTCTATAGAAGGGGTCATTCACAAGGTTGGGTCTGTTTTTTTCGTCAGACAGCCCGCTTGACTAGATCGTTTTATTGCGGCTAAAACAATCAAAAGCACTTAGGACACCCAAATACGGCTTTCTGTTTATTGGCTGCCGTCGCCTCATGGGAGGTCAGGTTTTTAAGCTGCCATCTCCATTTCGAAATCGTCATTGGCGATTAAAGTTTTAAGCGTTTTTAGTGAGCCACGCTTCCCTCACCCTTGCACCTTTTCTATTTTCCCATCAATCGATACCGGTTACCCCCTTATAATCAGACTATACAATAATACGCAATAGTTGTCAAGTTATTTAATGGCAATTTGCTAGCAATAGCTTTCAGAGCTTTAAGCTGACAAGAGCAGTATAGTAGTAAATTTAAAAGTGTTAAATTAAAATTAAATTGCTAATTCTTCTTCACCAGCGGCCGCTTCTCCTTCAGCGCCGGCTTCTTCTGCTTCTTCTTCGCCTTCTACTTCTTCTTCTGGTGCTGTTTCTTCTGCCTCATCTTCAGCTTTTTCTTCTTCGTATTCTGGGGTTGTCACATCTGGTAGCGAGGCTGTTAACTCATCCTCGAATTTATCAAAGTAAAGCATCATATTGGTTAAAAGATAATCATAAAATAGTTTCTTATCTTTTTCGTCAGCCAACATATCATATGCGTCAACAATTTGTTTTTCTACGGATTTAAAAGTCTCAGCGGCAAAATTTCTACCTGTTTCATTTTGATCATCGAGTCCTGCACCAAATTCTTCTTCCTCGCCGCCCTCGATATCGATAAATTCACCTTCGACACTTTCGGAGGCATCATCCTCTGGATCCAAGTCAATCGATAACTTTTCAGAGAGTAAGTCTGGATCAATTTCATATACTATTGATTCTTCTTTCACTTCTGCCGCTTCGATGGGGTTAAGTGCGTTTTTAATGGCATGAATTATATGATTCCTAAATGACTCTCTTTGTTCTGGAGAAGTAGTCAACATACTATAATCATCTTGAATGGTTGGTATTATTTTTTTGAGTAAATCAGCCAAAACATTAATTCCAGTATGTTCGCTGGCTTCTGTAGTTCCTGTTTCCGCTTCTAAAATCCTTCTTATTGCAGATCTTAGTTTCTGTTCCTGAAGTTTTTTAGAGGATGCCGCCTTGTATATCCGCTTCCTGACATGTTCACGAATAAGCTGCTCGGCAATTAATTTATTTCTGTTGATTTTTTTCATGGTTCTATAATTATCTCCGCCTTTGGCGTTTAGCTCTTTTAACCTTGGGTTTTTTAGTTTTCCTATAAGGGTTATAGCGATTGGGACGACCGCTCCAAGCCCCAGGACCTATTTCAGCCGACCCAGCAGACATAGCTGACATTTCCTCTATAGTCGAGTCTATGATATTATTTATGGCTTCATTTGGGCTTGTCAGTATATTGTATGCTGCCTCTTTCTCTTCAGCATTTAAATGACGAGGGAGGTTTGCTTTAAATTCGTTTTTTCCTTCTTCACCTTGTAATAGCAAATTTCTCATTTGTGTTCCGCTTACTCCTCCTGCAAAAAGGGGAGTTATTACAGGCTCGACACTTACACCAGGGTTATGTCTTTCAGCATATGATTGGGCTCTATCAAATCTTGTATCATCAACGTCTTTTTCGCTTTTCCCCAAAAGAGCAACATCTCCCTCTTTAAACACAGAGTTATCTGCTACTAGTTCATACACATCTCCAACTGGCGATGGGGTCGTTCCTGCTTGAACTTTAATTTTTGGAAAATCTTTGGTATAAAGATCCCATAGTTTAACGGACATATCAACAGTTACAGGAGGTCTTGATTTGGTAGAAACAATTACTATTACTTCGTCAACATCATTTTTGTTTGCAAAGTATTTGGCAAGCAAAAAATGTCCGGCATGAGGAGGTTTAAAACCCCCTGGGATTAGGGCTATTCGTTTTCCTTCTTTTTTTGTCAATACCTGCCCAGTGGTAGCTAGAGCTTCTACGGTTACTTTCTTTTGTTTACCGCCATATTTAAACAACCCAAGAATTTGATTTAAGGGGGCAAAATTACCAGTTAATTTATACATGTGCCCGTCATAATCAAAGACAATCCCCTCGGCAGGAGTTGTTAAATTGCTCATATCTTTTATCTTATTTAAGTGAACTTGCATCACTTCCATGCTTTGTGGATCTTCTGGTCCTGCTTCTGCTATCTCCTTGACGGCATTTGCAAGTTCGGTTCGTTGCCGTTGCACTTCCGCATCAGTATCAACAATGAACATACTTTCTAATCCCTTGAGAACCTCGACTGCAAAATCGTGAACAATTAATTCTAATGGCTGAATTGCTTGTTTTAATAGGATGGGCTTATTTCTAACAATATTTGTTAAATCTGATACCTCTTCTGGGTTCATTCGTTTTTTTAATTCTCTAAGACCAATATTATCAGGTAGCTTTAAAAGGTACTTTATTGCTTCTGTTTTTAACTCGTCAGAAAAATTTACCTCTATACCTTGCCGTAGTCGGTTAAAAACATATTGACCAACCCGATCAGAATCAGACACATCAGCTTCAGACATAGCATTTCCCAGAGATGCATATGCTTTCTTGAGTGCTTCTTCATCTTCTAATTTTTCTAGTTTTATGATGGCACTTCTAACAAAAGAAAATCTATCTTCTGATAAGGAATCTTGCATTTGTCTTAGGCGACTATCCAATGCTGCAAGATTTGCAGACACATCTTCGTCTGTTTTCTCTCCGGACTCTTTGTCAAATTTAAAATGACCTCTATCATGTATTTTGAGTGTCTTAGAATCGTAATTGATTACATTTCTAGACTCAGGGTCCATAATTTCAGCGTTATACCAAATATCAGCGTTTGGTCCGAAGATAGCTAATTTCTCTTCGTCGCTCAAGGTTTCCACCGCTCTTTCAAAAGCAGCAAATCCTTCTACAAATGTTTTCTCAAGGTTGCCCCGCCCTGCAAACTTTGTTGCCAATTGAACGGCATCTAATCCGTTCCCTCTAAGATTTCCTTTGTTTCGTGCGCCCTTTGCTTTGCCTTCGGGTATAGAATAAGAAAGAAAAAGATTTTGCCCGTCAACTTTCTCTTCCACTTCGAGGTCAGCCTCAGCAACAGCAGCCATTATTTCCTTCATTTTACTGAAGGTTAAATTAGGATTATCATATAGGTGGGACATGTGTCCGGCAATGCCACCCATTTATTTTTCCTCTTTTAAAAGATTTAACTCTTCTTCGAGAGCCTCGACTCTTTCATTTAAAGATTTCATTTGTCTTTTTATACCACGAATATGTTCTTTTGCAAGTTTTAAACGATTGGTATCTCTTTTGTTTGTTACCCTGATATTTGACACTATGTCGCTTAAAGCCTGTATGGAAGCAAAAGCATCAAAAGTGTATGCCTCCTTTAAAAGGAATTTTTTAGTGACCTCGTTTAGAATAGATTTCATTTTTATCTCCCAGGCTGGTTATTATAAGTAGTTAGGATCAGTGTTAACAACTACTGCTAGTCATGGTTATAGTTCCCTCATTGGAAACCGTCATCGAGTAACATGTACCATCTCCTGCTTTTAGAACCACAGTATTCGAAGCAAAGCTTTGAGAAATTGCTGTCATAATACCCCCGTTTGTTACACCAATTGAATAATAATCTCCATTTGGAGATTGCAAACTAAGAGAACCAACGGACCCGCCGCCCAAAATCTCGCCCGCCGTAGCGGGGGTGATAGAGGCTATTTGGTCATCTACTCCTGTAGCGGTTAAAAAGTTTCCACTTACATTAGGTGAGATGGTTCTCACATCGGTCAATGGTCCTGTTTGTCTTCTGTTAATAATTCCCATGTTTATTCGCTCGCATCAAACCCAGCAAGACGATCATTGGGATTGATCCTCTTTCTTCGAATTACATACCCGTGCAAACTTATTCGGCTATGTACAGATCCACTTGCATATAAAACAGTAGGAGTTTGTTCATCAAAAGATGTAACAGGAATTCCAGGCCAAATCATGACGGCGCTGCTTGAGGGGTATAGTGTTGTAATAATCGTATTACGATTTTTGGTAAATCCAGCAGCAAATGTTCTATCATCATCAAACCATATTGATATTTCCGCACTAGAGCTACCATTGTTTACTGCCCATAAATACAACTCGTCCATATCAGATAAAGAACCAGAATGAATACTCATAATCTGAGGTGTTCCAGATCCGGAGGATACTACACAAGGCCAAAAAGAGGAGGAATTTGTAACTGTTAAAGCAAAGTCATGTCCGCTAGGGTCTTGTCCACAACCAGCGTGCGACAAACTAACCCTAATACTGCCAACATTCCCTGCTGGTGATAAAGTATTTCCGAGAACTTTTTGAGTACGTCCGTTAAATCCAGGCATTAGTCTGTACCGTCATATCCTTGATTTATATCCGTCTTACTTACTCTGTGTTTTCTCATTACAAATCCAGATAAATATATTTGCGAATTTGACGATACTGCAAAAATTGCATCATTGTTTGTGTGAGGGATCCCTGGATAGACAAGCTCCATTCCCGACTTTGAGCTAACTGTTGTGACAACTCGCCAAGGAGCATTTAAAGCGTACTCAAGATCTGCATCAGCAGGCGTGTTACCGTCAACCATGTACCCCCCAGATACAAAAGATACAGTAATTTGGGCTGCTGTTTCTCCAGCGTTTGACGCCCATAAATAAACTTCATCAAGAGCACTTAAATCAGCGACATGCACACAAGCCGAAGCCTCTGGTGCTGCTGTGCTGCCTGAGCCGGATATAAGCATAGGAGTTCCGTTGTGAAAATTATTATTAATCTCATTGTAGTGCCTGCCAAAACTGGCAGGATATCGTGTTGCAAATGGTTGCAAAGCAACCCGAGAAGTTCCTTTAGAGAAAGGTTTTAAATTTGTACCCTGTGGAGTTTTAGTGTTGTTACTAAATGCCATTTGGACACCTCACGAAGTTTTCCATATAAATACTTCAGTTCCCAAAAACTTTCTCAAGCTTTGCTTCCATTTTTTGAATCCATAGGCGATCTATTTGAGTATTTATTCTTGGGGTATTGCTCTTTTCCCAAAGTTCCATTTCGCCTTTTGCTATTGCTTTTTTGAGAAATATTTTAATAGCAACTAAAGGAGAGGAAAGTCCAACATTCTCCATCATTGAATAGCCCGCAAAAATAACTCCCACCAATTCATTGTCTTTGTTGATAATGGGTGAACCACTTGAGCCTGGTTTTGTAGGGAGGGTATAAACTGAATATCCTTTATCATGATAACCTGAAAATTGTCCCTTAAAGACCAGTACTGTTCCTGGCCAAAATAATCCGTGGGGAGCAGCCATATTCGTGACTGTTTCTCCCCTTTTTGGTTCTTTGTCTGCGATCCTTAAAGTAGGAGGATTTAAAAGAACATTCGAAGCACGCAACAAACACAAGTCAAAGCGCCGGTTTATCATAATCACTTCCGCATCATGATGAAAACCATTTAGATCAACTGCTTTGAATGTAGATCCTTTATTTTCAATTCTAAACCCTTCGATGATTTGTGTTTTTGGGAATTTAGTTTCACATGAATGTCCGGCAGTTAACACATATGAAGTACCTTGAGAAACTTCGCTATGAAATACATACGCTCCAGAGGAAACATACTGCATAACAGCTTTTTGACATTTTTCCTCTTTTGTTTCGGCATCAATCCCGCACCCCTCAACCTCAACAGAGTGCTTTATCTGAACAAAGGCATGTCGTGGTAATATTTCTTCTGAAACTTGGGGTTTATTGTTAACTGTTACGCAACCGCTGACACAACTTGTAAGTAAAAGTAACGATAATATAAGAAACTTGACGTAAATTGGTGATTTTTTTATCATAGTAAAGTAACTAGATTGAAAGGGGACTATTTATCCGTAGTAAATCAACACACTAGATTTGCTGTAAGGAATATCAATAACATGTTAAGCAGCACCATATTATCAGGATTACTGATACTTTCGTCACAAACTACAGAGTTTCCAGATATTTGGAAAAAGATAGAGGGCAAGTGGTCCTATATTGGACAAGTTAAAGAGGTAAAAGAAAAACCTCAGATTCTAGTTTGGATAGAAAAGAAAACAAAAAGCAAAACCAAAAACATAGTTACTAAAGAGATAAAAAAGATGCCATTCATCATTTTGTCTCCCAAAGGAGAGGTACTGGATCTAGAACCACTCCAATAAGGAGCGGTTTTATGTTTCGTGTTCCGAAAACTAAATTAAGAGTTACGCTGTTGGGAATATTGGCACTTTCGTGTGCTGTAGCCCTCCATTTTCAGATTAAAGCAAACAACCTATATCAAACCATAATTCCAAAGAAATCAACTTATTATACACCGGGACAAAATGACAATTGTAAATGGGTTGTCCACGTTAGTGATAAAATAACCACCGAACCAGGCTCTAATTCAGCCATACAAATTGGTATCCCTGATGTTATAAAAGATGGTTACATTGCCGGCATTTTACAGAATGCACCGGGCGATTCTCTTTTGTTTGCTTTTAAAATCCCAACACAATCTAAAAATAGTCCGCCGTTGATTATGACCCATGTCTATGATAAAGAACACCTCCCGCTTAAAAAAGCACGATTTCGAGTTTTTAATAGCACCGCCTTAACCATGGTTCTTTATAGTACTTATGAGGCTTGTATTGAGGCTACAATGGAATGAAACGTTGGGGTTTATTTTTTGTTCCCTTGGTTTTAACCGCCTGCCAGGCTTGTCTAGATGATGACCAGTTGGTTGCCTTGGAATGTTCACCCGGCACTGTTGAAGTGTGTGATCACAACGGACAGATCCTAACATCCCTTAATCCCAAAGATCCTCCTGAAAAAGCTGGTATTTGCAGGTACGGTGCTAGAACCTGTACGTTTGATGGGTGGACCGAGTGCATCGGAGCAGCAGGACCAGAAGAAGAAGTTTGTGATGGATTAGATAACGACTGTAATTTATTAATAGATGAAACGTTTCCAGAACAACATCAACTATGTGGATTTGTAGAGGGTGCTGATTATGGTGTTGGTATTTGCACCCCAGGTGTGATGAAATGTGATAATGGAAGTCTTTATTGCGATGGGCATGTTGGACCTTCGGAAGAAACCTGCGACGGCTTGGATAATAATTGTGATGGAACGGTTGATGAAGGAGTAGCTAATACTACGGCAATTGTCTGTTATGATGGTCCCGAAGGTTCAATGGCTATTGGCGAGTGTCGTGCGGGTGTTCGTTATTGTCAGGATGGTGGGTTTGATGGACCTTGCGATGGGCAAGTTCTTCCCGTTGAAGAAATCTGCGACAACCTTGATAACGACTGCGACGGCGAAGTAGACGAAGGTTTTGATACTCGTGGTGTAGATCTTGTTTTTGTTATTGATATTTCCGGCTCTTTTGATGATGAGATAGAGTCCATGATAGAAGGAATTACTCCGCTTTTAGATGATCCGATAACGAGCAACTTTCGGTTTGGTTTAGCAGTGATAGGCAGACAAAATTCAGGTGGCGGAACCCCGCTGACCACCCGACACTCTGAAATGGTAAATGATTTTGTTCCCGCTGATGAATTCCTGCAATATTTGCAGGCTATCCAATTAATGGATGATGGTGGTATTGAGCCATCAATAGATGTGACCTTGTGGTCGATGGAGGGTTTGTATCCTTTTTCGTGGACCACGGGGAACCAAAAAGTAATAATCTTAATGACTGATGAAATAGCTCAAACTATTACAGGAAGGAATGTAACTGAGGTTAATGATTATGCTGTTAATAATGGGTTTGAGATATTTGTTTTCGCTCTCCCCGAACACCATAATTCATTTTTGGGGATGGTAAGAGGAGAACAGAGTCGCCTTTATACTCCTGTGGTGAATTCAGAGACTGTTTTTATGCAGATCCGCCAGATCTTTGAAGATCTTTGTATTGGTCAGGGTGATCCATAGATAACACTTTAAAATCTATTTTTTTTGATTTCATTTTATACTCCCCTTTAACTGATTTATTATTAGGTTGATAACTGAATCTTTGTCTTGTTGAGATTTAGCATTATAAAAAGCCCAAGATGCAGAATTCTTTTTTGCATTTATTTCCTCTGACAAAGAAGTGATGTTGTTTTGCAACAATAAAAATGAACTTGGAGATAATTCAAACAAGTCAATGTTAAGCAGCCCAGCAAGATTCAACAAAGTTGCTAAATTATTTTCTTGATATGCCAAGGATGCTTCGGAAAACATTTCTGCTTTACTATTATCTCCAGTTTTGTCTGGGTGTGTTTTTTCTGCTATTTTTCTATATAATTTTCTAATATCATTGTTCTTTTTCTTTGTGTCTATTTCTTCTATTTCTTCTATTTCTTCTATTTCTTCTATTTCTTCTATTTCTTCTATTTCTTCTATTGTCTTTGTTTCTTCTATTGGTGAAGTCTTGCTAGAGAACAATGATTCATATTCATCAGGATATTTTTCTTTTATTGCTTCATTTATTTGTTTATCCATTTGTAAACATATGTCATCCACTTCCTCTTTTTCAAGAAGTAGAAAGGAATATTGGAGGCTAAGTTTTTTGAATTTGCGGGACATAATGTAAGCCTGTGTATAAGTGAATATTTTATACCGGCCAACTTCCCACTTCTAATTGTTCGACTCTAAGGATACCACCGCTAACTGAAATCATAAAATCTGCTAGGCTACCTAAGTTATCTGTTCCTTGTAAAACTATTCTGGGTATAGCTGCTGAATCAGCCGCTGTAGAAATAGCACTACTCGATACTATTAGTGCCGGCTTATATCCCCCCCCTTGTGCTAGGGAAATATTAGAGAAAGTAGCCAAACCGCTTCCGGTCATCGATCCAGATAATTTTAAAGATACAGAGTCATCATTAAGAATCAGATTTCCAAGCGTTGATCCAACAGAGCTTGAAAGAACACCGCCAGAATTAATCTTAGTAAGATTATCAATTACTAGACTTTGACCTGAAATACCACCAGCACCTGACATAACGCCAGCAACAGAGATCGATGCTTCTTCTGTTGTTAAAGATGCGAACGATGCAGCACCTGCACCAGAAACCGTAGTCTTAGCAACGAGCGATGCTGAAGTCTCAATACTGTTGTTACTAAGGATCTTATGCGTAAATACATTTATTTTTACTGCGCCCGAAACTGCTGACGGCGTAAAGCTTGCCGCAGTCAAGGTACCAGAAACATTTAGATTGTTAGTAAAAAGGTGCCCTAAAAAGGTAGCGCCGGCAGAAGAAGATATTGTGCCCGAAAGTGTTAGAGATCTAGCATCATCATTTAATATAAGATTTCCGAGAGTAGCCCCCACAGAACTCGACAAAACACCAGCATCAGAAGCTACTAGTCCTGTTGTGTTCTGTATAATTTTTCCGGTGGATCCGTCAAATCTAGCAATGGCATTATCAGTAGCCGAGCCGGGCCCGGTTACGTCCCCGGATCCAGCGCCGCCAAGTGCTGCGCTCAGATAGTTAAGAGCTTGGATAACGGAACCAGACGCATTACCAAAACTATCACTAAGATAGAAGCGACTCCATTCATTGGTGGTTAATCCGCTTAGTCCGCCAAGAACTGTTCCTGAAACTGGAAGTGCTAAAAACTCTTGTCCCGAGCCAGTGACAATTCCACCGAGCATTTCTGCATTTGCTATAAAAGAACCGCTTGCGCCTACCAGTCCGAAAGCCAATTAAATAACCCCTCTAGTGTTCTCCTTTCGTGGAGCCTTTAAATAAATAGTAAATAAAAAAAGAAGGGACCGAAGTCCCTTCTTTATAAAACAGATTGTTTTAAAACTTTAGACTGGTAACGCTGTTCCGTGAGTCAACTCGACAACCTGTAGCATTCCACCAGAGACTGAGATCATGAAATCCTTTAAAGCTCCTGCATCGTTGGTTCCTTGCAAAACCATCCTTGGAATGAGTGCAGCATTCGCCGCCGTGCTGATATCACTACTTGAGATGTAAAGAGCAGCCTTATGGTTACTGCCGTTTGCACTACCCGTGTTCGAGCAATGAACACCAGCGCCGACTCCGCCCGAAAGCGAGCCTTCACCATAGACTTTAACTGCGCCTTGCGATTCGAGCGAGCCCACCTGCGCTCCACCCGCAGCAACCAGGGCACCTGCGCTACTGATCGAGCCCTGTCCGCCAGCGACGGAGAGGCTTTGACCTTGGAGAGCGCCAGCACCAGAAACAACACCGGCAAGAGAGATCGTTGCCTCTTCAGTTGTTAAAGCTCCAAATGCACCCGGTCCAGCACCCGAAACAGTGGTTACTGCCGAAACCGCACCAGCTTGTGATATTATATCAGCGCCATTTATGGTCAACTTAGCACCAGCAAGCGATGAAGCACCAGAGATGCTTGTCACATTAGTTATAGCCTTTTCATCGGTAACAATGATTGAGTTGCCCAACTCCAGTGCCATTCCCGAAATTATCCCAGCGCCAGAGATTGCCCCGGCAACAGAAATTGTTGCTTCTTCTGTCGTCAGAGATGCACCAGCTACATTGCCAGCACCTGAAACTGTGGTCTTGGCTAACAGAGATGCCGAGGTTTCAATAGCATTATTACTGAGAATCTTGGATGTAAAAAGGTTTATTTTAATATTACCCGAGAGCGCAGTTGGCTGAAAGGTTTCAGCAGTCAAAGTACCGGAGACATTCATATCATTGGCGAAAAGATCTCCTAAGAAAGTACCACCGCCTGAAGATGAAACAACACCATTTTTATTAACATTAAATATATTAGCAACCTTGAGTGACTGACCTTGTACAGCACCTGCGCCTGACATAACACCGGCAACAGAAATTGTTGCTTCTTCTGTCGTCAGAGATGCACCAGCTACATTGCCAGCACCTGAAACTGTGGTTACTGCCGCAACCGCACCAGCGGTTGTAACAACATCGCTGTTTGCAATGGTGAGCTTTTGTCCTTGTACAGCACCTGCGCCTGACATAACACCGGCAACAGAAATTGTCGCTTCTTCGGTTGTTAGGCTCGCACCCTGTACGGCACCCGCACCAGAAACAACACCGGCAACAGAGATTGTTGCCTCTTCTGTCGTTAAAGATGCACCAGCTACATTGCCAGCACCCGAGACCGTAGTCTTGGCCACCAAAGATGACGAAGCAGCGAAAGATAAACCAGTAACAGCTTTTACAAAGTGTGCAGCACCAGAACCTGACACATCACCGTCGCTTTGTACCTTAAAGAGGTTGGCAACAGTAAGTGCTTGTCCTGAGACAGCACCAGCACCAGAAATAACACCTGCGGCTGTTATGGTAGCTTCCTCTGTCACTAGGTTCTGTCCACTGACAGCACCAGCACCAGAAACAGTGGTTGGAGCTACAAGAGCACCAGCCTGGGTTACAACATCCGTTCCGTTGATGGTTAGTTTTGCACCAGCCAGCGACGAAGCACCCGAAACAGTGGTTACTGCCGCAACCGCACCAGCGGTTGTAACAACATCGCTGTTTGCAATGGTGAGCTTTTGTCCTTGGACAGCGCCAGCACCGGAAATAACACCGGCAACAGAAATCGTTGCCTCTTCCGACGTCAGAGATGCACCAGCTACATTGCCAGCGCCTGAAACGTCGGTTCCAGCAATAACTTTGTTAGTGCCGGAAATTTGCCCATTAGCTGAGAATGTATAACTTTCACCCTCACCACCAGTGAACTCACCAGCGTCAGTAAAACTCACCAAAGTATTACTTTGAATAAGTTTACCAGTTGTACCATCAAAACGAACAACAGCGTTGTCAGTCGCTGAACTTGGTCCAGTAACATCACCATTGGTATCCTTCAATGCTCCGCTCAAGTAGTTAAGAGCTTGAATAATAGAACCAGAGGCGTTACCAAAACTATCACTAAGATAGAAGCGACTCCACTCGTTCGTGGTTAAATTACTTAATCCACCAAGAACTGTTCCTGAAACTGGAAGTGCTAAAAACTCCCCTGAAGAACCTGTGACAATTCCACCGACCATTGCCATGTTGGCCTGAAAAGAACCACTATCACCTGCTAAACCGAAAGCCATAAATATTTCCTCCTATAAACTTGGTCCTTAATTACAACAATTTGTAACTTGCAAAGTACAAAACCAATTAGGAGAGGTAACTGTATTAAATAGTGTTGGGCTATGGAAAGTGACGCTTAATTGTCGCCATATTTTCCTCTGCCTCAGTTAACTTTTCTGTCCAGTTTTTGATTTCATCGATTAATCCTGAATGTTCACCAATTCCGACAGAATTATTTAAGTAAACTTCTAGAACCGCCAAAGCCTCATCACGTTGGGCTTCGTAATGACTCAACGCTGCTTTAAGTAATTTATTCATCTTTTTTTTCCTCCAAGGCTTTTATTCTTTTTTCCATTTCTTTTACCTTGACTGCAAAAGCCTCCAAGGTAGAGATCATAGCCTCCTGCATTTCTTTAGTGTAAGCGATTGGATTAGGCATTTTTCTCTCCTTTATAAAATAGTGTGGAGCGGCTACTCGGGATCGAACCGAGATCATCAGCTTGGAAGGCTGAGGTAATAACCATTATACGATAGCCGCTTATGGTGCCCAAAGTAGGATTCGAACCTACGACCTGATGATTACAAATCAACTGCTCTCCCATCTGAGCTATTCGGGCATGGTAGGGGACCTGGGACTTGAACCCAGAACCTATCGATTATGAGTCGAGTGCTCTGACCAATTGAGCTAATCCCCCACAGTTATTATATTCCTTTTCTACAAGTTTTTTAAATGTTTTTTCGAGCCCTTTATTTACCTTGCGAGCATGAGGCATAATATCGTTTCTGATAATGCTTCTCATAAACTTTCTATCGGTATTCCCTGGGTCAATCATAAACGGCACATCCTTACGTTCGCACCAATCTTCTAGCGAGCGTTTAGAGGTGGAGATAAACGGTCTATAAACGTTTTGATTCTTGTAGGGCATAAGTTTACCCTGTCCGTGCAAAGAAGAGAATAAAAACCACTCAATCACATCGTCTAAGTTGTGACCCGAAACAATAGCCATGTCGAAACTGTGAAAGAACTTATAGCGTTCATCACGCCAATGCTCTTCAAGCGATTTTTTCGGAGGACACCCATTATAATTAATACCTACAACAAGAGGAATATCTCTATTATCGCAAAAGTTCTTTACAAATCTTTTACATTTTCGTCCGAAGTCTGTGCCGTGGTCAAAATAGACTGCGGTTACCTCATGGTTGTTGCTGAGAAAGTCTAGAATTGCCATGGAGTCTGGTCCGCCGCTGACAGCGACTCCTAATTCTCTCGGTAATTTTCCTAAGACTCGTAACATCTTAACCCCTTGGCGATCCCGGCAGGATTCGAACCTGCGACCCACGGCTTAGAAGGCCGTTGCTCTATCCAACTGAGCTACGGAACCATTTGGAGCGGATGATGGGATTCGAACCCACGACATTTTGATTGGCAACCAAACACTCTACCATCTGAGTTACATCCGCAAGTTTTGAAGAGTTTTCACCCGAACGATTACGGGATTCCTGTTAGTTTTGTATCTAACCCTACAAACCGTTTTCCACACGCAACTCTTCCAAGGTATGTGGTTACTGGAGGTAGGGACGCTGGCGTTTTCTAGCTGCCTGCCAGATCGGCTCCGGTTTACCCGTAACGCTTATCTTCGCCGGGTATTCTTCTTTTTCATATTCATCTGCCTTTCTCTTTCTCTTAGAATTGCTGTATAAAGCAAATACATAGACCCGCCAACAAAGGAAAGCCCAAAAAGAGTATGCAGTAACGAACTCACAGTCCGTAGATCCCAATCACGTCTTTGGCTTTGTCTTCAAGGATATTTCCACGAGGGAAGTTCCGAGCAGGAGCCTTCCAAGAGGCAGCCTTCCAAATCAAGCCGTCCTCTTTACTGACGAAGAACCAAACACTCTTGTGGTATTCACCTTCATCTTTATAGACCTTGTAAAACTTGCCGCCCTCGGACACTTTGACCTCGGGAGCACTCAAATTGGGAAGTCTCACTTTATAGTGCTCGTTGAGCATTTCTGCACACTCGCCAACAAAGTCTTGAAGGTGAAACTCAACTTCGGGATTTGCAATAGCCATCTTATCTAACCTCCTGTGCCCACATCGAGTGAGTAGCTGGAACTTGACTCCGAACCTGGCGCATAGCTTCGAGGTCGTTGCGGGCATGAACAGTGCGCTTGTGGACTGTTTGGTCCTGCTGGTCAACCCGGAGACAACCGTTAACGAGATGCCCCTTCATGAACTTAACACGGAACTTTTTAAGAGAGTTTGCCATGTTTCCTCCTTGTATCTTATATTATCACGACCTTGGCAGGTGTCAAGTTTTTTATGAAACTAACTCAAGGTCACGCTGGGAGTAGAAGGGGTTGTAGCGGTCTTCGCTACCATCGTACTGAACCTTGTAGTTCCCGCCGGCTTCGGCTTGGATCACCAAGGCAACCTTGCCTGCCAACTTCCAACGATTGTTGCGCTTGTTATCTTTGAAGCGCACTAGCGAACCGACCGAGTATTTGGGCGGCAGCGGAGCGAGCGTGTTGAGTGCTTGCGTAATGTTGTCATAAAAGCAGCCTGGAAAGTAGTCCGTGTGAGGGTCTGACTCTTCACCAGCACGCTTCACATGGGGAGCACTAATGCTGCCGTCCCTGTTGGTCCAAAATGACAGAAGCTGGTTGGAGCCTTCAAACTGAATGTAGACTTTGACCTGACCATTGTTGTGATAGTCATTCTGCTCAATGAAAACCTCACGGTCTACAATTTTAGCACGATTGCGAACTTTCTTGAGAGCGTTTTCTAACTTCATATCTCTCCCCCTTACATTAGTATATTATCATGGAAACAAAGGAAGTCAAGAAAAAAATGAAACCGGAGGACGGAATCGAACCGCCATTTTCAACCTTCCAATTAGGCTCCGGTGGTGAACCGAATCAGGATAATCAATCCATCATCTTATGTCTTTTATTTACCCGCTGATGAGACAGGTCAGGGAAGTCTTATCCAAATGATCAGTTCAGATTTCTTTCCCTTGTTGAGAAGGAAACAGTCATAAACTCAGAGCCGAGGGAGAGCATGATAACCGTCTCCATCTGTCAGTGCCGCCGCTACAGATCCCTAGGGCGAATGTCGTGGCTCGGCACTGAGTTTATGACTGTCTCTCCCTCCAACAGTATAATAGCACGGATTAGGGGATGGTCAAGTTTTTTATTGCTTCCAGTTAGGGAATTTTTTTCTATACGCACGAGCAATACAATTTACCCTCTCTGCGTATTCTAAAATCTTTTTTATATTTTTAGATTTCTGCCAGCCTGGTCCGCCATTATAGCAGGCAGCCAAGTTTAACCCTTTACAGGCTTTGTATTTTTTCATTTCCTTTAACACTACAGCAGCAGCGACAACACCATGACCAGGGCTTGACATATCAACCAAGAATTTTTTCTTTGAAGTATATCCCCACCTCTTACCCCAAAAATTATAATTAATCTGAAATATTCCGTAATCACCCGTGTGTGAAACTCTGTTAGCTTTTACTCGTGACTCAACCCAAGCAATCGCAATAAAATAATGAGGGTCTAAATCTAGTTTGTTTACTTGGTCTATTATAATAGCGGCGTTTGCTCGCTGATCCTCTTTAAAGTAAGACGGATAGCCATAACCAACCAATAAAGCTATTAATAACCAAGGCATTCAAAAGCCACCTGGGCAACTTTCAGGCATAGGAAAAGTAGCAATTGGTTCGCAAGCAACCAACTCCTTGGGGACCTCAAAAAAGTCCATATCAATCATAAAGGTCTCCACTGCTTCACGCAGGGTAGGAGCCCAAATGGTAAAGGTTACGCCACGGACTTCGAGTTGAAAGCAGTTCATTTATTTTTCCTTTCGTGAACGCTTGCTACGCATATATCGAAATTGTTCCTTCTGCAAATTTTGCAGAGTTAATTTGCTTTTGTTTTTTACCTTCTTCAGCAACTCTCGCTGCTTCTCTCCGTGCCTTGATCGCAGCCAAGCGATAAACATCGGTATTCCAAGCGGCAAAAATAGGGCTAATAGAATACCAACCAGTAGCGTAAATGCCGTAATCATTCATACATATTCCTGTAGCTGGATAATTAAATCAGCAGGTCCTTCCACATGATGGTATTTGTGGCACTTCATAGCAATGTCAAAATCATTACCATCTTTGCAAATTCTATCTCCAAAAAATACACACTGGTCTGGCGTTTCTGTCATATTTTTAAATGCATAACTTTTGTCCCAGCCGTCTCTTGTGATATCAATGGAAATTTGCCCGCCTAGGCGAAAAGAAAGTCCCCAGCCTTTAAACTCTTTTCTGAGGTGTTCTATAATTTTTTCTCTTTCTCCACTTTTCTTGTCCCATTTCACATAATCTTCTCGCTGGGCGGTTGTGCAGTTTCTCCCAACCACAGAAAAGTTAATTTGACTGTCTCGCCATTCTACAAATGTTCCTGTTTTAATTTTGGTATGAGTCTTGTAAGCGGTTTTGAGAAGGACATTAATAATGTGATTAATATCAGCCTCAGAATAATGATCTGTTAGAGTAACCTTGTGGATTAGTTCTGGTTCTATAGGCAGATTCTCGTCATCCATATCGAGATCACAATTCCACACTCTTGTCCCGTTACAGGCGTATATTCGGCTAAAGATATCCAAAAGAATATTTGGTGGAATTTGTTCTTCGATCTTGGCTAGGTCTGAGCCCGTAACAAGGTGTTTTTTAACACCTGTGGAGACATTTCTTAGTGCTTTGACAACATCTTCTGAGATTGGTTGCCTGGCATCTGTCAATGTTCCGTCCATGTCAAACAGTAATACTGCTGGTTTTATTCTCATAAAAATAACCCTCCCCCAAGTTTAGCAGTCAAGCTTGCAAGGTCTGTTGGCGGTAGCATAAGATACGCAATTGTATCATATTCATACTCATTACTTACATAGTATTTCTCATGAGCAGCGGAACCAAAATGATTAGTGCCAGGAAACAATAATATTGTATACACAATTATCTTTTGCCCGTCCTTATCAAGATCCCCATAAAAAGCATCAGTAATGACTCCTAACTTGTCGTGTCTTATTGCACGAACATATGTCCCCAAAGCCAGTGCCTCTTTGGGGTAAGGATCTTGCTTCATTGGGGCAAGTGAATCAAAAGCTTCTTTTAGCTTTTGAAACAAATCGCTATCTTTTTTACTGCTTTTCATTCTATTAATATATAACTAGCTTTTTGCTTTTATTCCCTTTTCTAATGTTCTGACCAGTTTGAAACTTGGTTGATGAGGTTGTTGATTTCTGGCTCAAGGTCAGCATCAACAATTCGCTCGCCCGAGCCGTCGTCTTTGTTGACACCCCAGTGGTAAACCCCGTGGGCAGCGGGGCTGAGTAGGGTCACGTTGTCACCCTTCCAGCCGCTGTCCTTGTTGACAGGACCACCGACCACACCGCTCACCAAACCGAACTGAGCCGGTTCCTTCTCAAAGTAGTTGTAGTGGCTTTGCTGCTTGATGTTTTGAGGAATCCGAAGGTAACCCTCTTGACCGTCAGGCTTACGAACCTTGATGATTGGACCTTTGAACCAACTGTCTAAGCGGCGAGGCGAACCATGGTCGTGGTCATAACCAGGGTCGGCAACCCGCTCCCAGTTGATGCCCATAACCATGCACATCTTTTGTTCGTAATCATCCTTGTCCATGCTCCAATCCCGAAGCCGCATCAGAGCGCCGGGAACGAGACCTGCTTTGCTCAGGCAGGCAGCGACAACTCGGTGAGCCAGACTTTGCATGGCATTGCAGTCCTTGCGGTGCTGCTTCTTGTGTTCGCAGGTACGAGCGTTATGTCCGCCCTCGCCGCAGAAGCCGCAGGTGCGGCCACGCTTGTTCTTGCGAGCCTGGGCAATCTTGCGCACTTCAAGCTCTTCCCAATACCACCGCTCACGGTAGTTAACTTCGTCCTCGGCGTTGCCGGCAGCACTGGCTGCCTCGTTGATCTTGGTGATCCAAGAAGTGGAAGCGTAAGCACGCTCATCTTCCGAAAGCACGATGCCGTACTTCTCCCCAAGGCTCTCAACTCTGGCGTGGGCTGCTTTGATTGCTGGGCAGCCACGGCGATTGTGACCCCAATCCCCACAAGCCTGACATTGGTTGGTACGACCCATATCTCTCTCCCTTACATATGTATAGTATCATGGATTAGGGGTCTGTCAACTTTTTTAGGGACAAAAGTGGGCAAAAATATGACTTTTTCGGCTATTTTAGCTAAAGTACTGAAAATACTGGGTTTTTTTCTAACTATCTCGCCATAAGTTGTTTGCGGCGAACTTTATGACCTCTTCTGCTGAGTTTTCGTCGTATCCATACTCATCAATCAAGGTTTTTACCATTTCATTGTACTTTCCTTGCTGTTTTTTGTCTCTAGACTTGGATTTGGTCACAATTCGTGAAATTTGCTTGACTGAAGAGGTCAATTTACTCTCAATTGCCTCTTTGAGTGGCGCATACGACTGCCAATCGACTTTTTCGCCTCTCCGAAGCTTAGAAAACATGTATGCAGTGATATCAACTCGGAAATTCTCTTTAGAAGTACCAGTAATTCCAATTTGTTCCTCAATTGACTCCATAAATTTGTCATCTGGTGTTATTTCTTCGTTTGTGATGGCATCTTTAACAGTGGACATGTTCACATATGCTTCTGCATGGTCCAGATAGTTGTTAAATAAGGCTTCTGCCTGTTCATCATAGGCAGAAACGAATGCTTTTGTGATTTCTTTCTCTAAGATATTCAAATATTCATCGTGAAGGGTCTTTCCAAGGAAATCAAGGTACCGATTTCTATCGTCTTCTACCACTATTTGGTCTTTGACTTGCTTTATAAGCGTTTCTCGGATGGATATGGGGGTTACCATATTTTTCTCACTATCTGACAATGCCGAATCAATTGCTTTCATGATGAATCTTGTAGAGATCCCGGTCATCCCTTCATCTCGTGCCTCATCTCTCAAGTCATTAATGTCTATTTTCTTTACATGCCCCTTTTCGATCACATCTTTACCATCATATAATTTCATCTTAGTAAGAGCATCTACTTTATTGGACGGACGCAATCGACTTAACACAGCAAACATCGAAGCAATCTCAAGTGTATGCGGTGCAATGTGACCATCGAAGTCAGATAGTCCCAACATTTTTTCATAAATCTTTATTTCTTCAGTTACTTCCAAACAGTACGGCACATTTACTCTAACTATTCTATCCAAGATAGCTTCATTTGTATTTTCTGACTTAAACTTGTTCCATTCCGCCTCATTACAGTGCGCCAAGATAACCCCATCAAAATATATCATGGGACCTTTTCCTGGCGAAGGAACAGCTTTCTCTTGAGTGGCAGTAATCATGGTGTGTAAGAATTCAATTTCGTTTTTAAAGACTTCAACGAACTCTACGATACCTCTATTTCCAACATTAAACGCCCCGTTTAAAGAAAGGACCCTGGGGTCATCTTCGGGGTATAAATCTAATTTGGATATATCTTCGCTGCCGACCAAAATTGTCACATCCTGACTATTTGCGTCCATTGGTGGAACAACTCCTACACCACGTCTACCACGAACAGAAAAAGATGACTGCGTAATGGGCATTGATGTATAATCGCTGCCAAATTCTTCCTTTAATCTAAACCTACAAACAGGACACAAGTCCCCCTCAATGCGAATCCCATATATTTTTTGAAACTCCTCCCGAAGAGAGCGAGGAATGAGGTGGAGGGGTTCCTCGTGGACAGGACACCCATCAATGTGATACATTGGATCACATTCTTCCAGGGCTCCTTTAATGTGTTCCATCAGTGCAGACTTGCCAGCACCAACTGGGCCCAGCAGTAAAAGAACCTGGCGACTTTCTTCTCCCTTCAGTGCTGCTGAACGGAGGAACCTCATAATCTTTGCTAGAGATCTCTCCATTCCAAAAAACTTGCTTTGGAAATAATCATATGTTCTTATCTTCTCGCCGTTGAAAAGTTTATTACAACGATCCGAAGATTTTGACATCTTTGTAATGCCATGGTTTATGATGGCATCAAATAGTCTTCGGTGGGCGAGTTTAGAAACCCCAATGTCTTCTTCTATTATTTTAAGATAATCGGACAATGTTCCACGAAACTTATTCTTTTTCTTTTTTTCACGGTGTTTGCCAACAAGTTTCAGAAACTTATCAGATTTGTTATTTCTTGTCATCTATCAAAACTCCCAAAGATCGTCTTCTATTATTGTAGTGAATCTTACCCCACCTTCCCACAAATTGTTAATGTGCTCAAACACTTTATTTGCTTCTGTCAATTCTAGATCCCTTCCATCATGCACATGTTTTAAAATTAGTGTGCCATCTTGTAGCAATTCTTCCACAACTATAACAGGTATAGAATTGAGACCTACATTCCTAATTAGGTCGTCCCGAATAGTTCTCCAAGTATCTTCCGCAGAAACTTCAGTTATTCTATTGATCCCTTCGCTCTTATTAAATGCATAACTAAACAAATTCAGTTCCTTACATAAATCATAGTTAAGATGTGTTTTTAAAAATGTCTCATCGTTACAAGTTTCTCTTATACGCATACATTCTTCAAATCCTTTGTGTTTCTCAATATATTTAAACATCTTAAAGCCTAGGTGGTAGGGGTTTATTCTTCCCAGATGTGCCCTTACTACTTGGTTATGTAGTCGAATAAAAGAAATGTGATATTCATCGGGAAGCCTAAGAGCATTAACTATTTTTTCATGTATAAAACAAGCCCAACCCTCATTCATAATCTTAGTACAAGCTTGTGGAACAAAATAACGTGATTGCTGCTCAATAATGTTGATTATGTCTATTTCCCAATTCTCAAGAAATCGATTGTGATCAGCAATAAACCTAAGAACATTTTGATCAGGCTCTAGCGGTATTTTTTCTAAATCAAAATTGTCCCAATAGCCGGTCTTATCATTAAGCATCAGTTGTTGATAATAGTTTTTCAGTTTTTTGGGATCTCTTCGTTTAACTCCCGGCGTTCTCGGAACTTGAAATTGGATGGCGTGACAGGCATCAATAATTTTCTCTACTTTGTCTATACCAATGTTCGGGTCTTCCATGTATTTTTTGATACGTTTACCGGCAGCTTTAAAACGGTCTAAGGCGGTATCCGCCCCGGTCTCAGCAAACATACGGTTGTTCTTAAAAAAGTCACTGTGACCGACACAATGTGCCATTGTAAGTATGTGGGTGGCCATCGGATTTTCGGTCATGAGATATGAGATGCTCGGGTTGGAATTAATAATCATCTCATAAGGCAGACCAGACATTCCCAAATTGTATTCTGTCTGGATTCTATCAAATGCTTTTCCATATGACCAATGGCGATAATGTGTGGGTAGCCCTGTGTATGCCATATGTCCAATCATTTCTTTATAGTCACATATTTCATACTCAATAGGATACCAGTCAAGATCCATTGCTTGGCCAAGCGCACAAATCTTTGTATCCCATTCATGAAGCTCTTCCATAGACCAATCAGACATTATTATTTCCCCCGAACAATTTTTTAAAGGAAGCCCATATGTCCTTATGGTTCACAATCCTTATTCGCTTAAAGTCTTTATCTTCTATCAGCTTTAGCCAGTCCCATAATTTCTTTTCTGCTTTACCTGAAAATAAGTAAGCATCACTTACTCCTCTCATTTCTCCAATCTCGGTGTAACACATCATTTGGTTTATATCTTTTAACTTTCGAAAGTTGGCTAGAGATTCTTTATTGTCGATTGGCCAATTGTCTCCATCCCCACAATAAAAAGTATACAAGTTCCAGTTATTAGGATGATATCGTTTCTCAATAATCTCTTCAACCTTTTTTAATCCAGTAGAGACAAGTGTTCCGCCATTAGGAACCTGTGTAAAAAATTGTTCCTCGTTTACTTCGTTGGCTTCCGCAGTATGGGACACAAAAATAACATCTATCGCCGAATAACGATGATTTAGAAATTGATAAAGGAGAAAGAAAAAGCTTCGAGCAAGATATTTTTTTGCCTTTGTCATAGATCCTGACACGTCCATAATAAAAAACACAGCAGCCGTCGTGTTTTCTTTTTGCACTGGGGCTATATGTTTATAACGTAAGTCGCTGTCGTGAAATGTAAATCTCTCTTCACTATTAGGATCATAAGTACCTGCCTTTATGGCAGCCTTCTTTCTTCTAATCTTTTGTTTTATAGTTTCTTTTTTTGATAAACGTGGACGGATTCCATAGGGTCGCTTACCTTTGCGTTTGACTTTCTCTTCGGTGATAAATTTAAATTTCTTTTTCTCCAACTCAGGGAGGTTTAGATCGTTGAATAGATATTCCGCTAGCTCTTCTAGGCTCATTTCTATTTCATACATTTCCTCGCCGGCTTCTTTGCCGGGCTTGTTTCCTTGACTTTGTGTGGGAGCTTGTTTCTTTCCGATCCTCTGTCCTTTATTTATGTTTTTACCTTGGGCAGATCCAACTCGTTTATTTTTTTCATTGGCTCCGAAAACAAATCTGTGCTCTTTGATCCCTTTTACTGGGATCCTTATTTTCTTTTTTCCGCTTTGCCCGATGATGCTTTCTTCGGCTACAACATCTTTAACACTGTCTTTAATCGCTTTTTCAATTTTTTTACGATGCCGTGATCTATCAGCCGATGCTCTGTCCGCAATTGTTTTGTGTTCTCGGAAAATACTCATCTTAATATAAGTAGTTTCTACTAAAAAGTTAGGCTAATGTGAGTTCTGAAAGTTCTATCTCGTGTGTGTTGCCGTCGGGATCTCGAACAATAGCAACGCCCAATGCTGCACCAGGGCTTGTAATAAGCTCAACAACTTCTCCAGTCATCATCATTCTTTCGTAATCAACTTTCTCTCGACCGCTTGCTGTGGTCTTAATCACTTTTGCTAACACATTCCAGTGTACAGAAGCACCAGGCTGAAAATCCTTCTCTAGCCCGAAGGCTTCTTGGAGTTCTTCTTTGATAATCGTTCTCAATAAGGCTTTTGTAATTTTCATTGTTATCTATACCCGGTTGGGTCTCCGTCTGGATGGTTCTGCTTATAGACCTGATTTATATAGGTTTCAAAATCTTTTATCGTCGTTTTCCTTGTGCTCCGCATAAGTGAGGCGAGCATCTCAACAGTTTTTCGGGCTTCGGGGTTTTTGCCGGCGTTATGAAGGGAGTTATCAATATCCCTATAAAAACGACCCGCTCCATCTGGCTGACCAGCAAGATTTCGGAACATTACCTTACCTAAATCCTTGCGGTCGCTTTCTTCTCTATAGCCAACTTTACCTTGTACGCTGGCTCCTTCAAACTGCTCTTTCCCAGCAAGAATGTCTTGGGCTGCTTGGACAAACAAAAAGATTTCATCTTCGCCGAACTCTTTTCTTTCTCCCCTCTTTTTCCGAGCGGCCATAGAATCGGCACCGAGTGGCTCTGGCGGCTCACCAACTTTTACACCAGACTTCTCTAGTTCTACCAAAAAGTCAGACAAACTGGTGATGGCTTTTCGCTTTCCAACTTCAACGTGCGGATATGTGCTTTGGTCTATGTGAATATAATAAGGAATATTTCTTTGTTCCGCCACAGCCACGCCTCGTTGTAATCCGTCCAATTGCCACCAGGCAATACTACTTCGGGCCCGTCGTTCTATTTTACCTGAGAACATATCCTTTTCCTTTTTATAAATCGGAATAGCAAAATGTATCTCATCAATGTAGGTGTCGGCATCATCAATATAGGGTTCGTCTAGAAGGATTCTATCTTCTGCCTCAAAACCTTCTATAGACCCCGGCTCATCAACATTGGCTGCTTTCTTAGATGACCTGCCCCGTTTTGGATCAGCCCAATAATCAACAGGGACTCCTTTATATTTTTGGGACAAAGCCCGGCCATCCAATTTGAAAATAGCCCCTTGTGGATAGTTGCCGGTGTAAGCATTTGCTGGTGTTCTTGCGGTGGAAAAATAATAAAGCTTACCCTTACCTAACTCAGCCTCCACCTCTTTGGTAAATCCACCTGACGCCATGAACCTATTCTCTTCAAGTATCTTGGCTGCTTTTTCAACACCGGCAGTATAATGATAGACAACATCGGTGATGCCTTCCTTCAGGAACTTGCGCCAGTTTTCCATCAGGAGTTTCATGGTTTATACAAGACCTCCAAAATCTGACCAGTCTCCCATTTGTGCTACATTTAAAGTTTTCCTATCTTCTCTATATGCCATAAATTTCTGAATCAATGTCTTAATATCTGAAATATCGCCGAACAACTCTTTCAACGCAACCACTGGGTTATCCAGCAATTTAAGAACACTCTGTATTAACTCTGGCATTTTTGCTACTTTGTCAACAATAAAACCCCCTGTCATTTTTGCAATTGTGGTAAAAATCATGACTGCGAGATCGAAGTGTTTGTTTGTCATCAGCAATCTCAGTGCGCTTTGTTCTTTCCTAGATTGCCATTTTCCAAGGAGTCCTTTATCTCTCAGACCTTGAAGGAAGGCTTGCATTTTCTTGCCCATAAACTGAACAAATTCTTTAATTTTTTCCGCCGTCCAATCTTTCATGTCGTTAATAACGCCCATGACTGCCTGTTTGGCATCTCTACCTTTAGAGACGGCCCAATCTATAAACCCTTCCTCAAGAACAACAAAGTGTTTATTAAAAAATTCATCAAACTCCTGTTCCCATAAAAGCCGCTGCTCATAGAGTCGCCAGTTTTCCATTATAAGTTTGTGTTTCATTATTGAGCCCTCGGGTATCTATCAAATAAATAGTTCGCCCAGCGTGTTTGCACCTTCTCCATCAACTCTGCAAGTTTTGCAGGGTCGTGCTCGTAGTACAATCCTGTATTGTAGATAATATTGAGAACTCGCTCCAACACATTTGTAGCGGGCTTTCGGAAACTCTTTGCCTTTTTATAGATGCCAGCCACATGAGCCTTCACCTCAGCATCCGAAAGGTAATATTCCTCCGCTGTCTCCAAGTCTTTCCACACCTCTCGGTCGGGTACTGCTCGCTGTACAGCCATCAACTCTTCGGTGCTCTGGGAACTGTGCTCCAACTCGTGGCGGAAGGTCTCCTTTAACTCCGCAACCAAGCGGGACATAAAAGAATAATCTTCATCATACCGAGGAGGTAAAGTAATGTTTACATAAATGTCGGAAGTCTTACGCTGCTCATCATCAGCATCTAAATCAAACTCATAAGAGCCATCACTAGAAACATATTCACCTTCTCTCATCTTAATGATAATCGTTCTCAAGTAGTCTATGTCATCTGTAATCTCGGGAACGTCCAGTGCGAAGTCAACTCTGCCGTTAGTGTTAAAAGCTTCTCTGACCGATTCGTCTTTGATGGCGTTTATGGTTTCCCTGCTAGCCATGGTAGCATAGCGATCAAGGGCTCTGCCTCTGACGATCTCTTCCATTATTAATTCTCTGAGGATTTCTATCATCTTACGGAGTCGTGCGGATTGCCTGTGAGATTTCCAATCGTTATGTGAAAGACTCGTTCGGGTTCTGGGTCTGTATTCTGGCTGCCGAGAAGCTCCATGACCTGCCTTACATAATCTCTCATCTCGTCCTGATTTAAAAGCCTAGTAGCCCATGATTCTTTGCCGGGAGATTTTCTCTGGAAAACTCTGGGTTCTATCTCTATAGAAGGCGGGGGCGGGAAGTCTATTTCTTTTAGTTGCTTCTTAAACGGCTTTAAGATACTTTGATGAATCAAGGTAACATGGAGATCTTTTTCTTCTAAGGGGACCCCATATTCTGGGAGTGTGTCTTGCATCTCTTGCACTTGTGCAATTATTGCAGGGTCTGGTTTAATCATCAGAATGCCTCTGTACTTTACTTCTCCCTCCGAGAGGAATTTTCTCCACTCCCTCATTAGATGTTTCATTTATCGAAGACCTTTAAGATTTTGACTGGTGTGGCTATGAACTCGTTCCACAAAGATGTTCTCAGTTCACCATTGCAATCGTCTTCCAGATTGGTGCAGAGATTATTTTTATCTTTTCCTGGGTATCCCATGCGATGAAGATTGACGCACTTTCTTCCACTACTAACAGAATAAGATTTTACATCACTGCGAAAACCGGCACGAACGTTTCCTTCGAACTTCATTATCTTATTTGATTTTTTGCGAAAGAAATCACGCTGCGCTACTGTATAGGCAGAAATGTCGAAAGGGTCACCGCCATCAATTGCTCTCTGGATTCTTTCGACCCCTTCCTCGTGTGTGTAATGATATAATATTTTTGGATTGTTGGTTGATCCATATACTTGCTCAGTGAAAGCATCATCTACCAAGACGTATGGTTCGAGATCTCCACGAGAATAAAAGTAGGCAAATCGAAGTTCGCTGATGTCATCAAAATATATTTTAAACTCTTGTTCTAAACCCCAGAACCTATGGTTAACAAAATCCTCAATATGATCAAGGACATTTTTACTTGTTAAGAGTTCGTACCTCTCTACATCAACATTTAATTGGAAACCATAAAAATCTTTTATAAGAGATACTAACTCTTCGGGTCCCACAAGCTCTCCATGACTATGGCTAATATAATGACCGTCTTTTTGGAACTTTAGGATTGTATTAACAAAGGCTTCCCACTCGACAAGTGTACGGAAAGCCTTTTCCGGCTTCACATATCCGTGAACATAAATCTTTTTAAGTACTTCTTCATTGATGAACACTCGCCATCGGTCCATTAGTTTTTTCATTGTTTTGGCGGACCTGATTCACCGCCATCGGAAGCTTCTTCGGTAAATGGGGCAGTGTTTGGATTTTTACCAGATTTTGTTTTCTTTATCATGTCCTTAAAAGAACGACGATAAATTTTTTGCATCTTACCTTCTTCGGCTGCTTCTTTTATAACTTCCTTGATGAAGTCTCTAAGCTCACTTAGATTCACTTTCTTCTTTTTCCTGCTCTTTAATCTTTTGCATAACCTTTTCGGTTATTGATTGAGAACGTGCATTTTCTCGCAATGCATCTCTTATTGTCTTCCAGAGCTTAGTTTTAGTAATCATTTTAAAACCTCCGTAGGTATAGATAAATAGTTTTGTTTTTTTATTGACCGCCATCAAAGAGAGCTTTTATTGGATGCAAGGCAAGAACCTTGTTGCCCTTGGTATAATAGCCGATGCTTTCGACCACATATTGCCGCTCACTTAGGCGGGGATAAAAATGAACCTTTACCTCGTAATGTGTCCTAGTCGATAGTTGGGTGTCGGGCAAGATCTGCAAAGTTTGCAGACCAGAAGCTCGGTCTCTAAGTGTGTCGTAAGTAAGGTTGAGGGCAGTGAAGTGAGCGAGCCCGCTCGCCGCCGAAATTTTTGCTTGGTTGATACGCCGTGTATTGCCGGCAATCATCATTTCCATATTGACGGTAGAAAATAATAACATTGCACTCATACCAATGAACACAGACATAACAAGAACTATAATAAGAGTAACGCCTCTACGGCTCGACATTCATCATCCTGTCTCGTCTAGGCGGAGAAGATACTCCATTAACGAGTTGGAAGCTTTCCTTGAGTTTTAAGTTGTCCTCAACCCACCGAGCGGTGCGGGCTTTACAGATGGTTGCCGGCACATGGCGAGCGAGACACTGCGCCTCCTTTGCCTTCACAACCTCACAATAGCATCGCACTCGATTTTTTAATTCCAATTCAGGTGATAGACTTACGCCTTGAGGTAGAACTTGATTTGTTCCAGGCACCCATTTAGGGCATTGGATTTGCTCAACTTTATAGGCTTGATTAAACATATTTGCAAATACTAGTAAAATCAATGACTTATATAACATTACTCTTCTTTCTCTTCGTGCCAAAGAATTGTGAACATCTCTTCATCGGTAAAAACCGTCTCATTGATGTTCCCGCCATCGATAGGGATAGTGCTATCTCGGTGGAAGTTTTTTATTTTTACTTGTTTTTTGTCAAAAAGGATTGTGTACTCTCGGCATTGGTCAGAATAATCACCAATGCATTTATCAACATTTAATACAACACCCATCTTGCCGACAAGATCAGGATAGAATTCATTAACGTTACTTGATATTCTAACCAAGTGCCCCAAAGTTACGGGACCCTTATCTTCAATCAGGTTCATCTAGCTTCTCTTTTCTCTTCTCATTTGCGGGCACCCCAAAGAACGCCGAAGCGACAATGGCAGCACACCCAAATGATAACACGCACACAAGTAAAACGTTAACTAGAATTTCAGCAAATAACAACATAAGTCCTTCCAAATTTTTTTCTAGAAATTTTTATCACCATTAGCTTTGGAAACTAACAAGAACTGATCATAGCTCCAAAGGTGTTCCTCGCCAGTAGAGCAGACAACGCCATAAAAGAATCGGGGACTAGTTGGCAACTCGTTCGTGACCAGTACTAAGCCGGCAGTAGCAGGCAGATCACGGAAGACTTCCGAACCCTTCCTAACCCGAACAAGATCGCCAACCTTAAAGTCTCTGCTCAAAGTATATCCCTTCTTGGCTGGCAAAGCACGCCCTTACGGCGAAAGAGTATGCCAATATATTAATCATTCGAAACCTTCCGAACCTGATGGCTAAAAAACCATAAGGGTTTATCGGGATTGCTGGGGAACTGCACTCGAAGCTGAGGAACACTGCCTTGCTCGGCTAGAACCTCAACAACGAGACCGATCTCCTGCTTGCGGTCACTTGCACGAGGATGCTGGAAAGATCCCCCATGCCTACGGCGCTGGACAATATCCCCAACCTTCACCGAACGGTTCCCCATGCGCCGCTTAAATGTTTTCCCGCAATTTCACTGCTCATGCCTTTATTAGTCCTTCTTGGATCATATCGTAAGCTGTGCGCCCATAGTGCCCTTGTAAGTTCCATGCAAGCCCGCTGTCAACTAGCTCTTGGAAGAGTTTAATGGTTTGCTTCTTGTCCAACTCTCCTTGCTCGTATTTCATGATGCTAGTATATAGCTCTGTGTTGTTAGTTGAGTTTGTGTTTGTCATTTTTATCTTCACTCCTTTTTATGACAAGTTTAGTAATGCAGGCATCTGGCACCCAATAAGCTTTCCCCATGAACAAAACTCTATGCCTGCCATGGTAGCCCATTTCTGCGAGCACTCCAATGCCGCCAATCTGTCCTCCTACTCTTCCATAGGAAAACTCTACTAAGTCTCCAACTTTCATTTTTTTCTTTCTTCCCTTGGTATTAGGTTGAGTTCTGTTTCTTTTAAGATTTGATTGCCGCTGGCAGCTATGTTAACTTCATAATAAGAGCAGCCATGTTCTAGAACGTCTGGATCTCCTGTTAGAGCTTTCCCGAGGTATTGGACAATGATGCCAACAGATCCTCTTAGAGATATAATAGATGCATTCTTTTTTACTTCTACCAAATCTCCAGCCTTCACTAGGCATTCCCCAAGGACTGCCACCAAACTGGGAGAGGATAGGTACCGTGTGTTACCGGATCCCAAAAGGTGTCCTCTTCTAGAAGAACATCATAAGCAGCCAGAATGAGTGGAGGTAATGATCCCCAACTTTGGTCTGTCTCATTGATACGATTGATGAGGATTTTATTATTTTCCATTTTCTATCCTTCGTTTTTAATTCTGGAAAAATTTCGGTGTGTGTCACGAATGTACTTAGCGCAGGCAGACCGCACCCAGGGGGTAGGGACATAGATTAGGGGGCAGGCAAGGGCTGGCATACCACTAGTATACTATAGCTAGCATGTGCTGTCAAGTATTAAAAGCAGGGTGCTGGCTGTAGTTGTGACTCTCTCCTATTGTTTTAATACTTTTAATTGCTTCCCGCAAAATCAATCGATCTGGATTACCTTCTCGTTGGTCTTGAAGTAGGGACGGCTGGCACCACGCTCATCCGTCATCCACATCCGTTGAGCCTTGCAGGCTTTGGGCTTGGGAGCTTCCATGTCCGTCAGAATAATGACACCATCAAAGCTGTTAGCGTTGACGTAATCGGTGGGAGCGTTGAAGCAGGTTCCCCCGCAGAGCACACGCTCGGCTGGCTTGCTCTGACCTTTCTTCCAAACGTAGACCTTGCTCTCGTCAACATCCGTATCGAAGGGCACCACCGTGAACTCTGCCAGCTTGGCTAGCTTGTTGAGTTCTCCGAAGAACTGTGACAGCATGTCATCGCTGACAGAGCCGGACTGGTCAATGGCGATGGCAATCTTTGCCTGCCGCTGGGTCTTCTTGCCTGGGTGAATGTAGGCATACCGCTTGTTGATCCGCTTGACGCTGGACCTGCGGCTGGCACGCTGGGAGGTCTTGATGAAGTACCTCAGTACCTTCTTCCAGTCTACCTTGGTCTCCAGTCGTTTTAAGATTTCTTGTTTTACTTCCCCGCTCATTGAGCCCCAGCCTTTGGCAGACTGGCTAGCCTCTTGGGCAGCATCCTTCATGGCTTGCTTGAGGCGTTCCTTTGCCATCTGATTGGCTGCCTGCTGGGCAGGGCTGTCAGCGTTGTCATCCCAACCGGAGTGATCATCAAAGCTGCCAGGGTTGCCAGCACTAGGCTGACCCTCGCCACCGGACTCACCGCTAGCATCGCCCTCACCGCTCTCAGAGCTATCACCTTCGCCCTCACCCTCTTCACTCTTGGGCAGGTTGGCAAGGTACCACTCAGCGGTCTTGTGTAGTGGAAGATCTTCGAAGGGACCGACACCAGGCATACATGCCATCTCGGGCAGTTCACCTTGGAGGTGGCTGTTGATAGCCAGGTCAGCAGCAATGTTCCAAGCCTTGTGAGGAACTCCCTCTGGCTTACGGCTGGTGACATGCTCGAAGATCAAGTGGTAGAACTCATGCTTGAGAACACCACGAACCTGCTCTTCAGGCAGGCTGGCAAAGAAGTCAGGGTTGTAGATCATCTCAAACTGAGCAGAGTCGGGATCAACCCGAACACCAGCAGTTGGGATGCCATAGTCGGCACGCTTCTCAATCTTGCGGCTGAGTGCAGCAAAGAACGGCTCATCCATGAGCAGTCGGTAAGCGTGCAGTTTAAGGTCAAAGCTCATGCTGTCCCTCTCTCCACTAGTATAATAGCATTGATCCAGTGTTTGTCAACTTTTTATTGCTGCCCTCAAAACAGAAAGCCCAGCTTGCGCCGGGCTCCTGACCTGGGATGAGAGAGAGTTAGGCTCCCAGGATTTTGGAGAGGTGGGCACCGACAGCACCTTCGTTGGCACCGTGGAACTTCACCACATTGTCTTGGACACCGGCTTGGGAGATCACTCCCCAAAGCTTCATGGCAGCCTCGCTGGGCAGCGTCACGAAGTAGTTGGCAAGGTTCTCAAGGTGACCCTCGCTGAGTTCAGCCTTGAGGATTTCTTCAGCCTCGACCTTTTCGATCAAGGCGCAGTGTTCATTCAGGGAGAAAGCAGCCAGGGCTTCCACCCGCTCACCTTCGAGCAGTTGCTCAACCGTGACAACCCGCTCGTAGTTCTTAGCGTAGTCGTTGAGAGCGACAGCAGCTTCGAAGCCGACGAAGCTCTGAGCCAGGTTAAACATTGCAGGGCTGGCTTCCAAAGCGTCTGCCTGCTTCAGCACCTTGTCAAGGCGATCCCAAGACCGACGGCTGGGATACCGCTTGTTCGGCTCAATGTCACCGTTGTGCTCAAGGTGGGCACGGTTTTGGTTGATGAAGTCCCAAATGAGACCGTCAACATTGTTCTTAGCCCATGCGAGCCAATCTTCTACCGTGGGCTCAATGTCCCAAACAGACCAGCGGTCAAGTTCCGCAGGATCCATCTCATTCACTTGGTAGTTCTCGCCGTGTTCCCCGCCGTTGACGGCAGCGAAGATCAGCGTATCGTCGTGAAGGTTGTGACCGTTGAGCTTCCGGCTGTCCGTCAACTCAAAGATTCCTTGGCGAACTTCCAAGGTAGCACGGTCAACCTCATCGAGGAACAAGACCACCGGCTCTTCACAAGCCTGCTTAAACCAATCAGGAGGATTGAAGGCGGTGCGATTGCCTTCGATGCTAGGCAGACCAACCAAGTCACCCTCGGTCATCTGGCTGGCACGACGCTCAACAACAGGCAAGCCGGCAGCGGCAGCCAACTGATAAACAACTTGGCTCTTACCAATACCGTGGCGACCACGGAGAAGAACCGGCAATCGAGCAGCACTCACGCTGGGTGCTAGGCTCACAAAAGTCTTGAAGTCTACAGACATTTAGTGTCTCCCTCTCTCATAAGTATATTAGCATGGATACACAGTCTGTCAACTTTTTATGTGCTTTTTTCTCACTTTTCTTTGCCCTTGACTGCTATCGATTATACATGTATTAGGCACATTCAGACAAACGCTGACAAAAGCAGACAATGGCTGGCAATAGCATAATCCCTTGATAACGCTTTATTTTCTGTATCTAATGGCTGCGTTAGATTGTAAAAACAATCACTTATAAATAATACAACTTTTGCAGTCATTATCCAGCATTTGTTGAACAAAAGGCTGAACAGTTATCTAAAAGAACAAGAAGTAGCCAACAGCGCAGCCAATAGTTACACCAGCAGCAACCATAACGAGCACCTCTAGCAATACCATGTTGCTACGCTTACCTATGTTGTTCTTTACTCTATCTACTACTCTTTTGAGACTGTCTTTACTCATCCCTATTCTCCCTGTTGTGTTTCTCTATAGCTTCCATAACAAAGTTAACAAAGCTGTGTATTGCTCTGCCTGTAAGGAATCCTGCTGTTATTACTACTAGTCCTATTAGAAGTGATTGCATTTTATTTTTGTGTGCCTTTCTTGTTGTAGCGGGCGGCCTCTTGCTCTCCTTTGCGGAGGATTTCCGATACAGTTGGTCCGCTAGAAATCCGGGTTAATTTGTGTCCACATATTGGGCAGTGGTGCGGACCTTCTTCGAAAACGAACTCGAATACACACTTGTCTTTAAGACCGTTGTTGACTTCTTCGCCATGCTCGCAGCGATATAGGAACTCGAACTTCACCGCTTTAGAATTCCTCGCAAGTTGGTTGCAGCGGGTCGCAGTCAAGTGGTGATAGCCAACCATTCTCAGAGGGGTTTCTGATGATGTAATGGCGAACCTTGTGGTAACCCTCATTCAGGTCAGAAACTGACAGTAGTTGCTCTTCTGTCTGTACTCCGAAAACAAACTTGCAAACGTTGACACCACGCTGGGCTATCTCTTTAATCTTCTTATCATCTACTGTGTCCCCTCGATGCAGGAACAAGGCAACCTTGCAATAGCGGGTGAACTTCTCCATCTCTTTATTGTGAAGGCTCAGTCGCTGACAGCATTCGTGGGATGTATAGTGTTTGACTGGGGCAATCTTACAGCCTCCGACTGCTGTGAGAAATAGGGAGGTCAGAATAATATATTTCATTGTTTCTTCCTTGGGATGCCTGCCATATCTAATAGCATATCAAGTTCCCATTCGTTTAGCTTATCCAGTTGTGATTTGTATTTATCTTTTTTACAGGGTGCCGGCGATTTCTCACGCTTGAACTCTAGTTTCGGAACCCACCCCATATAATACATCACCGAACGAAGAACACGAGGATCTTGCCTCTTCAACATTTGTACGATTTGGTGTGCTTTTGCTCTGACCCGGCGTGGGGTCATTTTGCGTTCTACACTGTAGTTTGGTGCTGCAATCAGCCCCGCTAAAAGCATACTAATCACGTTTGATCCTCACCTTAGAGAGCACGAGGATGCCCTTGTTTTGGAACCACTGCCCAAGGAGCATCCCCCTGCTTTGAAACAGCCTAGCAAAGAAAAATAATACTCTTGCAGCCAGAAGTTTCAATCTTCTTGATCCACGCCTGATAAGCGAAAGGTAATCTCGGTATCACCGTAGTCTTCGATCATGTTTTCTGCGTCGTCGAAAGGGCCAACAATCGACATAACGTCTTCGCTGGAATTGTCCAGGCTCCCCTTTACACGAGTCTCGTACATCTTATCGTACAGCGTCTCTAGAGCATCCTGAGTGCCTCTGCGATCTCCCATGAAATCAGCTTCAGCAACAGCTTGCATCTCCAGTTCTAACTCTGGAAACTCTTTACTGTCTAAAACAAATTCAGGAAACTTCCTTGCTACTTCTACCACCTCTATTCCATACAGCTTTAATTTCATTTTTCATCCCCTTTGAGGTAAAATTGCTGGCAAACCGTTACGAATTTACCGATTGAGTCCCAAATTTTAATATCTAGGTCATCTAGCTCGTAGTCATGCTCTTCGTCGTCGTAATATTTGCCGACTTCTTCTGACTCCATCTCAAAAATGGTCTTATTTTGGAGGATTTCGCCGTCCATGACTGCGACGCCAGTCACACAGGTTTCATCCTTCTGGATTGTTGCCATGGTGATGAGCTTGTTCTCAAAATAATGAATACCGATGCTAGCATTCCTCAGCCACTCGGTAGGCGCAGCCCACTTGGTTTCCAGAGTGAGGTGCATCGATTCATCGTGAATATTATATTCGTATTCTTCTAATTCTATCCAGCCAATGCCTCCCCAATCATCATTGTTTGGTACAAGCTGCTGGAGAAGATCGCCTTCCGTTGGTTCGAAGTCGAATTGAAAATCTTCAGCTTCTTCGGGACTGACCTTGTAGATTTTAACAAAGCTTCTCGTAGAGTCCATCAGCTTTCTCCGATCTCTAGTAATTCGATTTTAAAGTTCAGGTCTTTGCCAGCCATCGGGTGATTGAGATCAATTGTGACGTCTGTGTTTCTAACTTCGGTGATGGTGCCAATGAAATACGTCCCGTCGGGACCAGACAAGGGAACCTTATCGCCAGTGGTGAACTCAAAATCCTCCGGAAAGGTACTCTTGTCGAGATCGGTGAATGCATCCGGATCAGGCTCACCATAGGCTTCACCCGGAGCCAAAGTAATATTTTTAACTTCTCCGACGGTCATTCCAAATACAGCGTCATCAAACCCTTGAATCATCTGCCCTCCTCCAACAGTAAATGCGATGGGTTCGCCTCTGTCGTAGGAGCTATCAAACTGTGAGCCGTCGTTGAGGGTTCCCTCGTAGTGAACCTTTACGGTATCACCCTGTGTTGCTGTGGTGCTCATTATTATTCCTTTCCGAGCGTGAGACGAACAAGCTCAGAAGCTGTGTTCTTCAAGGATCGAAGTCCTTTGCGAGCACGAGTGCCGGCAGCTTTGTTGCCAGTGGCGTTCTTTTGAACGTCGTCCTCAATAGTTTCCACGAGCGTTTTAAGCTCAGTCCACTTGTTTAGTACATTGCTGTTAGTCATTGTTTTCTCCTTCTCTAACAATCAAATCAACATCCGTAGTGTCCGTGTCTAGCTCAATCCAGACCCTCGCCCCGCAACTCAGCGGTTTGTGTGGACTGTATATCACCTTAGCAAACTCTACACCATTTTTGGTCTTTAGTATAGCCTCGTGGGCATATTTGTTTTCTTTATATGTTTTTACCGTTAAAACAGGATCATCTGTTCCATGCTTGGTGTTGGCACGGATCTTATGCTGATTAACGTGAATTATCTTTTTCATCTAACTTTTTTTCTAAAATAGTTATTCTTTTTTGCAGGTCTTTGATAGCTTGATTGTGTGCCATGGTTAACCTATACATCTCTTCGCAGCCCTCATTAAGCGCCTCAAACGCACTAAACAACTGCTTTATAAGTTGAGGGTCGTAACTCATTTCTTTTCCTTACTCATAGTTTACATCACGAGGGTCTATTTCGTCAAGGTTTTTTTCATCTAATTCGCTATTATTTATCAAATCGTAGATAGAGAGTTGTTTTTCCTTGGGTTTGTGATACTTCTCGGTTAAAATATAGTGAACCATCGTCGGAGAGCATTTATAAATGTAGTGAGTCTGGCGAGCAAACCATTTGGATATCTCACGCACAGACATCTTTCCCCTCTGAGAGCGGATCATTTGGATATGCCGTTTGGTCAACTTGTGGTTTTTCTTCTTGGCTCTCGCTCTATCTTTGCGAGGCTTCTTCTTTTGTTCGCTCAAGTCTGCTCCATAAAATACAAAAGGCACCCTTGCGGATGCCTAGTGTAACACATGTCGTGAAAGACTTTAAGCCAATCTATAGCATGTATACGCCGAGGCAGATGTTATTCTAATTCTAAACATCCCACTACCAGAGCCACGAATACCAGCAACTAGCTGGCTATCCACAACCATAAGTCCAACGGCAGTTCCGCCAGTACCCATTACCACGGTGATCTTTTCATCTACCGTCGAAGTAGCCTCATTGACAATTGTAAAATCAAGGCAATCGCCAACTACATAGCCTGGAAGACCAGCCACCAGCAACGCTGCTGTCGGCAGTGTCCAGTTGGCATTTCCTTCTGGGTCATCAGCCAAAATGCCCGTCTTTAACTGGGTGATGGTGATTGTCTGGTTGCTAGTTCCTGGCTCTGCGTGAGCCTGGGTAGCCACCATCAAGCTTGGTGCGCCGGATGCTGCATTACCTGAACGAAGCCTTACTGGACTTTCGACATCAAGACCAGACCCCGTTGATTGTTCCAGACCTCTAGTGTCTGTAATTTTTACCTTTGGCATAATTATTTCCTCCTATGCTCCACATGCCGATCCCTCCCTGGTGGTGTCAGGTATATACCCGAGGGTCGCCTAACATTAAATAGGCTGCCGAAATACCAATCTTATTAATACTTTGCCTAATTTCTAGTTATTTTTTTTAGGTATTTGTCTGCTAAAATAGCTTTACAGGAATATATTCCCTCGGGGAACTCAATTTCGTAGATCAGTGGTTGTCCAAGTTTGTTGTTGACAACCTTCCTTATTAGTCCGATTTTTTTGTGGAAACACTTATAAACTAATCGATTCCATTCATCTTTGACGTCACCAAAAGACAAGCACTCTTCGAGCGTGTGCCCTTCCGCAGTGGTCCTATTACAAAGCGTCCATGGGCGTGTACCCTGCTGTTGTTGGACCTCCACTAAATCGCCGGCTTCAAATAGACTCATCCGTTGGGTCCGAAGAAGCCTCAAAGTGGTCGAAAGGTGCCACGTCGTGAACATGTTCGCTCACCATGTTTGCGAACTGGTACAGTTGAGCACCCATCTCCGCCGCTAGGGCAGCCGTGTCTTGGAGAACTTCCGGATTGAGCACGGCATCGGTTGCCTGCCTCGCTCCGAAATCCACAAGCTCTTCGACCATCATCCGTTGTTGGTGTGATAGCTCATAAAATCCACGGGGTAGTTCCAAAGAAGTTTTGATACTTTCACTCAGTTCTTCCTCGTAGATTTGTTGATAATTGTAATTTGCCATTGTTGGCTCCTTTCGTGGATTAATATTACACTATTTTTTTGTTTCGTTTAAGTTGTAAGGTATAAATTCTGCTGCGCTGCACCACCACGAATCGTGTCTGCCTAAAAAGTTGACATTCCAATGGTACCCGTCTTCATGGCGTTGGACTAAAACGCCAACAGTGCCTTCTTTTATAATCTCTGCTTCAAACATTGGATCGGTCGAAGACGAATATATGTTTTTGGCTGCTTGGATAAGCGCACCCGGATAATAACAGGCTGCTTCTTTCGTTTTAGTCGGCACTTGAGTCACTCGGTTTTTGCAGCAGTTCGTATAACCTTTGCGGAGACAGATCTGCGTATGCGTACACATCGTCAACCACACATATAATTCTCAGGGCGTATGCAATCCACTCGGAGCAATACCAGCGCCCGATGCGTTTGACGTGAAACGGAGTGAACTGTGATAGTAGCATTCCGATCCAGTCATATCCATCGCCCTTGGTTTTGTTGTAAAAGTTAAGCAGCCTTTTGTATTGGTTCTCATCGACGTCGATCTCTACAGTGTCCCACAACTCTTTGTCGCTAAAGTCTATTTCTGTCTGCTGTCTCACGCCCTTTAGTTCTACGGGTGAAATGCTTAGGGAACGGTTGTCGGGTAATACTAGCTCTGCGTGCGAATAGTTGCTCTTTGTCCACCATTTCACCATTTTGAGGTGCCATGTAGTTTCCTCTTTACAAAATGCAACTCGTATTTTCACTTTCCTGCCTGCTTGTTAAAGGGTCTAATTTTAACTATGTTGTGAAAAAAAATTTGGCGAGCTTCGCTACTCTTTTGCTGAAATATTATTCGTTTCCCCCGAAAAAGTCTCCACTTTCCTCAAGGCGTTGCAATGAATCATTTCGGGCTTGTCAAATAAAACTTTATACCATTTGAGGGCAGACGAGTGTGGCTCCTCTAGGATAACACCAAGCCGCTCGGGAACATCGCCCGCCATTAGCGGAACACACTCTTTAACGAGATCTCCAACTTTTAACATGTTAATTTTGACCCATCACAAGATAACAGGCCACAAAACCGAACAAGAAATATAAAGGTTGCATCATCAAGTAAAGATTGGCCCTCTTGTGCCAGTATCCCGCAGCAATCAGAACATTGGAAACAAACTTCATCAACGCAGGGTCTTCGCCGCATCTTCTCAACATCACTCGAATATCATCAAGTTCATACTCTTTAGGAATTGGGGACTTATCGAACATCAAACTCTTTCCTTGTCTTTTTCTTTTTGAGCCAGGTGGGATTCCTAACCTTGGCTTTGCCTTTGACGATCTTGAGATGCTTGGCAACAGCAGGAACGTCAAAGTGACCGACCCTAAAAACTCCCTCATCATCGCCGATGGCATGTTCTTCACACCCCATGCTTATCAACCTCTTCTTGAGGAAGGTGAATTGATTCTTGGTGTCTCGGCGGACGTATAACAACATCATGTCTTTTTCGAAGAAGCAAGACAGTTGATCGTCTTTAAACTTTCCTATCGCCGTAGCAATAGGTAGCCCATCAGCCGACTCTTTTAATCTAAGTCTGTTCTTACGGCAAAACCTCTTAAACTCTTTAATTCTTCTTAGTTGTTCTTCTTCAGAGATAATCAAGGTTTCTCCTTTCCTTGTTTTTGTTGCTATTCATTATACCACACGAGAGTTACCTCGTAAACATGTCTGCTATGTCAGCCGCCCAGGCATCAGGCTTTACTCTCACCGGAAAGCCCATCCCTGTGACCATTCCCACTATGACGTTAAGCATTCTATAACTCAAGGCTGATTCCTTGGTGTTTACGTCTGCATGAACCGTGGGCAATTCGCCAGTAACACTTTGAACCAGGCGGGCGGCCTCCAACGAAACAAGGGTTTCGTGTAAAAGTCTTTCGGTAATATTATTAAAGTTATCTATTTTATTTCGCTGGTATGCTACCAAAGCGCCGTGTCCACTCTCTCGGAAACAAATCGTTGTAGTAATAATCGTATGGTCAAGGTAGGACTTGCTATCCGTTCCAACGTGAAATGTAAATCGCTCGGCATCAAATCGCCTCTTAATCCGAATGCGAATATCGGCGATAGCTTCGCCGCCTAACGAAACCCAACCATCATCAGTTAAATGGACCAATATCAATTTCCTTCAGAGTGTCCCGTATCATAATAGCAGCAATAACGCCAAGGAAAGCAAAACCGGCAGCAGCGGCTATAGTGCATGAAGCAAAGTCTCTAACCATTTTTAGACTCCTAGTTTTTGTTTGATCTTATCCGTTGCCAAAATGGTCAAATAGATCGGATAATAAGCAGCAACCACTACTCCCGTATAGAACCTAAACCACATTAACTGTATTTTATCCGTAGTCCACCACGGTGATAGTTCGTAAATATGCCAGTCTCAAGAACCTTTCTAAGCTCCTCTGCTGTTTCTTCAGCCGTCATGTCGTTTCGTCCGGCAAAATCTTCTACCATTCGAATCGCTTCTGGGCTACATGCTACCGTAAAACTCAGGGTGTGAGTCAGCCTTGAGTGGCGAATATCCCCAATATCAACTATGTTCTTATTTTTTGTCGTTTTTTTCACCTTGGTTGTTCTCCTTGTAAAAGTGCATAAGCTCGCTATATCGCATAACGTAATAAAAAAGCGCAGCGACGTACCCAAAGGTAAATCCGGTCACTACTTCATAATATACGTCGTGAAAAATACACGCAACTAGAAAAAATATAGCAAACCTATAACCATGCAGCATTAATTAATCTCCAAATCAATACCACATGATGTTCTTATTTTCTCAACAGATGAAGTAGCTAAATCTGAATAAAAGCCAAGCGAAGTTAACTGCTCTTCCGACAGGTATAATAACTTGCCGTCATCTGAAACCTGATTTTTAGCTAGGCTCTTGGTCATATAATCCAATTGTGTCGAAAGGGCTGTGACAGCAAGGCAAAAATCTCCGATATTTCGAATAACAAACTGATCATAAGGGTTCTTTAGAAAGTCTTCTAAGTAATCTAAATCTCTCTGGGCGGCTTCGATGCCCGCAAAAAAGGTTTTAAACTTCATTGCATAGACTGATCGGTCACTCAAAATCAATTTCAACCCCAATCTTGAGAGACAATTTAGGTAAGCGCAAATGGTTAACGAGCCCGTGTTTCTTGGCTTCGGCGGCATCCATGAACCAATCAGCGTGTTTCTTGTTGAAAACTTTTTTCTTAAAGTAATCATCTTTCTTACCGCAGTTACGAGCCATCATAGTGAAAATCTTTTCGTCGAGGCGCTCGGCTTCTGCCACGTCTGCTTTAAGTTCTTCGATCTTTCCCCAGCCTCCGCTGCTCACATCGTGAATCATAACAGTGGCGTTAGGGTCGGCGAATCTCATTCCCTGCTCTCCAAAGGTCAGAAGTACCGCACCGCAGGACATTGCCTTACCCTCAACAATGGTAGCAACCGGAAGTTCGGCAGATTCAATAGCTGCAATCATAGACATAAGAGCGTAAACCTGCCCCCCATACGAATCAATGACTATCGGAATTACCTTTTGCCCTGTGTTGTGAGCCTGCGCCATCTCGTGGTGAAACTTTTTTGCAGAATCTTCTGTAAACTTGTTGACCCTCACAATGATTGGGGGCTTCCTTAGCTCTACATCTTTCACCAGTGGCGAAATAGTCGAAGTCCATATCATATGCTTTACCCCTTCAGCAGTTGCTTTCCAGTATCTAGGTACTCTTTTAAATCGGTATAGCCGCCGATAAACTTTTCTTGACCTTCGGTGATTTCTACAACTACTGGTACGGTATTCCAGTTGTATGTGTTCTGTATCTCATTCAATAGATCAGGCTGCTGATCCAAAGCATAGCACTCGAATTCTTTTTGATGATCTGCCAATAACCTTACCGCCATATGACAATAAGGACAGCTAGTCTTTGTGTATAATCTAAACTTCATTTACAACCTCCATTTGAATTGGGTGTACCCTTTCATAAGTAGTATCTCCGAACCTAACTCGGTAAAACTCTCTTCCTGAATAGTCGCTGTTGTCGGGAAAACTTCCAATAATAATACCATACGGGTGCTCGGCAGTTAGTTTTAGTTTATCTTTGTCATTCTTCGGGGTAGAACGCATGGTGTTCGCTCGCTGAGGGTAAAAATACCCAAGACGAGGGGCAACTAATGTCCCTGGCTTATAAGGGTTATCTCTGTTAATGAGATCTTGAAAATCTTGGCGGTCGAGGTCACTCTCCTTGAGCATCATATTAAAAGTATTTTTATAGGCAAACACCGATGAGAAGGCAGTAAATGTTTTTTCCTTTTCTCGAAAATACCTATTGTTGTTTATGAAAATCTTTGACGGGACACAAAGGACATTATTTTCTGATACCAGAAATCTTTTCTTACCTTTGTCAACAGTAAAAGAAATTTGACGCAGACCTTCTTTGCCTTGTCCTTCGTATCTTATATTTTTGCACCAGATGAACCTTCCTTTGCGGACCAAGGTTTTATTGTCTGGATTCTTCAGAACATCCTTGAGAAACACCAAACGAAAAGCGGCTTTATCTGATGACGCAGCGTAGTTGTAGCGGCGTGAAGCCATCTCTTCATAAAAAGGATTCAATTTTCGGGAAAGGCCGCCGAGCCTGGGGAGCCCATGAGTCCTGTTCCCAACATCCTTCAAGGTGCAGTGATAGTCCCATAGTTCGCCCCAAGTTGGCAGGCTCATGAGTCATTTTCCTGCAACAGCCGACAAAACTTTTGAAAAGACCCAACCACGACAATTTCAGATGAGCGAAAAGAATTGCCATCTAGCACGAAGGTACAGAACTTTGTCCCTTCGGGAAATCTACCCTCCAACCTACTATGATCCACAGAAGTTGTAAATTCATGAGGGTGGATAGAAACAACATATTCCGTGTTTAGTAAACACTCTCGTGTGTCATAAATCTTTTCAAAACTAACAAACTCAGAGCCGTCGGGGCGCTCCTTAAATGTTTTAACTTGTTTTTCATATACTTCTGAAACTTTAAGCACGGGACATTACCTCCATTGTATCAATTGTTCGCACAAGCCAATCGTCTCCTTTGACGTGAACCTTGTGATAAATGTTTTCGTTATTAAAATTAGGTTCTACCATTACAGCCATACTAGGCTCAGATAATCTTATCCAATCAACAGGTGCCGATGGGTCCCCAGTGTCAAGGAGTGTAATATCCGAAGGCAGATATACTAGGTCACCCTTCTTGAGGTTCATGTTCTTCTCCTAGGGAGGAATCTTCCGCCCCCTTAATAAAATTAGCAAACCTCCTCATTTGGGTAACCGTATCCTTTAACCCCTTCAATTGAGAGGGGTCAAACTCGCTAGGGTCGAACACTGGCTCCGCTGCGGGAATGTCGTTTGGATCCATGGTAGACATATTACTCAGAGCTTCTTCGACTCCTTGAACATTTCTCTTCGTCTCTTCGATAGTTTCTCTGATATTACCAAGATTCTCAAGAGATTCTTGCGCTGGTTGTGGTAGCATTGTCTCAAACCGAGCACGCTCAAATCCAAGCATCATGTCTCGGTACTGCTCCAGTTGATTCGCTACGGTATAAATATGATTCAGAGCTTCGGACACGCCCTCCACGATGCGGTCGGCAGTTGCCTTCTCCAGGCAGATGAAAGCGTCCTGAAGAGCATTGGACTCCTCCAAAACCAAAGAGCGCATAATGTCGTTTACCCTGGACACATCCGCCTCAAAACTAATTGTTGCTCGCATATACGAAATCCTCCTTAATAGGATTATGTCTCATTATTGAGATTTTGTTAAGTTATTTCTTTTTCTTCTTCGCCGCCTTCAAGCAACGGTCTTGGAGCTTGACGTGCTCGCCATTTACAAGGATGGTTGAGGAGGCGTAGAGCCCGACGGGGTGGTTAGCAACCACCAGACCAACCTGATCGTGAAGGTCACGACGCTGGACCAAGTTGTAGTTGGCACGCACCTTACAGAGCGAACCGACAGGGAAGGCAGGCGCTTCAACCGCAGCAGCGATGGCCTTCTTGGCATACTTGTTTTTGGTGAGAGCGTTAAACTGCTTTTCGGTGGGAACGAAGTCCTCATCCAAAAGAACCTTGGTAGCAAGGTCACGGAAGTAAGTGGTGGTGCGGTAGTATTGAGCGCAGATCTGAGCGAGGGGGCGATGGTTTGCTTTGTAGTTTGCTTCCCACTCGTTGCGGGCGACGATAGCCTCGTCGGAGTACCGCTCTTCCATACGCTCAAGGCACTCGACTTGCTTGACGGACAACTTGCCGCCATCCTCAAACTGACGCTTGAGAGACCCAGCAAACTTGCGGTCACGCTCCGACAACTCTTTGGACATCAGGGACTCAAAGCGGGCTGCCCCGTTTGTGAGTTCCACTCGTTCAGCCCGTTGAGGGCGAGGATACATTTGATGCCAATAACCCATTACCTGTCTCCCTTACATATGTATATTAGCATACATCTAGGGTAGGTCAAGTTTTATTTATACTTTATATTTTTTTATCCACAAAAAACGTGGACGAGTTGCGAGGTAATCAGGATCATCAGCCATTTCATAGGCTTCCTGTTCTGCTCTGATTCTTCTATAGGCCTCTGCTCCGTCTCGATATTTGATATAACCATGAAGGTAATCCCACAAATACAAAGCGACCATGCCAATAACACCTGTCTCTAAAAATTGTTGGAAGTGTATTGTCTCGTGGCGCTTCGTAACCTCTCCCAACTCTCCTTTACAAAAGACCAAAAAGAATAAAGTAATAGCCCATATCTGAATGGGGGCAAAATAAGAGAGAACAACAGGAACTTTGCTGTTCTCAATAAAAAAAGGTTTCCAGTTTTTCATTTTATTCTCCCCAATCTTCCCACAACATCCGATTTTTAGATAGATTTTCTTTTTGCTTCTCGCATTTCTTCCAGCGATTGCGATAATAGATCGCTCCACCTAAGCATACGACAGCGACAAACAAAGTAAACATCTTACTTCATCACGAGATCCATAAAGTGCTTAACCCACATACCACCAGCAGCAGTTGCTATGAGCCAGATGACCTTTTGCATACCTGCTTTCCAGTCTTGAAGCTTAGATACCTCAAGACGAAGCTCCTCTACCTCGTCCACATCTTTTTGGACTTGATTCTTCCACATAAGAACTTCTTGATGTTGTGCCACAATGGGTTTAGTTTCATTAATATATTCTTGGCGTCGTGCTGATTCCAGTTCCAACTCTTTAACTCGGCTAAAAAGCCCTGAGTCTGGCTCGTAAAGGCTTTTCTTTACGCCTCGCACGGCGTCAAGGACTTCCCGTTGGGAATCTTTGATGTGCTCAACATCTATCGCTAATTTATCAAACCCACCGTTGAGCGACTTAGCACTAGTGATTTTGTGCTCCATATTTTCTACTTTTTGCAAAACAAGTTTTAAAAGATCATCGCTCATTTGAGTGCTCCAATATAAAAAAAGACCAGGCATAAAATACTCTGGTCTTTTGTATGAAACCGGCTGTTTTAATTAGTCGTTAGACTTGTGTTTTTATTCACCACCTTTCTTTAAAACAGCACAATTAGTTGTGAGCAGCGTTCCCGCTGCGCTAGCGGCGTTTTGTAACGCACACTTCACAGTTTTTGCTGGGTCGATGACGCCCGACTCGATTAAATCTTCAAAGTTTTCAGTCCTAGCATTAAAGCCAACATTAAGACTCTCTTCATCATGAGGAAGGGTATTTATCACTAGGTCCGAGGACACGTCTGCATTCTTGAGTATCTGTTTCATTGGAGCCGTACACGCTTCTGCTAGAGCTTGAGCGCCCCGAAGTTCGTCCTCGTTGGCTAGCTCAACCCTTACCGCATGAGCAGCTTTTATCAAAGCTGTGCCGCCGCCAGGAACAATCCCCTCCTCTTGTGCTGACCTGACTGCCTCTAAGGCGTCCTCAACTCTGTGTTTCTTTTCTGTGACTTCGATTTCTGTTGCTCCTCCGATGCGAACGACGGCGACGGCAGACTGAAGTCTTGTTATTCTCTCTTGGATTGCTTCGGCTTCCTTGAGGTCTTCTGTGTCTTCCATAAGAGCGGTGAGGGACTCTACTCTTTTTTCTAATTCCCCATAGTCAACGTCGCTGTCAGATAAGATAGTCCGTCTCTTGCTGATCTCTATTCTTTTCACAGACCCCAGGTGCTCCAGCTTGACATCCCTGAGTCTGATACCACTATCTTTGCTGACGAAGGTGGCTCCCGTAACCAGCGCAATATCCTCCAGAAGGCTGCGTCGCTCTTCGCCGTACTTGGGTGCCTTGACTGCGGCAATCTTCATGTCATTTCGCATACGATTCATAATCAATGCCGCAAGAAGTTGACCCTCAATCTCTTCCGCCACAATAACAAAGGGGCGACCATCACGAGCCACCACCTCTAAAATTGACAGCATCTCCTCAACATTGTCTAAAGTCTCGTCGGTCACAAACACGAGGGCATCTCTATATTCTATAACTGCACGCCTCTGGTCTGTTACAAACTGTGGAGAGACAAAGCCGCCATCGAAGCGGAAGCCCTCAACAACATCCAGAATAGTTTTCAGGGAACGGCTTTCCTCAATGGTGATAGACCCGTCTTTTCCTGCGGCAGCCACTGCCTCGGCAATCAATGCCCCTATAGCCTCATCGCCGTTGGCAGAAACTGTTGCAACATGTCGGATCTCTTCCTCGCTGGAAACTGGCTGTGCGAGTTCTGTAATCCTGTCACATATTGCCTCAACTGCTGCATCAATCCCTCTCTTGATATCAGTAGATGAGGCACCGGCAGCAATGTGCTTGTTGGCTGCTAGCAGTATGGCACGAGCCAAAACAGTACTGGTCGTTGTGCCATCGCCACTCGTCTTTTCTGTTTGGAGGGCTGCTTGGCGAAGCACCTCCACTGCTGCTTGCTCGTAATCGTCGTCAAGTTCTACAACACGGGCAACGCTTACGCCATCCTTTGTGATAACAGGGTCAGCACCACGTCTATAGAGAATTACATTTTGCCCACGAGGTCCAAGAGTCGAAGCCACCGCATCAGTCAATTTATTAGCACCAGAAAGAAGCTTCTGTCTAATTTCATCACCAAACAAGATGTGGTCATCATTCATATTGTTTTTCTCCTACCAAAAATACATCAACGAGAAGTTAGGAATAGGGTGCATCCCCAAGAATCCAAACTGATGATTTGCATACCCAACCTGAATTGCCAACGGCAACTCCAAAGCTACGGCAAACTGCTTCCATCGGCGCTCAAGCCCAACACCCGGACCAAACGAGAACATAACACCCTCGTCAAGTTGCCCTGTGATCTCTATGTCCCTACAGTTGTCACCGTTGTCATCGCATACATACTCCCAGTGGTCGCCGCTGTCTCGGTGGTAAAAAGCAGCGAGACCTAGCGACCAATAGGCACGCCCCCAACTGGTAGAGTTAAGTGTGTGAAAAAGTGTTCCGCCGACAAAAACAGTCGAATCGAAGTCTTCATCCACAATCGGCAGGAGTGAGACTTGCCAGCCTCGACCATCGTCAAACTGCCTGCTATAACCAAGCCCCACACCGTGGGTCGAGCCAGCAACAAAACCAATTCGCTGCTCCTCTGCTGTTGCCATCGCAGGCAACAATAAACTAATCATCAGTAAATAACGCATCTTCATTCTCCTTAACGTTAAGTATCAGTATCTCCTTGGACTTCTTGTCTTTGGACATACCATATGCCCATTCAGGGTATACTATTTTATAATCTTTGTATAGTTCCAGAATTTCAGGGTGAGGGTTGTAAGATATCACCCAGTTGTTTTTCTTTTTGATTTCTTCCGCAAAACTTTGGTGGTCGAAGTCCTTATGTGCCGAACCCCTTTCACCGTATAGAGTAGACTTTTCCAAAAGATATGGTGGGTCAGCGTAGATAAAAGTTTCATCGTCGTGTCTCCGTAGGCTGTCGGTGAAGTCCGCTTGCTTTACAGTTAGAAAGGGACATGAGAAGTTTCTAAGGCGGTCAATGCTGCTTTGGGTGAACCGCTTGTCTGCTGCTTGTTGTGAGTATCCGCCGCTCATAGTTGCCCCGCTAAATGACGAGCGGTTTAAAGCGTAATACATACAGGCTCGCATCTCTCGCCAAAGCATGTGAGTGTTATCCATGTGGTCCCAGCCCTGCTTCTTCTGATACTGAAGAAACATATCTTTTGTACACGGATGAAACATTTCCTCAAGAAGGCGGGACATTCCCTTGGGGTCTTCTAGGACATGTTGCCAGAAGTTTACGAGCGGCTCAAAGATGTCATAGCCATGAACTCGCACACCTTGCGAGGCGTAGTGAATCTCAATAGACCCGCCACCAAAAAAGGGACTGACAATTTCTGTCAGGTTTTTTGGGAAATAAGGTGTAATGTGTTTGAGGGCTCTTGTTTTACCACCTGGGTATCTTAAAAGAGATTTCAATTATCCTCGCTTTCTTTCTATTGTGCTGGACTTACGTCGGGAGAAGTGATATCAGGAGCATCGTCAGCACCTGCGGGCTCAACAGCTTCAGCGGCCGCTTGCTGGATTTGTGCCTGGGCATCGTCATCAAATATCTCCGTCAACTCTTTCAACCGGGGTCCGTACTCAATGTAGGTCCTAAATGTTTTGCCTTTGTTTTCGGGCTTCCCCCGATAAGAGAATAATACATTAGGACTGGATTTTGTTCTAGGTTCAGGATAGGGGGCGGAGCTTGGGTCATCATCATTGGTAAGTTTACTTCTATCATAAAACAGCAACATAGGATTCTCGCCCTCATCTTTTTTGTGAACCACAGCCAAGTCGGCTGTATCCTGCATCGCCTTCGTCAAAGACTCGTAAAAATCTAAATAATAGGCAGTCTCGTTGCCAATAGACAAGAATCCCATCGGAGGTGTATCCTGTCCCGCATCAGCAATCTGTTCGGCTGTATATCCTGTGCCGGCTTTGCGAACGCCGCCCTCGATAGCTGTGAGTAGAGCTTTTTTAGCCTGTGCTTCCGCCTCTTCGTCTTTGCCAGGCGGGTTGAAAATGGGCGCAAGTTGAGCTTCTACTTTCGCCATCACCATATCAGACAAAGCTTCCTTGAGTTTGTCATTCCCTTGCTCAGTACCTGCATAAGTATCCAACACCTTTTGCCAGGCATCTGACTGATCTCCCACATCCACCATAAACATGTCTTTTATCATTTGTTGGATTCCCTTGGGTCCTGTCCAGCTTTTGCCCGTTTGTCCCAAGAGGGTAGAATTATATTTCAGCGACAAGTTTCCGATTGTTTTAAGAGTTGCGCCAGCGGCGTCGGGAAAGTCTAGGTCGGGCCTTCCATCAATAGTGACCTGCAAGTCTGCCTTAGTTACAGTCTGTCCCTCCAAACCCATGGCGCTAACCACGATATTATCCACCTGGCTTTCCCATAGTGTTTTGGCTAGTTCTTTAGCGCCTCGGGTACTTGCTGCCCTGGCGGCTCCCACCGCCAAGGGGCGAAGGTCGTCGTCCCAAACGCCCACCTCCTCTTCGGTATCGTCGGCATCTTCTTTTACCGCCGTCAAGTCACTGAACACTCCGTTGGCTAACCCCACTCTGAGAGTTACTTTGTCTTCTCCGTCTTTTCCTGATGGTGTTGGTCCTACCGATCCATTTTTACCCTTTCCGCTCCTATTGGACGTCGCATTTTTACCTAACGAGCGAGCCGTCTTAAAAATATCATTAGCGTCAAGTTCCCCATCTGGATCTAGAAAGCGCAAATAAAAGGCAGACGCCAACAACCCTTCTAGAATATCTCCCTTGTTTCCGATGCCCTTCGCTCCACCTTTAAATATCTTTAGTCCGTAATTGAAGCCATCGGGCCAAATGGCACGAAATCCCCGAAAGGCTTCTTTGTAGTCTATAAAATCCGTAGCCCCCAGTTCAGTGAGTTTAGCTTTTACCGTATTAAGCAATTCTAGGCGGGAAGACTGGGGACCTAGTGTGTTAGTGTATTGCCACATCTTGGCGTTTCCGTATGTGCCATCTCTTTTTTTTTGCGGAGGGGCACCTGCTCCATCTGCACCGTTAGTTGTTACTTCGGAGTTAGCCGCTGCCAGGATCTCTTGTACCGCTTCATTAACTGATGCATATCGTTGATCTTCCGATTCTTCTTCGAACAATATTTGCTCCAACACTACGTCGATGAGTCCATTAAAAATATTTAAACTTTCCCCAATCTTTACCTTCATGTCAGGAAGTTTTTCTTTCTCTTCGTCAATCGCTCGCATTAAAGCTGGGGAGTGGTGGTGAAGTTCCTCGACCGCACAGGGCTCACAGCTATGGGCAGCACCTCTAACATAATCCTGTACACTGTTTGCACACTGACCATCAAGGAACAGGCTTTGAGAAAAGATCTCCTGCTGGTGATCTGTCATTGTATCCCAATTTTTATAAGCCAAGCCGTTTTTCTGAAGCCTGTGGTCTAATTCTTTTACTTTGTCTGCAAACTCATTGTTAACGGCGGGAACGCTGGCAACGTAGTCAAGATGATGTTGCTTAAACGGCGCATACATTAGAGGTTCTTTAGTTCTTGCATGATCAGGTCACGAATAGAGTCCAGCGATTCCTTGCTAACTTTCTCGTCTTCCTTTTCTTTATCAATTGCTTTGTCCCGAGAACCCTTCCACTCCGCTTCTGCGGACTCTACCTCACCATCACCATCAAAATCTTTCTTGGCTTTCTTGGATTCTTCTTGGCGGTACTGGTCTCTTGGGTTTGTGCCAATGTTGAGAGTGTTAAGTACATCTCGAATTTCAATTTCGACGGCGTTGGCAGTCTTGGGATCAAGAGTGAGGGGCGCTAATTTGAAGACCAAATTCATAATCTGATTTCTGAAGTCGTCAGCCGCACCCTCGTGTTCCCACGACATTGGGCTTGGGCTGCGAGGGTCCTCAAGTTCTTGAAGGTTTTGGTATTCTTCTTTTATGATTTGCGCTAACCGTTTTTTAGTGATTTTATATTGGGACATTATTTTCTCCTTACATTCCTATGCTTGTGATTCTAAGAGCGTCGCCAAGCTTGTACCATAGATTAAACACCTGACCAGCGGCCTTATCGCCTTGGGCTGCTGTGTTTAAAGTGGTGTCCACGATACTCCAAGCCTCCTGCACAGTAGGCGCTAGATCATTTATATTAATTGATTCGCCGGTTTGGTGGGCTTGCTGGAGGGCTACTTGCGCCTCGCCAACAGCGGTTCTGAATCCTACGTCGGCAATTGAAGCATCTCTTGATGCCGTCTCTAGCACCCCTTGGACAGCCTTGTACTCTGTGTCGGTCATAGTTTTGTCGCCAACCCGAACTGCTGCTTGAGCGTTAGACGACCCAAACAAAGCGTAAATAATCAGAATGATTATAACAGCAACAATAATTTTATAAAGTATAGGATGCTTCTCCTGAAACTTATCAATCGCATCTAACACTTTTCTGGCATACTTGGAAAAGAACTGAATGCCACGGCTGGCCAGTCCCATCGCCTTGATCATCATATTCAAATAAAAATCGCTTACTTTTTCCCACGCTGCCTTGACGTCGGCGGCGACATTGCTAACAATTTCACCGGCTTTGTCGTATCCTTGAACAATAAGATCCCAAAGTCCTTCTTCTAGAAGCTGTCTTTCCCCATAATCAAACGCTCTTTCAAAAATTAGGTACGCTTGCTTGTGTGATACTTTACCTCGGTCAACTTCCTTTAGCAGGTGCTGAAAATTTACCTGCTCTATTTTACCTTTTCTTTCGTAAATAAGGAATGGATCCCCCGGCTGTTCCAGAAAATTGCGCCAATTCTCCATGATTAATCTATGTTGCATAAATAAAGCTCTCCCAAAAGTGCTACATATAAATAGTCAACTATTTAGGTGTTTCCTCAAATCTTTTTCGTCAACCAAGGTGTAAGTAAAGCTGTTGCCGTAGATCTTCGCTGACTCTCTGCAAAGTTCTATAAACTTATTATAATCTTCCGCTTTTTTAAAAACTTGGCAGCCGGCACTCCATTTGTTGACAAGGTACGACTGGTCATACGGATTACTGCGGTGAATGTTTATTCCGAAATAACCCTCCTCAGATAGAAGTGTTATATTATTATAATCTATAACCTCATCTTTGTTATTGTCCCGCCAAACTTTTACTGGTCTTCTCTGAACAAGTGCCTCGTATTTTCCTTGGTGTTTACCAAGCTGCCAAGTGCCTCGGTACTGACCTGGCGAAAGGACGGCTGTGCCTTTCGGGTTCATTGGGTTTTCTAGCCAGTACTTCCCTGGGTCAGTTGTGGCTTGCCAGCGATGACTGATCATCAGTTCTTCTTCCCGATACATTACAAGCAGAAAATCATCAAAGGTGTTGGTTCCCTGGTTGTCACGGCGCACGCCAATTATGTTAAGGTTTAGTTTCCTGTCGGGAGTGTCAAAAAACTTGTATCCTTTGGCAGCAAAGTATGACTTTATGTCTTTAGGGGTCAGGAGTTCCATCAGCATCTTCGGATGCACTGGTGGTTGCTCCTTCTTTTTTGGAAGGTTCTGAAATAGGCTTGTTAAGATTTTTAATAAGTGAGTCCACAATTTCCTGCACCTCCCTGTCTGGATTCTTCATCTTGTATAGTAGTTTATCTTCATCTTCCGAAAACTTTAAGTCTGCCATATCTGTTTTATAATACATCAACATGGTTAAGTAGGCAGGTAGATCAAAATCAGGCTCAGTCTGAACCTTGTTTCTAATCCATTTCATGACTCGGGCTGCAAAGAAAGCTTTTTCGGCGTGAACTAAATTGTCTTCACCGTCTTTGATGTAGCCTTCTTCTTCTAGCAGCTTGAGGACGTCAAAGGTCACTCTGCCCCCTGTTCGTCTCTTGTTTGTCTCATACGAGCAATCCGCTCGGCAGATTCTCGGTCTCCACGGAAACCGCCTGCTCCGCCGGGCTCAAGAGTTTGGACGCCACGGCGTTCAAGTTCGCCCTCAATCCACGCTTGTCCGACTGGGTTTTTGACCGGGGCATCCACAAAGTCGTCCAGTCCTTTGACCGCTGAGTCAGGTGGTGGCCCTGGGGCATCGTTCATAATAATTGTAAAGTCGTTTCCAAAAAGTTGAGCGTAGGCTTTCAGGTTTTCCTGTACCTGAGTCCACAGGTCTTCTACTGTTTCCTCGGGAAGTTGGCGTGACCTGTTTGCATTGCGTTGTTGGGCAACATCAAGAGAAGTGTTCACAAACACCATTGCGGTGTCGTATCCTAGCTTCTCCATTTTTTCTTTTTGTCCCAGGATTTTGTCGTATTGGCGGCCGGTTCCGTCAACCAGCACACCCAGGCGTCCGCTCTCAAAAAAAGCACGCTTGGCATTAAGCTGTCCTTTGGCTACATTGCGAACAGATTCTGGGTCGCCGCCCTGAATGATATCCCACAACTCGTCGCTGGGCAGTCCCTCGATATCCGCAAGGTCTTTCGGGCTGATGCCCATCTTCATGAGTCCTCTCTCGAAGAGCGTGTCAGAGTTGACATACTTGATGCCGCTAGGAAGATACGAAGTGTTTTCCTCAAAGTATCTTGCGTGAGGCGGCTCAAGAGATCGGGCTCCCATTAGCATGTCTGCTACAAAAGATTTTCCGCTGCCTGGTCCGCCAGCCGTGAAGATTGCTTTGAGGATGCCGGGATCAAAGACCCCTTCCTCAATTACTTCGGGGCTTTCCAGTAGCCATTTATTTCTTTTTTCTGCCTGATAAGCAGAAACGACCTCGGTAATCAAATTACGGAGGTCGTTTGCTTGAAAACGGTTCATGTTTTCTCCCGAAGGATTACTTGCGGCGAAGGAGTCGTTCAACCACTCGCTTGAGAACTGCTTCGGTAAGGTCCTCATCGTCAATCATATCGATGTTGAGTTCTTCATCCTTGCGGTTGTAAGCCATATCACGTCCAGCGGGAGCGGGCTCTTCCTCTTCGGCAGCAGGCTCTTCGAGAGCGACCGCTTCAGGTGGCTCTTCGCCCATTTCCATTTCCATTTCGCCTTCGGCTTCTCCAGCCTCACCTTCGACTTCAATGTCAACACCTGTTTCGTCGGCGATGGCATCTACAACGGCAGTGACGATGCGCTCAACAGCTTCCTCTTCTCCTGCCGGAGCCGCTGCGTCCATTTCTTCAGCGCCGGGTTCTTCAACGGGTACTTCCATGTCTTCCGCACCAGCTTCCTCAGCGTCGAGTTCCTCCCCTTCCTCTTCTTGTTCATACAGGTCTGTATCCTCAAGGAAAGTTTCAGTCAAGGGATGGATGTTAGCAAGCTTACCCCAGCGACGAACTACTGTTTCTTTAATGAGTGCCTTTTTCTTCGACATTGTGATGTTTTCTCCTTTTATAGATTCACGCAATGAGCGCAATCAAAAATAAATAGTTTGATAATATAGAAAAAACCCTATTCTTCTTCAAAAACCCCAGCAGCTTTTAATTTCTTAAACGCAGCGTGTTCAATCTGGCTGATTCTTGGGAAGCTGACCCCCATCCGCTCCGCAACTTCTCGCAAACTTAGTCCGTTTTCATTCTTGCGGGCACAAACCACGGCGCAGTTGAGATCTTCTTCGAAATTCATAAAGTTGCGACACTCAGTTTGATCGCATGGAAGTTTCCACTTTTCGTGGACCTCAAAGCAGGTTGGGCTCTCGCTATACTGAACCTCAAAATCCGTTGGTTGACGGTCAATATCTTCTTGTTGTTCTTTTGGTGATTTTCTATAAAACATTATTTTCTTGTTCCATTCTGTGTAAAAATATGAGTTCCACTCTCTTGGGTTCCCGCAGAAGTTTGGCGAGCCCATTCTACCTTGTGGCGCAGTTCTGTCAAGTCCCGAGCGCCGGTATAAGAAAGTCCAGACTTAATCCCTCCTTCTAGGTCTCGGAGGATATCACGCACACTACCCTTGAAGGGGACATAGGACGCCACGCCCTCTGGGGTGGATGACTTGTTGCGCCAATCAAGTTGAGCATCTTTGGAAGCCATGCCTCGATATTCTTTTACTCGGACGTTACTAGGTAAACTAATTACTTTACCGGGGCTTTCGGCTGTTCCTGCCAGTAGCGAACCACACATTACAAAGTCTGCCCCCGCTGCCAACGCCTTAACAATGTCTCCCGAGCACTTAATTCCTCCGTCGGCGATGATGGCGACATCTCGGTCTGTTCTGGCGCAGTCAAGGATTGTTTGTAGTCCCGGTAAACCGTGTCCCGTAACCAGACGAGTGCTGCAAATGGAGCCACCACCAATATTACAACGTACAGCATTAGCGCCCCAATCTGCAAGATCATTGATGCCCTCCAGGGTGCAGACATTTCCTGCCATAATATAGATATGATTTCCATACTCTTCCCGCAAGGTCGTGAGGGCTTTTTTCATTAAAGAGTGATGGCCATGTGCCACATCTACACAAAGGATATCAACACCCGTGGCGATAAGAGCTTCTGCTCGCTCTAAGTAGTCGTCGGTCACGCCGATGGCAGCAGCCACCTGACCAGACCAATCTGTGTGATGAACAACTTTGTGCGCCATCTTTTGCTGTTCGGTAATTGTATTATACCGATGGAGAACAGCAAGACCTCCTGCCTCATTCATAGCCAGAGCCATCTGGACCTCGGATACGGTGTCCATCGGAGAGGCAATCACAGGAAGGTGGAACTCCCTGTGACCAAGATTGCTGCTAATGTCTACCTCGCTCCTGCTCGTGATGTCGCTGTACTGCGGCACGATGAGCATGTCGTCGTAGGTGACTGCTTCTTTAAACTTCATTTTGTTTCTCCACCAATTCCTTGGCTTTCTCTTGGCAGTCCGGACAGAATAGCCAGACCTTTTCTTTCTCTGTTTTCACCACCACTCGCCAGGTCATATGTGCCTCACGAGTTTTAGGGAAATCCTTTTCACAAGTAGAACAATCTTCAGGGAGCCTGTCAAACACCCCCATCTGTTTCTTCATTTTGTTTTGCACCCGTTCGGTCTCTTGTGCAAAAGCTTTTTCCTTTTTTCTCTTTGCTGCTCGCTTTAATTTCTTTTTGTGTTTTTTGTTCATTCTGAGGGTCCTTCGTTTTGGGTGCGGTGGCGGTTGGCGCAGAAGTCGAACCCTGGGTCCGGACTGTAGGGGAAGACATCCTCCAAAGAATCTTCTAAACTATTAGCCACCGCAATGCGCTCAGTCACTATTAGGTATAATTTGGTCACGGCAGATGGGCAAGAAACAGCATCAGGGTTCGCTCTCTTCGCCTCCTCTTCTCTCTCCATGTGCGCCTGGAGAGCCACGGAAAGAAGGCGTTGCCTGCACTCCAGCACATTGTCCGGCATTATATCAATACCATAAACAGAACCAAGGGCGGTGGCAGGCAAAACACCTGCGTCAAGCTGACGCCGAAGAACTTCTACTAAAAAATTACCATTACCACATGCCGGATCAAGAAAAGTCCAAGGCTCATCATAATGATCCCAGACCTCCGGTGGGAGTTTATCAAGCATCTTATTTACTAACTCCGGCGGAGTAAACACTTCTCCGTAAATATCCGACCTGCCTTGGGTTTTGACCGTATAATCTCCACCAAGAAGAAGCTCCTTCGTGGGCTTCTTGCGCCAACTCTCTTCTTCTATGTAAGCCACTTCGTCGGATGTCAGATTAAAGTGATCCGCCAAATCCTCTTTCCGGAGAGAGGCTAGCGCCGCAGGCAACCGCTCAAACACTCGCTCGTTTCCAAAACCAGACCACTTAGCGGTTGTGAAGATATATTTCATCAGCGGAGAAGACAGGTTCTCTACGAGCCGGTCCCCCTTGGTGCGAGATTTAACGGGAATATAATAAGCCATGTCCGTTATTCCAATCGTCCCGTCATCATAAAATGGTTTAAGATATCCGCTCCGGGTCCACACTACCTTCTTCTCGGTCATGCACTTTTGTTCGAGAGATGAATACCATGTTTGACGATTAGTGTGAAATACTGGATAAATGTGTTGTGAGGTAGGAGTCTTGGAAAGCGTTGTTCCTGTCCGTAACAAAATATTATGATTGGTTACATAATCATGCCGAACATCCAAACAATCACAGCCCCCAAACATAACCTTATTGTGAATAGATAATGACAGCGCACACACATCGTTAGGAAGATAAAAAAGATCTTTAAAAGCAATATGACACGGGGTGTGGTTGCGATCCGACACTAGCGTAGGGTTCGCAGAGGGTGCGGAAGTTTTTGTGATAGAGTAGTCACTAAACGAGGAACCAATTCCCTCAAAGTATTCGTCGGTATTGAGAGACACATAGTTAACCTGATTTTCCCTCATCAGCTTTAATATTTTATTGCTAGGCGATGACCAACTCTGAGGGCTTATCCACAGCAAAATGTCTCCTTCGTCCATTTGGTCAAAGATAGTCTGAGTCATTTTGATCCACACTTTATGTTGGGTTTTCCCTTGCTTTTCCCGGTTTTGAAAAGGGGGGTTACCCACAACTACACGTCTCACTTTACTGTCCCCTCCACGTCGCTATTTGCCCAAAGGCACTTTCAGCCACATATTTGTGGATGTGGCCAATTCTTTAGACTTTTCCGGGCGCAAGTGTCCAAACTCAACAAATTGCTTGTCCTTTTTACACCAACGCCCTGCTTCATTGCACAACTGCCATGCCCCATTACGATTGAGGGTGAAGGGAATTTGCAACTCCATTAAAGGCGAACTCTTTCCGGAGGTTGTATGATGCAACCTCACATCAATGCTGCACCCGTCCTCACCCTGTCCGGACCTCTTAGTCTCCACTTCGAGTTGGTTGATCGGAATTTTTCCAATTTTCATAGTCTTCGCAAACGTCGGATCACTCAAGGTGTTCAGGGTCCGGGGCTCGCCGTTTTGGCAGAAAGTCACCACCGTTTCATGCTCGCACCCGAGACCGGCTCGGTGAAAAATACGTTCTATAAATTTATCTTGGTCGTGCTCAAGCAAGAAATTAAACCATTTTTCAAAAATGGGAACAGCCGATTCTGTAAAACCCTTACATTTCTTTTTCCACCAGTCATCACCCGGATACACTTTATTGCCACGAAGGGCCGCTACGCCAGCGGTTAAAATCACCAGTTCATCCAAAAGCTTGGCAGATTCCACGCCGTAATCTTTGAGGATCTCGGCTCGGGCATCTTCGCATTTCCCTTTCGAGCCAAAAGTCCGCTCTTTATCATGGGACTGGTAACGTCCTCGCCCAGCAACGTCATACGCTAGCCCCAGAAAGGTGGACAAATAGGTGCCCGATCCAACCTGAATGCGTCCGGACCTACGGTACTGTTTCAGGGAAAAGCTATAAACCATCTCGTCGAGATTGGGGTTGATGAGAGTTGTCTTTAGGTCGGTCTTTTGTCCAACCCCTTCTTTGAGCCCCTCCCGACCCCAGAACTCCACTTTTACTTTACTCTTCCCTTTGATATAGGCGTCCAACGAAAGTATAGACGTGGCGATGCTCGCCCCGCTCGAACGGGATAGAAGCTCTAGTCTGTCCAGTTCCTTCTGGAACTTGATTCTTTGCCCATCGTTTAGCGTCTGAGAGAACTCTGCGACTTCTCGGTCCTTTTCTTGCCGCAGGTCTTTGGAGTCTCCGTAAAACGCACCAGCCTTCTCAAACTCCTCAGCTACCTTAATTCCTGCTTCCATTTCGGCAACGAGTTCAGCTTTTTTCGTTAAATTGTTTGACACTGGTTGAGATCCTCTTCTCGTTGGGAGGTTGTCTGACCGTTTCGCCAATAGACAGTCCACCACTGCTCTCCCTTGCGAGTGAAAGGCCCAATAGTCCGACCCTCCAGCCCAGTTTTGTCATCTACGACTTTAGTGTTAAGCGATAGTTTCATACTTCCTCCTTGTTGGATAGTGTATCACAGGAACTCACAATGTCAAAACAATTATGAGCATTTACTAACATTTCTTCAAACCGCTCGCCAGTTGAGAGCCACTGCATCTTCACATACTGGCGGGGGGGATAGCCGTTGCTTGGCTTCGGGCCATCATAGGCTCGGGCAAGAACCAGAGCCAGTTGTCCGTACTTAGCACTATGACGGGCTCGTAAAATAGTTCCAGGCTGTTGAACCGCCCACATCTTATCGCTGCTATCCAGCATGGCTGACTACCTCCCAATTGATAGGCATAAAAATAACTCGCTCGCCAGTGGGGAATATAACATCGTGTGTAATATAGTTTCCCTTATCGTTTCGTGCCAGAATACCATACTCGCCATTATGCCTGACGGTTATATTATTTCGGCAGTGCTCCTTCACTCGGAGCAGGGTGCCAATCTTTAAATCAGTACTTGGCATCAACTTTTTCCAGAAAATATGCCGCTTCCCACACTGGCTCTTCATTATCAAAAGATATTAGGCAGGCGTCTTCATTCATTTGTAATGTCGTGTAGTTCATCGTCTTTTTTCCTGTTCCCAGCACAACGCCGAGCCTGTCTTTACCGCCGATTACAAATCGCCTTACGATATCGCCGACCTTGAAGTGGTGGTCAGGTAGGTACTCAACTTGGCGGGGGGAGGTCTTCATCGGATGCGCCCCCAAAACCAGAGGATGTAGCCTCCGATGATAGTGCCGTAAAAGATGCCGCCGATTAGCTCGCTCATTACTTCAAGTCCACCAAATATTGAACTGGGTATTGCTTGGATTCGTGTGCTCCGAACATCACATCAACGCACTCAATCTCACCGCCGAGATATTCATCAAGAGCCCAGTAGTTGGAGCGAGTGATAAGACCCAGCACTTGATTAGCAGCAACCGCTACCAAGTCTCCGACTTTATATCTTTTCCATTCGGGATTCATCAATACATCCTCTTCGTCAGGTGGGTTTTGTGGATGTGTACCGTACTGCCATCAGGCTTCAGCACATTCCAATAACTTTTGTTTAGCTCTTCAATCAAAACCAGCGGGGTCTTGTGCTCTGCGTGCCAGATAAACCAGTTGGCAGACAGATGGTCAATAGAGGTTTTGCGAATGCGAACCAAATCACCCGGCTTCACTTACCACCTCCAACATCGTACTGTCTTTACTGACTCGCTGAGGTCCCATCTTCACGCACTCTACCCACATGAACCCTGGGTCCTCATCATACTTTGAAACATAGCCAGTATCCATGACCGCCCCGTAGGCTGCGAACTGGACTAGTGTTCCAAGTTTCATGATAAAATCTCCGCTTGGTCATCAAATATCATAACGCCGTCTGCGTACATGTCAAGTCCTTTGAGAGCCTCAAAACGGACAATGGATGGATAGACCTTGGTATTCTTCAAGAGCTTGTGAGCCAGTTCGTACTTTTGCTGGACAACTAGTCCAATCTCTCCTTCAAGCCTGCGGCGGATGCCGGGAGCAAAATGAGCCAGACCAGACTTATTTACTTTAATAATCTGTCCGACTTTCATGATACCTGCTCCATGTTACAAGCGTAGTCTACAAAGGCTGGCGTGCCGTCAAAAGGCTCGCACTTGTAGAAGATGTGGTCCTCTGCTCCTTCGTAGTCTCGGTCAAACTTACACGAGGGAGATAGTCCGACAACCAAAGCAAGTTTATTGATTTCGCTGCCTCCGCTGCTCCTGACCAACATACCAGGCTGGATGTGGCAGCGTTTCTGGATTTCTTTTACCAGGCTCATAGGCTCTCTCCAATAGTATCTTAACATGACTATGGCTCTTGTCAAGTTTTATTTTCTGCCTTTGAAAGTAAAGTTAGGGCTGGTCTTGAAACCCAATAATCTTTTTCTGGAGTCTTGACCAAGAACTTATTGTCGGCAGTAAAAACAAAACGCTCCCTGATTATAATGCCAGTCAGCAAAAAGTCATCAACATAATCCTCGGTCACACGACGCTGCATAAAGGACACGAGGTCGCCAATATTATATGTGAACTCTGCCCCGTTATATCTATTCATTTTCTACCAACCTCAAATGATGGACAGAATAATATTCTTCCAGTTCGTAGCCAAGCCAATTAACTTTTACACAGGTTGTGCCGTGGTTTTTGACTTCGGGATATGAAAGAACAAGACCCAGTTGCCGACCGTGCCTCTCTTTGATGTGGGGGACTTCGCTAGCACTCCAGTTGGGCTCTACTAAGTCACCTGGCTTTAGATTCACTAAGCACCTCCACCCAATGCGAACTCCACTTTGTTGTCTTCCCTGTCTTGGGGTGATGTACCGTAACAAGAAGTTCCTCGCTGCGGTCATCATAGGGATGGCGAGACCTCACCTCGGTAATAATACCATACCCGTGCCGCTCACGGCGGCGGTGGGAAACGTCTACCAAATCACCGGGCTTCACGGACCACCTCCACACTATCGCAATCAAAAGATACCCGACGACCACATCCCAACCGAACCAATACTTGAGGGAAGTCAGCAGCGGGATCTGTTAGAACGAGCCCCAGCCGGGGGGTGTCAAAACGCCATGTTACTTTTACTAAATCACCCGGCTTCATTTAAAATCTCCAATTCACACCAGCGTTGCTTACACGGGGAGTTGCCGGGCATAAAGCTCCAGAGAACGTCGCACCACATATAGCCCGCTGGGCTTTTGGGTGGGGCATAAACTTTTACAATAACACCAGAAACTGAGTTGTCCATTTCGTGCTGGAACGTTACCAAATCACCGACTCTCACTCAACACCTCCTTGACTCGCCAAGCACTACAGCTACCGTTGCTGTCGTCATCAGTGTACCGCAACTTAACATGGGGATACTCTGAATCTTCCGAGCGCCAGTTGACATCTGTAAGAATAGCCATATGGTCTGACCTCATCATAACGAGGTCGCCGACCTTCAGGTTTTTACGCCACTCGTTGCTCACTTGCGCTTCCGTTCCGCCAAGGGCTGAATGCGTTTGAAACTTTCCCAAGTCAGTTCTGGGACGACAACAGCAACCGCTTCCCATGCCTCCATGCGAGACATAGACGGGTCAGTGTTCTCAACGATAATTTTAATGAGTTCCTTGAACTTCGGTTTCATGGCTCTCTCCTCATGATTATATTATCATGGAAAGACAGTCTGTCAAGTTTTATCGTCGGAAAATAAAGTTCAAAAATCTGGAAATTATGGAGCGATTATTTTTCGGAGCCATCTCGTTTTTAGTAATTTCATCCGCACAGGTAAAGTAGCGTTGCTCTCGGTACTGCTGGAGCAGTCGGTCATCGCTTAGAACCCACTTGCGTAGGCGGTCCCACTCTAGTAGTTCATTCGGGTTTCGAATCGGTTGAGATTCTAAAATCGCCAGACGATATAATGCAGTAGCCACAGACCTCTCCTCACCCATAGTATACCATTCCCTGGGCAGAGGTCAATTAAATAATCGGCACTGCTCCTTTCTATAGTAACTATGATAGAGCATCGGTCATGTGACGTATTTTATCTGTCTCCCGTGGAACCGAGGGCTCCTTCGCCCCTGCTGGTTTCGTCGTCGTAGATGCTGTCAGACTCCACCAACTGAACATCCGTGGTAATCTTTACGAAGACGGCTTGGGCAATCTTGTCACCAGCGTGGAGGGTCTGTGTTCGGTCACTCGGGTTGTGAAGGTTCACGAAGATCTCTCCTGTGTATCCTCGGTCCACGACACAGGCTCCAACGACCAAACCACGCTTGGAAGCGATGCCAGACTTGTTCTTGATTTCCAGCATGTATCCCTCTGGTACCTCAATCTTTAGTCCAGTCGGGAAGAGCGATGATCCATGAGGCAAGACGCTCTCAATCTGCTTTGGGATGTCGTCCCGTGGCGCTGGGCAAAAAAACAAATCCATGCCGGCATCTGCTGGGTGTGCTCGTACAGGGAGCTTGGCGTTCTTGTGAAGTCGTTGGACTCTTACTTTCATTTTGTTTCCTTCTCGGTCAGCGCAGGCTGGTTTCAGATCACACCCGCAGTCATAACATTCATCAGCAACATTAAATAAATTTGTTTGGTCTTTCATTAGCTCGCCGCCAAGATAATATCTGCTTCGACTTCATCGCCGTGACAGTCCCAGCCATCAACTTCGTGGCGAGCAAACAATTCAATCTTGCTCTGCTCTGGGAACATTTCCTCAATTCTTTTTCTTACTTCCGCCGGTTTGGCGCTGTGCTTCCCTCGCATCTCTGAAACCAGTTGGCGGATGTTGCGGGCTCCTCTTGGCTTGGGGATCTTTCCACGCTTGCCAATCAAGCATAGTTCTACTTGACTCATCGTATAGAAGCCGGGGTTTACTTTTTGTTTGTCCCACACAAACCCTACGGTTGCCCAGGAGAATCCCCACGCCTTCATAAGTTCGATAGCTTGATCAAGGTGTGGGCTTGTTGCCCACAGGAAAAGCAAACAGTCATCGTCGCACAAACTTGGAACATCAAGCTTCTTGAGTTCAGGCAACTTCATACAGCCGTAGTGGCGGGTTGCTCCTCCACTATCAGGACCACCTTTGCCGGTGTGCTGAAGTTGTCCTTTGTAATCCCAGGGTGGGTCAGCATAAATGATTTGATACTTCTTCAAGTGAGCCTCCTAAATGTCCTTCTAAGCGAGCGGGTGCTGAAACCCCACTTCTCGTTATATTCTAAGTTAGCAACGTATACTTTGTTAAGGGAAATCTTGTCGTCATCTCTCACCCCCCAGCAGCGGATGCGAGCATCAAAGGCGTTGCTGTCGGTGGTGTGGATGACCCAGTATTCCTTACCGTTCTTTGTCTTCTTTATTTTCACTTCCCTCGGAATGAACCAGACCAGTTGGAGGTCGGGGTCGTACTCGCTGATGGGCGGACAGCCACGGGTCATCAGGTTGTCTTGGATTTCCTGTGGCATGATCTCGTGGATAGGGAAGATGCCTGTGAGCGATGCGAAGTGCTCCAACTTCTCTTCTTCGGAGAAGTCTCCCTCGGGTGCGTAGACATCAATATTTTCCAGCAGGTTCTTTTCCTTGCGTGGCCTGTCCACAGCGACGGCAGACCAGAAGTGGCGAAGACCTGTAAACCTGTCGTCCATCAACTCGTCAAGGGCTTTGCTCCTGACCAGCACATCCAAAGCCTTCTTGTTGAGTTTGGAGTATGTGATGTTCTCGTTGAAGATAAACTCCTCAATACTATTGAAGGGTCGGTTGGCTACAATCTGGTCAATCGCTGCGTCGCCCAGACCCTTGATGCCTGCGAGCGGCTGAATCAAAGTCTTGCCGTCCTCGGCAATCTCCCAGACTCGCCCTGACTTGTTGACGCTTGGCGGGACAATCTCAAACCCAAAGGACTTGGCTGTGTTGATTGCTCCTGCCTTCTTGTCTTCTGGTTCCTTGTCTAGGAACGCAGCCATCCACTCAACCGGATAATAATAACTGAGCCAAGCACACTGAAAGGATACGGCTCCGTAGGATACAGCGTGTGATAAGTTGAAGCCGTAGCCTGAAAAGTATTCCATCTTAGACCACAAGTTCTTGGCTACATCTTCGGTGAGTCCGTGTTTGCCGCAGCCCTTCACAAACTTATTATAAAGTTTGGTCTTGATATTATCTTTTCCTGTTCCCTTTTTCGTCAGGACTTTGCGGAGCAGGTTGCCCTCGTCCAGCGATAGGTCATCACCCAACTTGTGAGCGAGCATAGCCAACTGCTCTTGGAAGACCAGAAGCCCGTATGTATCTCCGAGAACTTCTTTGATGATTGGGTGCTCGTAGTGTACTTGGCTAGGGTTAGACTTGTTCGCAACATACAGGCTGTGAGCCTTGGCGCTAAGTGGACCGGGGCGGAAAATAGCCGTGACCGCAGCAAAATCCAAAAGGGATTCTGGTTGTGCTTCTTGGCAGAACCGCTGTGCTCCACCGTTAGTCATCTGGAAGATGCCAGCCCACTTGCCTTTGTGGAATACCTCACGCCAGACTTCCTGATTATCAAAGTCAATCGTGTCTGGGTGGAGATTAGTATTATAATAATCTCTCACCTGCTCGAAGGTTGGCTCCTCGATACCTTGATGGCGTTTGAGGATGTGGCGGATTGCTCCCGAAATCATACGGAGAGTTGACAAGCCGAGCAGGTCAAACTTAATAAAGCCGAGGGGCTCAAGGTGTCTAACGTTCTGACCTTCGCTCCACGGTGTTTGGATGACACCGCCGGAGTTGATGAGCGGCATGTGTTTATCTAGGTCTTCAGCAACAACCACCCCACCAGCGTGCCGAGAAATACTCCGCATATTGCCAAAGAGGTTATCGACATGAGTAGCCACCTCCGGGTACTTTCTAAAAAACTCTTGTAAGGTTTCACTGTATTCTTTTACCTCGTCAAATGTTGGTGTGTAGACGCCAGCGATTTGGCCGTGCGCTTTCTTGGCTAGGGGTGTGGCTTCGCTCATCATTACGCCAGTCACCTTGTTCACTTCGGTGAACGGGATATTATAAAACTTGCCGATGTCTTTGATGAGTGAGCGGAGTTGGAGCGTGTTGAAGTTGCTGATGGGAACCACTGTTGTCTTGCCCCACTCCTCTGCTAGTTGTTCCTTGAGAACCATTGGCTCCTCAACATCAAAGTCAATGTCGGGGTAGCCCGTGCCGCCCTTGGTCAGGAACCTCTCAAACTGTAATTGATATTTGATTGGGTCCACCTGGGTAATGTCTAGGACATAAGACAGGAGTGAGCCAGCGGCTGAACCTCGTCCGAGTCCGACCAGCATTTCCTCCTGGGCTTTATCCGAGATGGCTTTCATCGTCAGGAAGTATTGGGCGAAGCCTCGCTCCTTGATGATGTTTAGTTCGTACTTCAGACGGTCCACATACTCGGGGTCTGTGATATTCTTTTTCTTCATTCCCGCAAGAGCGTCGGAGGTCAGAGCCTGAATGGCTGTCTTGCCTTCGGGTACAACAAACTCTGGGAGGCGAACCTCGCTGTTGGGAACAAAGTCCTCACATCGGCCAAAGGCGATGTGGTGTGTCCGCTCAATTGTATCACGGATGAAGGCATCATCGTATTCAATATTATATTTAGCTGAATATTTTTTATAGGCTTCCATCATCTGGTCACCGTTCTTTGGGTAGAGTTCGTAGCCAACTTCCTCTACTGATTCGGGAAGCCCATCATCATCACCCCACCACTGTCCGCCGATGCGGCGGTACATCTCTCGGTCTTTCCAAAGTTCTGGTCGGGGGTAGTGGCTGTCGGCTGTGCTGATAACCTCTACGCCCATTTCCACGCAGGCTTGAATAATGAGGGCGTTACCTTGATGTTGCTCAATGATATCATTCCACTGGACTTCTCCGTAAAATCTATCCCCGAAGATCTCCTTAAAGCGGGCAATAGTGTCTCTCATTGATGCCAAGACTACATCGGCGTCGTAGGCCCCCGTGTCAGGGTCTCGATGCTTCCAGAAGTCTCCAAACAGAGGACCCGACATGCAGGCGCTGCTGATAATCAGACCCTCATTGTATTTGTCCAGCATCTCAAAGTCCATACGGGGATACCGATAGAAGTTTTCAGGCTGATAACTATCCGACACTAGCTTGAATAAGTTGTTTAGCCCTGTCTGGTTCTGGGCAATCATTACGAGATGGCGGCGAATATTCAAAGGGTTGAATTTCTTTTGCCGGTCCTCATCTTCGATAACAAGCCCGTACTCTTCCTTCTTTTGGCGCTTAACTTTGGAGCGGTGCTCCTCATACATTTTACGCCACTTCTTGTGTGACTTAATAAAATAAGACTCACACCCGTACAAAGCTTTAAAATCTTTGCCGTCGGCTCGCATCTTTTTGAGATGCTCTACCTGAAACGACAAGCCATTCATGTGCCCATGGTCTGTTAGAGCATGAGCGTTCATCCCGTTCTCGTAGGCGAAGTCCATGTGCTCGCCGGGCATACCTAGCCCATCGAAAGGAGATAAGCCTGAGTGAGCATGTAACCCCACAAAGGGGATCTTACTTTCAATTCGGTTAGTCATTGACTACCTTTCTAATTTTGGTGTGATAATAGTATAGCTTACTTTTAGAATAGTTCAAGAAAAAATGAGCAGGGTAGCCCGAACCCTGCTCTCCACCCATCGTATGGGGAACTCCGATTGTTTTAAGTAGGATTATTATTTCTTTTCATCCGCTTTATCTTCCTCGGTTTTGTGTCCGTACACATCTTTGTGTCCGTCCTGATATGTGATGATAGTTTGGTTACCTGGGTGTGGTTCGATGTGAACCTTCACAAAATCACTCATACTATCAAAGATGGCAATACCTCCACGAGGCGGTGGGTAGAGCCAGTGAACAACGCATTGACCTGTCGCCATAACGACGCCCTCAATAACAACACCATCACCAGAGACACCTGTCTCATCATGCTGGCGGTAAACTGTGAAACTGGTAATCCCTCTCGGAGCCAACTTAGGTGGTGGCTTCGGGATTAGATCATCAGCAACCTCTTCAGATTTCTGTTCTTCGCTCATTTTGATATTCTCCGTAAGCAGTCATAACATTTTGCAACCACTTTGGGCTTACTGGCGTGAGCCAGTCTACTCGGATTTCTTCAGGATCCCGATAGGAAGATCTCATTTTTTTGTCCCATGCAACTTTTGCGATATGAATATCATCCTCCAGCCAATCAATCTTACAATAGGCCCAGCCGTGATCGCCGATCCGCTTCTCTCGCACGACGCCGAGCCGTAAGAGTTTATGATGGAAGTTCATTACAAATGTTCCCACATGGATGCCGTAGGATTCTCCTTTAAGTCTCATATTGTTGCCTTTCTTATTCGCCCTCTAATCGGGCTTGTTCTTCGGGTGGGACTCGGGTCGCCTCGTAGGGTACGAATAGCGACACTACATCAAAAGCTCTCAGGGAATAGTATACACCAGCATAGCTGTCTCGTATATCCTCTAGCATCGTATTCCACTCTTCGCCTTTTCTTAATTTATAAATTGGATGACTATGTTTTTTCTTGTATCCTTCGGGGTCGTTTCTGAAGTCATAGATTTCTCCCGCTGGGATTGTGGCTTGATACAAGTGGCGTCCTGAAGCCACTTGTCTTTCTCTTTGTTGCGGGTCCACATACCAAAAAGTTCTGGGGACCGTGCTTGTTTCGTACTCATTTCTAGTGAAGGAACTTCTCTTGGCTCTGTCCGCAAAGTACTTAGGGTCTACAAGAATTGCTTCCGCATCTACTGGGGCGTAGTGGAATAGCACCAACTCGCCACCAACCTCATAGTCACCCTTTTGCGCTTCGGCGAGAAACTTTTTAAAGTTTTCCATTATCTTTTTCATAACTTATTTTTTAGTTCCTGAAGTTTAAGCCGAAGGACTTGGCGATGATGCCAGCGAGATTTAGGGGCTCGACTAGCGTCCAAAGTGTAACTAATCCTATCGTTGATTTCTTTAATAAGTTCTTTGTTCTGTTCTCGTTGGGTTTCGCTTAGACTTGGCAAGTCGTAATCATATTCATGTCCTTCTTCCATCTCATACTGATCGTCAAAGAAGGGGATATAAAATTTGCGTCCGGCTGACTGTCTTTCTTGGGAATAAAAATCCTCACGGGCCTGGACTTCATCATCAAACAAGACAACATCACGGCGCTGGACGGTGACATCGCCTTCGATGTACTCAAATAAAAATGCATTCTCGTCGGTCTTCTCTCCCCAAATAACCGATTCTTGGTTGAAGTATTTGCCAGCCTCCACCATATCTTCTCGGGTGATGTTGGGAATCATCATAGATCTCTCCATGTTTCCAAAGCGACCTCTAATGCGAATGGGTCCGTAGCCACGCTCACGCATCCAAGCCATCAACTCTTTGTTGAGCATCCGGTTTTCTTTGGATGACATCTTTTGCGCCATAGGGTTTTCACCTGTCATAAAACCAACTGTACCCACAGAGGCTACGTTGCCCTGAAGGATATTCTTGATTCGGTTAAACCCGGATTCATTTAAAAACTTTTTCCATTCGCTCAAAATCTTTTTCATATCATTCTACACAAATCAGGTTGTTCTCTCCAATAAAAGTATATTTCTTTCCCTTGACTGTAACCTCTTCTGTACCATAAGAGTGAACGACAACAGTCTTTCCAGTCAGGTCATTGGTACAATCTTCAGCACACGAAATAACCTTAGCCGTCAAAAACTCTTCAATCTTTTCCTCTACTGGAACAAAGAAAGTTCCCTGCTGTGGCTCCTCCTCGACGACTTCAATAAGTAGTCTGCGATTCAATGGTTTCATTGTAATTCCTTCCATATATCTTGTAACATTTCAAATTCCAAGCGAGAAGTTTGGGTCCACTCTCGCAAGTTGCAGTGCTTACAATAGCACTCAATCGCTATCTCGTCTCCAAAGATAGCACGGGTTTGGCCAGATGGCAACCAAGAATGTTTGACCTTGTGTTGTTTTTCTTCTCGCTCACAAAAGCCGTCTTTCAAATCACGGGGCATGATAAAGTTTAGCGTAGCCATGATGGGCTCCTTTCTGCCCTTACATTATATTATATTTTTTGCTTCCCTTTAAGTGATTTCGCACGCACCGCCAGCACAGGCTGCCTCACCTTTGAGGTCGGTGTTGTCATCCTCTTCAACAATCTTGGTGAGGTCAACGTTTTCTAGCGTAGCCAGCATCGCTTCAAACTTCTCCTTAGAGCAGTCCTCAAAGGGTGCTTGCTGGTAGGTGCCGCCGTTGTGGGGCAAGACTGACAGTCCGTTGTAGTGGTGGCGATTGTTCCACATCCACTCGCCAGCATCCGTCCATTCGTTTTCGTGGAGGGAGATAGTGGCTGAAACGTTGTGTCCGTTCTGTCCGGAGCGTTTACCAGGGTTGACCCATTCTCTTGTAATTTTCTTTACCCGCCGCAAAAGCTGGAAGGCACTTTCGTCACGGAGGATAGAGCCTTCTGGTGCTCGTTGGGGCACCGAGATGACTGCTGTATCGTGTGGGCGGAAGTACTCATCCTCCACCAGTTCAGGGTGGTGAATTGAAAGGTGCCAATAAATTGGCTCATTTTTGCCAACTCTGATTCGGCGGACGTAATAGTCGTTGTGCCAGGCGTGGATGCCGCTGGATGTTCCGAGAGTCAAACTCGTGGTTCCCGCAGGCTTAACGCAGGTTGTGCGGGCTGCCGGGTTGATGCCAATCGCATGGGCAACACGGGCATTTTCTTCTTTCACAACGTTGGCAGCGTTCGTCAAACTAATGTCATCTTGGAGCACACGACCAGAAGCGATGCCAGTCATAGACACCCCTATCAGGGCATCCTTCTCTGTGGTTCGCTGCCAGACTGGGCGAAGATAATGAAAATCTGTATAACCTGCTTGGAGTGTGCCGATGAAGGTGGCAGCCCTCACCCGCTCTTCCAAGTCGTTCTGTCCTGTGATGTTGCTGACATTTACTTCGGTCAGGTTACAGAACTGGAAGGGTCGTAGTCCAATCTCACAGCACGGGTTGGTTCCCCAGTCCTTGTCGTTGGACAGGTAGATGCCAGGCTCGCCAGCGTTGGATGCTTCCACTCGCTTCCACAAGTCTAGGAAGAATTCTTTTGTGATTCTGTGCCGCAAAAGTACAGCGGAGTTGTTGGCTCGTCCTCGCTGGGGGTTTTGTTCCCACCAGTTGCCAGCCTTACAGGCAATCATCTCCTTGTCATCTGCGGAGAACAAAGAAATGAGAGCAGCACGACGGATGCCACCCGCCAACACAGCGTCGGCAATATGGCAAACGATGTCGTGGACCTCAATAGCAGACAGACGGCTGCCATCTTCCTTTTCAGAGAGCACACCCTCGACCTTAACCAGGCATTCCTTGAGAGGTTGTGGTCCTGGGGCTTTGCCGCCAGAGGTTACAAGGCGAGCGCCTTTAGGGCGAATATCGCTATAATCAAATCGTAGCCGTGAGCCACCGAAGAAGTAACTGCGAATAAGATATTTGACGGCATCAGCCCATCCTTCAATACTATCATTTATTAAATACCTCCGAGTGCGATTAGCATTTGGTTTTCTAATTTCCGGCAGTTCATCCACATGGTGTTTCTGGACCGAGTATCCAACACCAGTTCCACCGAGCAACAAAAACATAATTTCGCCGAATACACGCCAGTCATCTACTGGGGCATAAGCGCAGTTGAAGATGCGGTTAGGAGAGATTTCAATGGGCTTGCCTGCAAACTGCATGGAGCGCATGGAAGGCAAAACCTTTTTGTCAAATACAAATTTATAATTCTCTTTGATTTCTTTTTTGAGTTCCGGGTATTTTTTGAGGTGCATCTTCATGTTCCGAGTAACTAACTCATCCCAGGTTTCACGGCGTTTTTGTTTAGGTAAATAACGGGCGTACTTCATGTACACTGTAATATCCGAGAGGATTTGGGTTGAGATGTCTTGCTCGTTCATGCTGTTTGTTGCTCCTCGGCTTTAAGTTTTTGTGCTAAATCTCGTAACTCATCTTTAAGACTTTTCTTTTCATTCACTTCTTTTTTTTTATTATCTTCCGCTTGTTGTGTCTTGCGGCGTTCTTGTTTAAACTTCTGGTACTTCTTGCGTAGGTGTTCGTCTTGCTCTTGTTTAGTCTTCATCACAACGGCATCAATCGTTGAGTGCTCGTCAGGTGGCAAGACTTTCATATGGACCTTGGCTGTGTCAATCTCCATGGGGTAGACAATGCCGTCAATGCCGTTGCGGTTTTTGGCAACAAACATACGACCTTTGTTCTCGGTCTTGTCCTCAATCGTGCGGGAGATAGAACAGATAAAGTCAGCCACAAAGCACTTGCTAAATGCTTCGCTGATGGCTTCCATCGTAATGACCTCGGCGTTCAATCCGCTGCGGTTTGTTTGGGATGCTGTCCATACTGGAATGTCCCAAACTTGCCCGATGGCTCGCAGTTCTTCATAGATGTTGCCGAGACTGTGGCGTAGTTCCTGAGTCTTGAACCCAGATGCTGTTGGTTTCAAAAGGTCGGCATAGTCCACGATAATCATATCGGGAGTGATGCCCTTTTGCTTTAGTTTTTCGAGATGCCCGATAATAGTGCGGGTGGAGGCTGACTTGGTTGGATACTCTTTGATGATCAGTTTGCCTGGGATGTGCTCAACTGCCATCACAATGGCATCCTTCATCGACATTAGATTCTTTATGTCGATGCCCGTGATGCAGGAGTGGTAGCGTTGACCAACTACGGTGTCCGCAAGTTCTAATGTGTAGTGAACTACGGTCTTGCCTTTGACCACAGCCATCGCACCAAGATGAGCAAGCGCCATACTCTTGCCCGCACCAGTCGGGGCAACGACGACGCCCAACTCTCGCTTGCCTAAGCCGCCCTTGGTAATATCATCAATCTCATCCCAGTGTGTAGAGATGGGGTTACGCATCTTCATCTCAAAACGGTCAAGAACATCTTGGTGCCAGTCGTGCCCATGGTCGTTGTCGGCACCCAGGTTCATCGCCTCGTTGATGACCTTTTGAATCTGGTCAAAACTCTGGGACTGAAGAAGATCCACGGACTTGAGGATGGCTTCTTTTAATTTCTGCTTCTTGCAGAAGTCTAGCGACTTCTCCTTGACATATTCTTCATCATCGTCCCCGATGGCATTGCTTTTGATGCGAGCCATAAACTCGATGACTTGCTTGATAATGCTGCCAGAGTAGTCCTCTGTCTGTGTCCGCACCACTGAGACCATTGCTTCGTAGGTTGGGTGCGGGTAGGATTGTTTATGCTGAATCAAAAGGTCTACAAAAACCTGTAGGTACTTTAGTTCCAGATAGTTTGTATCAAGGACCTCTTCCATTTGGTTCGCAAAGTTGCGGTCAAACAGGATGGTCTTTACTAGTTTTTCTTGGAAGGACTTTCCGAACTTACTAAATGTGTCGTGCTGTTGTTCGGTCATTAGATTTCCTTATCCCCACTATAACTCATGTGACGAAAATATAAAGGGCACTCTCAAACTTTTTTATGAGAGCGAAGCATCAGCATCAATTCGTCAATATTAAGAGTACCGATACCATCCTTGAGGAGCATTTTCCTAATTTCTGAGCGATTAAGATTAACCCCGTCATTCTGAATCGCATACTTGAGCTTGTTGACTCCTTGTGGTGATATGGTGCTTGTATATAGCTGCATGATTTCATAATTTAAGGCAATAATTTCTTCATTTTCGGCAACATTTTGATATGCCTTTACTTTATTTTTATTATTTTTTGCGTGCGACATAATGTCATCGAGACCATAGTCTTTATTTTCCGAAAGGAAGGGAAATCTTTTAGAAACTGTCTTCAGTCCGAGACCCTTCACGCCGTCAAGGTTGTCAGACTTATCACCGACGATGGCACGAGCCCACGCAAAGTTGCGAGGATGGATGCCATATTCTTCTAAGACTTTGTTCTTATTGAGAACTTGTTCGTTTTTGCCTGGGCGTAGCAGAATGGTCTTGTCATCACATAACTGTAGAAAATCTTGATCGTTGGATACAATAACCTTCTGCCACTCGGCATACTCATTACAGTGACACAGCCAGGCGATGATGTCGTCAGCCTCTACATTCTCAAGGGACATCTGGAGGATTGGCAGGTTCTCTAGGTACTCTGTCAGGCGCAGAAGTTGCTCGTACTTGTTCTCTCGCTCCTCTTCGGGTGTAGCGAACTCGTACTCACGATTGAGCCTGGGAGCTTTCCGTCCAAGTTTATAGTTCTTGTTTTTCTCCCGGCGTTTCTGTGAGCCGCCTGGGCCTTCCCAACAAACTACAACTCGGTCGGGTTTGGCACGTCGCACTTCTTTCTGAAGGGAGCGCATAAAACCAGTCAGTCCCCCAATAGGATGTCCGTTGATATCCAGTTGGGGAGACATAACATAGTTACGGATGAACATGTTTTGTCCATCGATAATAAGCAATCTTTTCATGGGGTCTCCGGTAAGAGTTTACTTCTTACCTATTCTACATTCGTCTTCTAAAATGTCAAGAACTCTTTCTTTGAATTTCTTGTCTTCCAGAAGTTTTAGAAAGTCCTTACTTTGGAACTTTTTATCTTCCCCGTCAACGTTGATTGTATACCAAGCACCGCTGCGAACACAACCAGGCGTACCAGCGATGGCAGAAAGCCAGGAGCCCTCATCATTAACTCCAACTCGGTCATTAGCAAGGTCAAACAATACATCAAACTCACAACTCCTTGGTGATGGACCGAAGCGAGACTTCATGGTCTTGGCACTCGTATGGAAGCCGATGACCTGTTTCTTGTCGTTTAGTATCTGTCCATTGGCTTTGCCTTTGTGTTGGGTCAACCAGATGCGAGCAGAAGCGTGATAGGGCAGAGCCTTTCCGCCGGGCTCCACTCGGTTGTCTCCGAACATCACGCCGATGTTGGTCTTTAACTGGTTGGTAAAAACCAGAGCAATCTGCTCCTTGCCGAGCGTTTCGGTTACTTTCCGCATACCCTTGGCTAGTGCTTTGGCTGTCAGACCAATGCGACTGTTGGGATCATAGTCACCCTCAACCTCTGCCTTGACTGGTGTTCCCGCAACGCTGTCCCAAACAATACAAACAAGTTTGTCTGGGGCTTTCTCACGGATGCGCCCAATCAATCGCTCAATGTTCTCAAACACTTCCTCGACCGTGCCGGGCTGCACATACAAGAAATTGTTCTTGGTGTCAAGCCCCAACTGTTCCATGAAGTCCGGGGAGGCTGCGTTCTCTGTGTCGATGTAAACAGCGAGCCCTCCCATCTTTTGTGTGTTCGCCAAAATCTGCGTGACAACAAGGCTCTTACCGCTGGCAGACTCGCCGGCAATCGTGGTGAGTTTGCCGACAGGAATGCCGCCATCTCGGCGGTTAGAAATAATATAATCAAGAAGAGTCGAACCCGTTGGGATCCAAGTCTTCACGTCTGTCGGGTTGTCCCCGTGCAAATCGTATGCAATATTCTCTTTGGCAGCCTTGTTTAATTCGCTTCGCAAATCATTTACAAGGCTGTTTCCAGCTTTGTTTGCCATTTTATCTCCATAAATGGAGAGACACCTGTACCCCGTGCCTCCCTGCGGGTTGGCGGCCAACTACGCCAATAGATCGTCGAACGCTGACTCAATATCGCTGACACCCTCAAGGTTACTATCCGTCTTGGTGGTAGCCTTGGCAGTAGTCTTTTCGGAATAACGAGTTGTCTCCGAATCAGCGGTAGTTGAGGCTGCATCTGCCCCTAGGGTTTCGTGCAGAATCCGCTCACACTCATCATAAGACACACGCTCAAAGGCAGTAGTGGTATCAGGCACTGAGCCAAGGAGTTTTTCAATCTCCTCATCCGTCTTGGCAAGAGGCGAACTCTTACGCATTGGGCGCACGTCCGTCGTCGGGAAGGCTTGACCAGACTTCTTGCCGTAGTCAATACGCAGGTCCGTTCCCTTTTCGGTGTCGGTGATATCACCGTACTCAGGATCAAGAACGACATTCAACAAGTTCTCATAAGTGGTCTTAGAAAAGCCCCACCAGCGAACGCCCTTATCCTCTTCCCCACGAACGACGACGGGAGCAAAGACTCGCATCTTGGGCCAAAAGCGTTTGGCTGCTTGCTTGTCTTCGTCCGTGCCATTCTTCCAGAGCCTCGTACCAAACTCCGAGATTGGGTCGGTCTCGCCAAATGTGCGAGGACTAAGAACGCTGGCTTTACCCTCAGCACCCAATCCGTAATGGAAGTAAAACTCCCTGAAGGGATCGCCGTCTGTTGGACAAACAAGGCGGATAACCTGCGAGCCGTCTTCTGGCTTCCAGAACATGTCACCCTGACCGTCGCCAGACTTCGTTAGAGCGGCGTGCTTTTGCCGCATTTTATCAAGATCAATACCCATGATTTTCTCCTTTACTGGTTAGTTGACCGTGCATCTACTATAACACACCCTCACAGGGTTTATAGTAATTCTAAATCTTTTTTTGTTTCCTAAGAAAAAGGAGGGGCTTAGACCCCTCCTTCTGGCTGTGCGTATTTTGATACCTTAGTTGATATCAATAATCACGGGTTGCGTCTCCGCTTTCCGTGGGATAGTAACTGACAGAAGTCCGTTGTGAAAGTCAGCAGTGCTTGCCGTCAGGTCAAGGTTGCTGTCATAGTTCACAAAGGTCTTCTGAAAACTTCGGCGGGCGATGCGTCGATTGCTGTCGCCTTCCGTGTTGGCTTCCGCACGCACAGTGAGACTGCTCTTTTCTGGTTGGATCTCAATGCTAAGATCCTCTCTGCTGAAACCTGCGAGAGCGAACTCAAGAGTTGTGCTCCCGTCTTCGTTGGAGAAGATGTCAGCTACGGGATAACCCGAGGTTGATTTTCTCGCTAGTGATTGGAAGTCTCCGAACAGTTCATCAAAGATGCTGCGTCCAAGAAGACTAGGTGTGTTGTATCGTACTAAATTGCTCATGTTGTTTCCTCCTTTATAAGCAAGGTTGTTTGTGACTCCCGAAGGCAGTCAAGATCGCAAGCACCGCACAGCCACTTGCTTTCTAAAATAAATATACCACACTTCTAGATTGTGTAAAGTTTTTTATTCTTGGGGGGGTTCTTCTATTTTAAATATTTTCAACACTTCGACCGGATGCACATTCAGTTCCTTTGCTACCACCAAAAGAATGCTGTTGGAATATTTTTCCCAATCAAGCTTTAGATGCTTACCCGTCTGTCCGTCGTGATCCTTGGCAACTGCTAGGTTTAAAGCATTTATTGTGTAAAGCGTGTTCGTGGACTTCTTTCTGTGAATCCTCATAGTAAACAAACGCTGGTTTAAAAATTTACCCTTCTGCATAACAGCGTTATATGTCAACACCTTTTTATTAGGATCTTCCGTGTTTCTAAGCAGGAATATATACTTGTTGGTAAGCTGAAAATTATCAGCAATGTACTGAACTTCTTCTAGTATTTGTTCCTCGGAGTCAGTTGTTAAAAAAGAAGCTAACAAGATGCCCCTAGGTTGGGCCTTAGTCATATATTTGGTCTCCGCAGCCCACGGTTGTTAAACACACGGAGCTTAATATAAATATCACCCTTCCAGAGGTAACGACTGTATTCTTTTTGAATAGAAAATGCAGAGGACTATGGCGGCATCTAAGGTTGTCGGGAAAACTGAAAAATATCCATCGACATTTTCTTTTGTAAACGCTTTGTTTTGTCTTTTTATTTTCCGCATGAGTTCGCTATCTTGTTGTAGATCTTTTTCCGGTATGCCGTAATAATAATGAGCATACTCTTCTTCTTCGACTGGAAATATATATTTGATTTCCTCCTTGTCTAGCGAAGCGACTCCAAAAGTCCCAATTCTTGAGATCTTGTTTGGCTCTAACCTATTCGTTAAAACAGCGTCGATGTGATCAAAGTAATTTGTCATTGCCACCAGATAAGCTATGAAATGATATACGCTTTTTTCATACTCACTAACAGCCACATCGCCAACTAGCTCCTCAACTCTAGACCTGTCTATAAGAAGCATCTTCTCAAAGAGTCCGCTCCGGCTGTACTCTTGCAAGATGTTAAAAACAATCTTATCATCTCTTTTCTGTATCAACGAGCTAACTGACCGATCAGGACAAACGTACAAAATTGTTATCTTTGCGTCTTTTATTATTTCCAAAAGAGATAAACTGATACCAGAAACGGGCTCGCCTCCGCCGACAACAAAAAGAACCTCATCATCTGGTTTAATATTCGTTAGGTATGCCTCAGCATCAAGTAGGTCAAAATTATTCTCATAAGCCTGGATGTCGGGCTGTTCGTCAAGGACAAGATTGCCCCGTCGGTCTAAGTTTGCACCTATCTTATAGATTTTGTATTCCGGATACTGTGTGAATTCCTCTGCGATACCGCACCCGACTCTTCCAAGCCCTATTACCTTTTCCATCTTAAACCGAAAACTCCCTAAGATTTCCTAAATTATTTCCACTACTTATATTTATCCCGAACTCGCCAAATTTGGTAGAACTCATTAGACTTTTTATCTTTGGCAACAAATGTTCGTCTTCTTTAGCAAAATCTAAAACTATAGCATCATGAATAATGCAAGACAACGTTGACTTACTTGCCTGGGTTCGAAGAAGGTAGTCTATCTTCATAGCTTGTAGAAGAGTTAGGTCAGCCGCTGCTGATTGTACGATATAATTCAGGGCATGATGTTCATCTACATCACCAATCTCTTTTCCAAAGGGGGTGCGGACGTTCTTTCCATCCCAGCACTGTCTTAATATCTTTTCTTTATCATAGAACTTTCTAAGAGCTTCCCCTTCAGAGCTAGACGCAGCAGACTTAGATCCATACAGCCAAGCGAAGAAAGCGGTCTTAACTGCCTCACGGGTTGTCGATCCCTTAAAAACAGCATCTTTATGAAATTGGTGTACATCTTCTGGGGGCTGCTCCATGCCCAAGATGCCCATGAGTACACGAACCTCTGCGCCATTAAAATCTAGCTCCACAAAATAATCATTTGTGGGCTCGATGGCTGTCCTCAAACTTTTCTTCAGGGTAAGAATCGGGAAAGAGTCTGTCCTTGTTGTTAGCCTGCCCGTTTTCGTGCCAAATTGATTGTATTTTATATAGGGGGCAGTATCCAACAGTCGCTTAACAATGGATTTAGTTTTTTTGGAGCGTAAGTGTGCCTGTAAATGCTTTCTATTGATATTTAATCGGCGGTTAGATATATCTTCTAACATCTGACACACCCTCAGTAGGTAATCATACCTTTTCGGGCGTTTATGATTCTTTAGAACGTACTTTGTGATCTCATTTTTAACTTCGCAAAACTCAATCAAAAATCGACTCGGAGTAAGGTCGTAGATACAATTATCGGATCGATCAACTTTGGCTATCCTTAGAGATCTCTCGAAAGACAAGAGCCGACCTGCAACATCCTCCCAGTCTTCTCTTAAATATTCTGGTATTACCTCGTGTATCTTTTTTCCTTGTGTATACAGATTTGCATATTCTATATTATCAATACCACGAAGGTACGACGAATACCTCCATGTTTGGGAAATGTTGTCTGGGAATTCTTCTCTTTCGAAAATAAGGTTGCCATCGCAATAAATTCCGACACACTCGGCTTTATCGTCTAGAGTCTGAAATAGCAAAGCTTTCTCTTTCTGGTAGGGTTATTATATTATATCACCTAAAACGCCCATCTTAAAATTCCCTCTGATTACGGGTGCTATCATTTGAGCCTGGAGGTGTCCCATGGCAAAGATGTATTTAAGATCGGAGTCTCCGGTGGTAAAGTTGTAGACATTCATGACTTCTCTGAGATTTTCTCTGATTGTTCTTGTCTCTTCTTTTTGTCTTCTCTCTAGCCTTCTGAGCAAATAATAAGATTTCAGATTCCACCTATTACCATATTTTCCGTCATCTGTAAAATCCTCATTTTTTGCGGGAAGTCTTTTTATCACCTCTATCTTGGAGACAGGGCACAACTCGCCGTTGTCAGCGAGGACCGCCACCGAAGGGTGCTTGACAACGATGGCGTTGTAAAAATCAAGCAAATATATTTTTAAAATGTCCATGTCTGTTCGCCAACATTCGATAAAGCCACCACTATAAAGGATATCGTGTACGTCTTCTATCGACCTAGCCTCAAAAGCACCAGAAAATTCTGAATACCCTGGAGCATGTCTGATAAGGTTTGCATAGCCTGGTATCTGTGAGTAGCCATATGGATCGTCAAAGGCAAAGTCCGTTCTGATTATTGGATTGCCACAGTCATCCTCTGTGTTTCTGGGGTCACCTGGGAAAACGGTAAGCTCGACTCCTGACATATATTCTCTCATGGCTGGTGACCGCACGTCCGCTACAAATCTCCATGGAGCATTTTGATCAATTGCAAATCCGTACTGTGAAGCTATTGCTGTTATCACAGAAAAATTATCATCCATAAAATAACGAGCCGATTTGGTGAAATCCTCATCGTGACGCTCATCTGCTATTTCGATAACAAGTCCGCTATTGAGAGGTGAGCAAAGATTACTCTCCACAAACCCAGCAACACTCATCGGGCCTGTCTTTGTAGTTATCATTTCAGCATAAGCAGTAAACACAGCCAAGAAGGAGTCCAAATCTACAATTTCTCTTTCCTCCGACGGAAATATACTTAAATATTCTGTCGCAAAAAATTGATAAACCATGTCCACCATGTAATTGTGATATTCAGAAGTAATACTTGTAAATGCCTTAGTTGCTTTGGGTGCCATATATGGACCAGACGGATTTAAAATCCCTCTGTCTGCAAGATCAGTAACCCTGTCCATAAAATCTCGCCATGCATCAGCCACAAAATTTAAAGCGAACAAAGTTTTTCCCTCCGCTGTATATCTGAGAGGTTTAAGAGATTGTTCGTTTACCCTGATTGCATATCCTTTGTTGTTTACTCTTCCGAGGTACCTGTCTTCACCCCAAAAATTGTATCGCAGCTTTGGTCCAATAGTTGGTACTATTGAGTCTCTGTATGTTTTTCTTTCTGTGTGGGTCCACGCACTTGGAGTACCGTTATCGGCATAACTGTAAAGCTCAGGAAAAAAGTCAGGATCTGGCCTTCTTGATTGTGACATAAGTAAAGACTCCTATAATAATTATCTAGGCTTACGACGGACCTTGTTGGAACATGCAAGTTAATTTTGTTTCAAACTTTGACGGGTTTATTACATTCTCCGATTTAACTACCAAATAATAACCACCTATGCCAAGCTTGCTGGCGACACTTTGTCCCAGTGCAAAATCAGCATCAATGTACACTAAATTACCGTTCCTGAAAAAAGTATTTCCCACCATGGTCAACTCAACATCTTGCGGAAGTATGAGTGCTGAACCGGGAGAGTTGTTTTCAATGTGCATTGCCCGGATATGGGGCATCTTTTTTTCTGTAAAGCTAAATTTCTTTACAAGACCCCTTTCGACACCAAGGAACAAATGATAGATCCCCTTTTTTACATCAACCTTGTAGTCTCCCCTCAAGGTCTTTCTGTCTCTTATTGTTGCGAAAGCGATAAAATAATGTACTTCGGGCAGCAATGCATCTACCAGTGACGTCTTTGTTGACTTTGCCACCTGTTTTATTTTACTTTCGCCGATAGTCGAACCCCGAGCAATCGTGCCGCCGGCTTTGGGGAAAGACGCTGTAGTCATCGAGAAGTTTATTCTGGCTGTAGTTTGTGGAGTACTATAAGCGTCGTTCATCACGGGAGCTACAAGTTGTTCTAAAACTTTGTTTATAAATTCTCTTAGGCTCATTTGGAATCTGGGAGGATCGGCATTTATAAAATTATCTGTAAACCATTGAGAGAACCATTCCACATTTAAAGGAACCTGGGCTATCGGGATATCTATGTTTTCACCCCCCACAATGCCAGCCTCCCCTGCATTAAAGCTACCTAACATAATTCTTGCGTCCAGTGTTGGACTCTTTATAAATGTATTAGTCTTTAATGCGATGTCTATAAGGTCCCCCACCGAAAAGTAATAAATATTAATCTTTCCTGAGTCGCTGTCCTCGGTGCCGGTGGACTCGGGATCTATGGCTGCTGGGTCGGTGGCGTCACTGCCCATGCCGAGCGTTCCCGTTGCTTTGTTATGCCCGCTTTTCTCCTTGGCTGCGTGTATAGCATTTTGTCTGGCGCTATCTTTCCAAATTCCTCTCACGCCTTTGGATGCCCCCTTATCCTTTCCGAGAATTTTGAACTTAAATGCGCTCTTTTTCCCACCTTTTTTTTCTTCTTTGTCGAAGACGTTGTTTGACACCTGGGCAACCTTCAACTCGCCAGAGTCGTAAATGGCATTTAAAAATGCCTCGTGTTTTTGCCTTGCTACCCTTGCCATAACCATTGACTCAGCAATGTCAACTGCTTTGATGCCGGTATCATACTCTTCTATTTTTTTCTTGTTATCGGGTGATTTCGGATCCTCATATGTTCGGATATATTCTTTTGCCATCCTCCAAGTTTCTCTTTCATATCTTGCCATCGGTATACAATACCTAAAGCCATCAGCGCCCGTATACTCATCTGTCGCTCCGCCTCTTTTGATGAGTTTAGCCAGCAATCCCTCTGGATGGGCGTCGTCAATAAGCTTGTTTTCTGGTTGGGAACCGAAGAACCAGTCTGATTTGTAGCTAATTGCGAGGGGTATTGCTGTCATGCCATTTTTAGAGGTTTTGGCACCCCCTTTTAAAATTCCTGCAAAAATATCTGATTTTTCATCGTCAACCATAACCGCATCAAGGGAGCCAACGTATTCTATCTTTAAATTAACCTGCCCCTGTTCTCCAAAAGTCAAATTGTACTTCGTAAAATTAAGCATGATAGTTTTCTGTGTTGATGCAATGGATTTCTTAAATTCTTCAGATATAAGAGAATTATCTACCATAGTATCGGGAATGGACCACCCAACTACAGCTTTTATCTGGGTATAGTTTGCTTGTTCATCTTGGGTTGTTCCGTGCAACGCATCTCCAGGGGCTCTCATACCCTTCATTTTTCTTATGCGAAGATCCAACTCTTTATGGGCTTTCACTTTGGCTCCTGCCGGCTCGTCCTTATCTTTATCCCTTATCTGTTTTAAATTTTCTTCGATAGTGTTTTGCGTAAAAATAAAACGTAAGAATTTTTCATTCAACAACTCCCTGACGGATCCAAAGTATATGGAGACACTCGCTTTCAGCGTCTTGTCGCCGCTGTGTTTGTTGTCAAACATCCAAGTAAACTCCTGTATGCCAACATCCGTGCCGATAGTGTCTCTACCTTTTATAGTAATGGATTCCCCGGCAACACGGGACTTGGCCAGGTCGAGCATCTTCTTGCCCGATACATGGTCGCTGAACATGAACTCGTGTTTTTCCGTTCCCTTTACCCACCAAAAACTTATTGTTGGAGTCAAAACACTGAGTTGTGCGCTGGTTCCTGCCAAAAAACAACTGGCATCTTCAGGGTTACTAATGCTCGACACGAGCGCACTGGGCGCATCTTTGTACGATATAATTTCTTGATATGATTTATCTTTATATTTTTCGTGGACCTTGAGTATCTCTTTAAGCAGAATAGTTTGGACGTTTGCCTGCCTTAGCGCAACCTTCTCTTCTGGTGTAGCCTCTTTCTTTTCTGACATTGGGCTAATCCAATCCGGAAGCTCGTCTAAAAAACATTAAAATTTGTACGGCGTCCTGGGGGATATAAACAACATCTCCTGTCCTAAAGTGCGCCTCTGTTGGTTTCTGATTGAACCACGCTATAAGCCACCATAATTCTGGTGCGCCGTAAACGTTGGCGGCTATATTGTAAAGTTTGTCTGTGACACCCCAAGTTGTTGTATAGAAAGATATTCCGGACATTTCCTCGTCTGTGGGAAAATAAAATCTAGCTGTTTTGTATTGTATTATCTGTTGAATATCCCTGTCGTCAAAAAATACCTTTCGATACCCAAGGTCATCATTGGTCATCAACCCTCTTCCATCATATCTAGATATTGCCATCGTTGTCTATTCTCCGTGCTTTACGACTTAGATAAAGCTCGTTTACTTTTTGCTCGCTCTTGTGGTTTTTTCTTTTGGTTTGTCTCTGTTCTCGGCGCAGGATTCTCCGCTGCCAAGGCGCTTGGATTACTAAAGGATGGAACTGGATTATCTGTTCTGTAGGGGAAGCCTTTGATGCCCCCTCTCCAGACATAATCATTGTCTTTCTTTACCCACCCCATGGGATGTTCGTGCAAAACATTCAATTCAAAATTAAGAGTGATAGACTTTGGATAATACGACCTGCTATCTCCGCCACCACCCCTCTCTAACTGCGCTCCCGTCTTTTCATCTTTAAAGTGATTATCGGGATAGTCGTGAAAAATTCCCTCATCAGTATTGATATCCACTGTGAAACCGTTAACGTACCCCATCAATCCCTTGGTTGGGTCTTGTGCGTTTGATATTAGGTTTCCAAACTTGACCCTCACTAGCGGACCCATATTAAGGACAGCGCCCTGGTTAATACAATTTTCAGGTTTGTCTCCTCCTTGCTTTCCTGCGCTATAAACAGGGTACATAAAGCTCATCAAGAGATTGATCACATCTAGGTTTTCCTTTGCCTGGTCGAAGTCAGACGCTGGCACATGCCAAGACATAGCTATCGCCCTGCGAGTATTTTGAAACACGGCGATTGGGTCCATGCGTCCGTAAGCATCTTCAGCATTCCAAGATTGGGTATAAGCATCGCTAAAGTTTTGTAGGTAGGCTGGAAACTTTACTTTGTACGTTGTCGGTACATGCTCGATTTCCAGAATATGCCCCTCGCTCCAAAGATGCGCTTCTATTTCAGTTGCGGAAGTTGATTTTGTTCTTCCTTTTTTTAACCTGTCTTTATTAAACGGTCCAGCCATTTTCTATCTCCTAGATTATCTATATCCTACCACAGGATTTCTTTCATTCTGTAACTTTGATATATCACCAGTAAGGATTTCTGCGATCTTCTCTTTGTCTATTTCTAATATTATTTTTTGCGGACTTGCGGCTGCACCGTCGCCGCCTGCCTGTCCACTAAGTATCTTGGCCATAGAATCTAGGTTTTCCGAACTGCCTGCCGATATCTGTGTAGAAACCTCTATTATTTTTTTCGAAACCGCATCTAGGTTTTTCAGAGCGCCAGAGTCCATCTTCGTACTAACCTCAATAACCTTGGACATTGCCTCCAAGCCTTCTTGGGCATCGCCAAGATCAGCAAAACTCTGTACGAGATTTGATAGTCCAGCCGTAGCCATCAAGATTGCTATGCCGACTAACATCAAAGCCATCCCAAGAGCCTTTATCGGAAGGGTTGCCAAGACGGCAACTCCGCCTAGAGCCATAAGCCCAACTGTCATGAGCGGGAAAGCCATTGCAGCCATGATAGAATTCTTCGCCATTAGCCCAATATCTTCCGCAATTCCCTGTATTAATGTCCTGTCTATAGCCTCTAGTCCCACCTTCATCAAGACGAAGCCTTTTGCCGCCATCTGTGTGCCTAATCCAGCCAGCATCATAGACGCCCCAAGTCCGGCGAGCGTTCCGGCAGCAAGGAATGCGGCGAAGGCAAACGCTCCGAGAGAAACGGCTGCGGGGGCGGCGGTCACCATCACGGCTGCAAAACCTATCGCCATAAGTGACAGGGCTGTTGCCATCATGACTAATCCCGCCGTCATCAAGAAAAGCTTTTCTGGGTCCATCGCTACCGCAAAGTCAACCGCTGCTTGGACCAACATGGCAAACCCAATTACGATTATCCCTATGCCGACTACCACCAAACCAAGTCCAATAGCCAATAGCCCAAGTGCTATAGCAAGCGCCCCAACAGGTACTACTGCGGCGGCGGAGGCAATGCCCATCATACCTGTTCCAGTAGCGGCAGGTAGTGATGTTGTTGCGACGGCACCTTGCGAAGTAGACTGACCCCAGAAGGCTCCAGTCAAAAACCAAGTAGCTGCTGCCAATGCCTTTTTGGCTATAAGTGCTGTCCATTCAGCAGCAGTGCCGGCAACAACCTGAGCTTTATTAAAAAGCCATGCTGCTGAGTTTGCGACCAACGCTCCGGTGCCAACCACAATTCCTTTTGTGGCGTTGACTACCCTGGCAGCAGTGTTTTTGCCTAAAGCGATTGTGCCAGGTATGATTCCTTTCACAGTGTTCGCAATCTTAGCGCCAGTATTCTTCAAGGTCGCCGCAGTCGAAGCAAAGATACCTTTTCTTGCAACGTTATCGGTGACAATGCCCTTCTTCTTTTGTGTCTCTGACATCTCTTCAGCAACAGTTTCTTTTATTAATGCGTCGGTGTATAGTATTCTCAATTTAGTGGCCATGGCGGTGATGATATTACCACTGGTCGTTGCTACTATCCACAAGTTTTTAGCAGCGGCGGCGGCGATCATTGCAAACTTTAGTGTTTTCCAAACTCCAGCCAAGGTCGTGAATGTTATTATGGCAGTAGCAATAATGGGGTTGGACAAGATCAAAACAAAGCCCATCAAGATTTCGCCAAGAGGACCGAAGGCATTTAATAGGCGATCTGCCACTGAGGCTAACTTTTCGTTTATGGTTGTTAATCTTTCGGCACGAGCTTTCGCCTCTTCTTGGTCTTTTTGATATTGCTTATAGGCTGCCGGATCACCGAACATCTTTCTAGCCACATCTACGTCAACACCCATCATCTCAGCAACAGCCTGTTGTTGGCGGCGATGCATCTTGTCAAAACTCGTACCGCTGCTACGGAATTCCTGTTGGAGCAATTGGATTCGCTCGCTGTGCGTGCCCTTTAACATCTCAACAGAATTGATCTGGAGTCCCAACTGAGCATTAAGCTTTCCAGCCATGTCTGCCGCACCCTCGAACGTGTCAAAAGCTTCTCCAATGTCAAAAGCAGCCTTAGTGGAGATACCAAGAGCCCTGGATTGTTTTGCTAATTTCTCAAATTCTTTTTTGCCATCTTTTCCGAACCTTGACAACTCGGGGCCTAGCTCCTTGAAGCCTTCCATTAAGGTTGCTGTTGGCAATCCCATCCCTTCTGCAAGTTGTGCAAAATCTTCAACGGCGGCTTGCGCTTCGTCTCGGCTTAAACCCATGCCTTGTTGAAGGATGTCCATGTTACGCCCTGTAGTGGCAGCGTCAACACCAAGCTGGCTCATCGTATTGGTTAGTCCAATGGTGGCATCCTGTTGCTCTTTTGTCAGGCGATGAAAGTTGCTCATCTGAGTGTTTAGACCAACCATGGTGCTGCCCATCATCTCGTTGGTGATGCCCAAATCACGACCGGCGGCGACTTGTTCTTTCATCTGCTCTTTTGCTTGCTCTCCTAGACCAGTATTTTTCTGGATAGCTATGCTGGACTCATTAAACTTCTTACCCATCTCGGCAATCTTGGAGGTCATGCTGCCGATGCCACCGCTAAAGTCAGCAGCACTCATGTTGGCAGCAGCTAAAGCACTAGACATGCCTTGGATGATGAGCGTCGTCCCCTCGCTTGCGGCTTTGACTTTTTCTTGCTTACGAGCGTTTTCATCAAGGGCGTTGTTAGCCTTCTTGAGTTGCTCCTCAAATTCTTTAGTTTTCTCAGTTAAATTCTTTAACTTCTCAGCGTCTTCGGCGGTGAGGTCTTTGCCAAGTGCTATAAGTTTATTCTGTTTTTCCCGAAGTACATTGGCTTCTTCTATTTTACCAACCAGGGCATTTAAAGCCTCTACCTCTTGTCCAGTTGCCTCCGCAATAGCCTCAATGCTCTTTTTCTGACGCTCCGCTTCTCTGGCGGCTTCTTTCTGAATTTTCACCTGCGCTTCGAGGCGGAGTTCTTCGTCTGATAATTTTTTATCCTCAAATACACGAACCCGCTTCTTTCCTGTTTCTGGAAAGAGAGTGGTTCCCTCTGGAATGATTATGAATTTCTTTGAGTTCGGATCAGCCATTCATTTCACCTTATGGGTTCTTAATGGGCCAATTAATCTTCGCTTCTTTCTCAAATCTTCTAATTGCAATATTGAGTTTTGTTTTTTGCTTGTATGTCATTGGATCGTCGAGCCCATATTTCTTAATATAGTCCATATACCTTTTCTCGTTCACGAGAGCATCCGTAAACCGCTGAACCTCTATTCGATTCCCCCTAACCTTAACGGGAATGCGGCGTCCTTTGTACATTTTAGCCAACAGGTACTCAATCCATGCTGCAAAAACATGGAGGATGTTTTCATTCAGTTGCCCCTTGCGAGCAACACCCAGATCAAATACCATCTCTTCTAGTTGGTCCTCAGTAAGCATATCAAATCCTCAACAACGATACATGGTTGCTTAATAAGTAGTTAGTTGTTGACATTTTGAGTGTATTTAGCGTTTTCCACGCTTTGCTTTTCTCATAGCATCTTCTTGAGCTTTTTGTTCGCCCTCTTTTTGCTTAATGAGTCTCCTCAAGAACCACTTCCTAATGGTTACAGGGAGATTATACGCCTCGAAAAAACTCCAGCCGCCGTAATATTTTAGATTAAAGAATTCTTCGTAGATACTAAGTTTATATTCTTCACTTAGGCCAAAAAAAGTCAGCAGTAAGCGGAACCTCCATGTCCGCTGAATAATCACAGTTGGTGCAATTAAACTCCTGACTCATGTCAATATTAGGCACCACCTCGGCAAGAACCTTTCTTATATATCTTGAATCTTTGGCTGGCATCGTAGTTGCCAGTACTCCAATTTGGGTAGGACTAGGGTTGCCGTTGATCGCAACAATTGTTTTTGCAAGTTGTGTTGTCAACAAGCCAGAACCTTTGCTTGCCTTGGAGTTTCTGGTTGCAATTTTCGTAATAGCCGCCTCGTCTTCACCTGTAAGCATCCTACATTCAATCTGCGCTTTAGAGACGGGAAGTGTCAGCACAAACGTGTTACGCTCTGTTAAGTGAACATCATGTTCAGCCATGGCTGCTTCAGTGTCTACGGTTCTCAAATCCTGTAAGTCAAATTCATGCTCGTCAACATTCTGACAACTCGGACAGGTCACGTTTGTAACGTACTCTGCTCCATATCCGGTGACCCTTGCAGCAACAAGAAGAGCATTCTTGTCACCCATCAAAAGATCGTTGACTTTTACACGACTATTGACAATCAAATTCTGGAGAGCCCTATCTATCGCCACACCTTTCTTCAACAGAGAGCGGTCAGTAAGAATATCCTCTTCTTTGGCTGTCATATATTTAACTTCAATTGTTTCTTGCCCTTGCAGGGGATGACCGGGAGGATAGAACCTACCTTGACTTGGAAGCTCAACAAACTCGGTCGGTACTGTCCAACTAAATGGCGTATTAGTTACCGCTTCAGATACAGGAACAGCCGAAGTCCCCTCGTCTTCTGGAGTTGGGGTACCCTCGGCTGCCTGGAAGCGTCCTTCATTTCTGCTCATTGTAAAAACCTTTCTTTAGAACGATATAAAACTATATCACACTTTTTGCGATTGTTTTAGGATGTTAAGGCACCCAAAGCCTGTCCGGCGGGAGAGGCTATATTTGCAAGCGTGGCGAAGTCAAAAGTAAGCTCAATGGTGAGTTCCAACATTTCGTCAGATGTGTAATCCAAAGAACCACCAAAGTCGGCCGAGGTCACAAAAGCGTTGTGAAGGGTCCACTCTTCTATTGAATTTCCCATGTGGTCAAGGAGGCGTATTTTAGGACCGGCTCCAAAGAATTTTGCAAAAGAGGCTTTGCTCATAGATCTTTGCCTTCTGCGAGGTCCGGTAGAATTGTTCTCATTTAATTCAATGTACCCCGCTTCCTTCAGCATCTGCATCAGAATATCAGTAGGGTCGTCATCACCACTAGCAGGAGCAACCAAAGTTACACTAATCGGGTCCCAAGTAACACGCCCAGGAAACTTCAAATTATAATCCAGATAACTGTGCTCTATTGTGCTAACATTAGCCTTGGGCATATTAGCAGTCTTAATGTAATAAGATTTTATCCCCTTGGGTCCACCTGCCCTGTCAACGCCGACAACCAGTTCATAGCGAAATCGTCTTTTAGGGTCTACATTTGCGCTATCCCAAAATAATTCTGACATTCTAATTTATCTCCTAAGTTTAAATAGTCTGAACATAACTTTTTTAGTCTTCGAAACTTGCTCCGCTTCTTGTGACCACGAAGTCGATTGCAAAGAACTCCACCGAGCGAGTTGGCTTCACAAGAAGCTTCGCATAGATTATGTTCTGATCGATAAGATCGGGAGTTGTAGTGGTTTCATCCAAAACAAGCCTAAACTCATCAATACCAAATCCAGACTTCACATTGTTGAGGACCACGTTTGCCTGAGACGTGAACCTATCCCAAGTCACCTGAGCATTAACATCGAACAAGAGCCTAGAGGCGATAAACGATATTTCACGCTTGAGGAAGATCATCAAGCGACGAACATTAATCCTATCAAGTGCCGAGCGGGTCTGCTGTAGTGTTTTTTGTCCGAAGACTACAATACCTTCAGCAGGGAACTTGGCAATTGGGTTAATATTGTTTTCATACAACCTGTCTCTGTCGTCTTGCGTCAGCTTCTTGGACACATCCAAGATCGGCAAGCCGGCGGCACCCTCGCTCAATCCACCACGAGTGAATCCTGCTGGAGCAAACCAGGGGTAAGAAGTTTTATCAGTATTAGCAAGAACCCCAAGGGCTGCAACCGAAGGCGGCATCCAGATTCTTCTATTGTTGACCGTATCCCTCACCAGTACCCACGGAGCATACGTTGCACCGTAGCTGTTGTTGATCTCTCTATCACTTAGAGCGTCAGTTGCTTGCTTAATCGTGTAAGCGTTTCTACCAGAGACGCTCTTGGTGTTTTCTGTTTCTGCGTCATAAATCTTATCAATATCTATGATGGCAAGTGCATCACCACGCTCTTCAGCAACATCCAAAAGATGGTCAGTCACATTTGTTTGCACAATCCCTGGCAGCGTGATAAGGTTGTACTGAGAGTCTTCCGAATCGGAAACAATGTTGATCGCTCTCTTGAGCGTGTGCAACGGATAAGAGGTCTTTTCGTTTGTTGCCGTACTGAAGTTACTCTGACGGAAGGGGTCTTTTTCTGTGACGTCAAACCCTTCAAAGCCGCCATGAAGCAGTGTAGTGAACCTATCCAAACCTGCGTCCAAAGCGCCCGAAAAAGAAGAGCTTGCCGCCGAAACACTCTGCCCGTTGGAAGAGCCTGGTGCAGCTTGGCGTGATCCCGAAACAAACTGATATCCTTCTGCTACCGAGCCAGAAATATCGTCAATAGTAAAGTGCCATGCAATCACAAGCGGATCTTGCGATGCCCTGCTTTGAGTTGGACTATCCTTGAGATCATGAGACGTTCCGGCCGGAGAAGACTGAAGTCCTTTCAGGCGGGGTCTCAAGCAGTCATGAAGCTGATCATTAAACTGAGTGTCCGAGTTGGTTCGCCCGGTCCAAGCACCCCAGTAAGTCTTCTTGAGGTTCTTGGGAGATCCCCAGTCGTCTTTCTTACGAAGAGGGACAGTGGGGAATACGACCGAAGCGGTTAATCCGCCCTGTCCGCCGAGACCGGCAAGAAGTCCGGGTCCAGCAGTTGCGCTATCGGCACCGGATTCTTTCTGGTAGCCCCCCTGGACTCCGAAACGGTCTGTGTCACCGCCATCGATCAGGCTGGCTACTGCGCCACGAGAGGCACTGAGGGCGGCGGTACCAATAACACCGTTACCTGTACCTGAGACGCTAACAAGACCGCTTGATGCACTCAAGATCGAAACGGAGCGGTAGGTCAAGGGACCCAAAACACCGAAGGGCAGAAGCTGCGGATCTGTAACGCCGGCCTCAACATCGTCGTCCATGACGACACGAATGTATTTCGAGCGGTTGGCGTATTGTCCGTACTCTCTATTACGCTTCTCTGTCGAATCATATTCTTTAAACCTATCACCAATCTGTGCGGCGATATAGTTTGGAGAAGCGGGATTAAGATTGAGTTGGTCGTATCTTTCCAAAACGACCTGGCGGTTATCGTTATCGGACAACTTGCGAACAATAACACTAAAGGTTCCATACTTTTCAAAGTTACCTTGCGGTGCCTTTATATCTTGAATTGAAATCTTTATTTCTCTCTGTGCCCAGTCGCCAGGAGTCAAAGCCTCAAACCTAAACAACTTTTGTTGTAAGGTGGCGTCGTAAGATGCTGAGGCGATTCCCTGATTCGTATCTTGGCAGAAGTACCAACCTGTTGTTGATTTCTGAGCCTCAAACTGGAAGTCATTTCCTACTTCTGTAATGGTCTCTTGGTTTCTGAGCGGCAAAATCGCAGCCCAAGCGGTTGTCGTTGTGACATTTTCACCCGACGAGCCAGAGCCAACCATCTCTCCGATGGAAGTTGCGCTTTTTGCTACCAAACTTCTTTCATAGGTTTCACCAAGCCAGAATCTACCACCTTGACTTGAAGAAGCTGTGCTTCGACGTGTGATATTTTCGTTCGTAAGGGTCGGGTTGGTGTTGAGAACGTTTCTAACGAAGTTGTTCTTAGCTGGGTTCAAGCTAATTGTTACTTTTTGGAGGTTTGCAAATGTTCCGTCTTTCGAAATCATAAGATCAACATCACCATCGGTGTTTGTCTTATACAATTCGCAAGCAGATGCGGTAAGTTGAGCATCGGCTCTTGTTCCCGAAAGAAGAACTCGCCCTGCTTCGCAGTAGAACGTTGCAGCCAACGCACCAGTTACGGCGGCACCTTGCCCTGCACCCGTGTGAAGGGTTCCCGAGGGCCAGAGGAAAAGTCCCCATGCACCACCGGCAGAAGGAGTGCTGCTAATTGTTCCTGCTTTCCATCCAGCATAGCCGGCGGAAGATGCGTCAGGATCTTGCACACCGACAGTACGCATATAGGTCAAAGACGTTGCGCTCTTTAGCCAAGCCTGAGCGGCATAGGCGGCATAGGTTGGTCCAAGTGTATTGCCGTAGCGCCAAACATCTTCACCGTCGTTGCCAGGAATAGGCTCGCCAAAAGTGTCAATGAACTCAGAAAAGGAACTAACTGTCACGGGCTGCATTGCAGGTCCCTTCCGTGCTCTACCTATAACCATTGGTCCAACTTGTCCTGGCTCGGCAGGAAGTTGGCTATTGTCTATTTCGTCAACAAAGACGCCTGGGGAAATAAACTTAAACTTACTTGTGGGATTATCCGCCATTTTAACTTTGTTCTCCTCGTTATTAACTCGTGGTTAAAGCAATGTGCGTGAGCGATTGCTAATAATAAATAGTAAGATAATCTGCCAAACTCCTTTGAGTTTATGACCTGAATTTATCTTTTCTGTCGGCGTGGAAGTCTGGCTCCTCGCCGAGCATTGTTCTTTCTCTCGAAAACCTTATCTTTGCAGCACTTTGACGCTTGACAATAACAGGCGTATCTTGGTTGTCTTGGGCACCAATGAGGTATCCCAATACCTTAATCGTAATTCCTGCGGTAAAAGTCCTTTCATTGACGTCAATTCCGTCCGGCTTAAAATCTATATTGTAGGTGGGGTCCACAAACGCTTCGTAAGAATTTCTTTCGTGGCTTATTTTAAAAACAGATGGATCCCCAGTCAAAGTATGAAAAGTGGAAAGCACTTCATTCATCTGTTGCTGGTATTCTGTTATAACACTCACAGTGTAGGTGCATTCTATGAAAGTCGGCATCGGGATCATCAGTGTTTCGTAAACAATGTTCTTATTTTCCCCAGGAAAAGTCTGCCTGTTTGCATTCATGCCTCCGTCTGACTTCCTGATAGCATTCGCATTAGCAAAATTTGCAGTTTTATCCTGCTTTATGCGTCTGGCAATCGGGATCGATGCTTTGCGCTTATAATAATCAAAATAAGGGGGTATATGAACTCCGTATTTTGCCTTGTTTGCTGGGTTTTGCATCACAGAGGTCTTTGCAATTGAAATTATAGGGTAGTTTAATGTTCTGCCGTTTGGTCGCAATTCTTGGTCGTTTGTTGTTCTAAGGTTTTTCACTTGATGGGCTCTTTCGGGGATAGAAAATATAATCGGAACCTTCTCGAAACCTTTATTGCTTGTGACGTAAATATTCAATTCATCATTTATGAAATTATACAAAGCATAATCAATTGTCTCAATCGTAGAAGACTTTATGGTGTACGAAGCAGACAGTTGCGCCTGCTGTGGCTGAGTTCTAACTGGCATTAAACAGTCCCCTTCTTGCTTGCTTTCCAACCGCAGTTACCTCAACAGAAGTCTCTGTGGAAGTAAACGCACTATCTTGACCAAATATATAACGAGGCTCAAATACGTCAACAATTTCAAAATACATCTCATCGTACTGCATAAAATCCCCAAGGCGCACAAACAAATCTTGATCTTCTGCTAATCGGCGCTTGTGCATGTGAACATTTATATTATACAAATTGTCGAACCCAAACTTTTGCTGGACTCTTTCTGAGCCCACATACTCTACCAATGCATATACCCTAACCGGGGGCAAGAAAGTTTTATTAATTGCCTCTCCATAAAGGGGGTGGTAGTTTGTTCTTTCCATATCAATTGGATAGTACAAAACCTGTTGTCCAACAATCTTTTCAATGACCTCATCACTGATTTGTTTGACAAAGTTTCTTTCCGCCTGCCCAACAAAAAGCGGCGGTGGTGGGGTGCTTGGCTGTGTCCACCTGTTTGATCGATCAGACATCTAACTAGCCCACATAAATGCCGTGAGGAATATTCTTAAATACATTGTTAATACTATCTTGCATTGCCGCATCTCCCTCGGCTAACTTACCATACACCAATTCATCTAATACAGTTTTAAGCTCATCACGCAATGCGTTTTGTTCTTCTTTTGCCTCCGAAATAAGGGCTGCTCCGTTCAAGGTTATGTCATTGCCCGGTATGGGGATTGATGCAAGTTTTGACCTTACTTGTCCTAAAGTTTCTTTACATAGGGATAGTGCAAACCTTCTAATCCACTGTTTCCCAATGCTATTAATATTTTCATAAGGAATATTCGGAAACGGCAAGGCGTTCATATTATTCACACCATCGGCACCATAAGTCCTGTCAGCCTCTTCTTCATAAGCGTCCTCGGCAACCCTAAACTTAACCCAAAAACTGCTCGGATTTAAGCCGTCAGGCGTTGGGAATATCCTAAGCCTATTATTGTTAATCTCAAATGAATAATGAGAGGCTCTCACTTTCATATCTTGTTCATATGCATATGCTTGAAGAACATTTTGCCATGCTGGGACAACTTGGAAGTTTGCATCATCAGCATACATTCCATATGTTGACAGGTTTCCGACAGTACCAACAGATGTTCCACCAAAAAACCTCCAGGCTGCCCTCGGGGTTTTATAATAAACTTCGTGAATCGTTACTGACCCAGAACCAACTTTGTTATAAAAGGGTTGACTTGAGGTGAGAGATGCGCTATAAATAATAGCCTGCAAATCATAATCCTGAACATCTCTTGAGGCAGAAAAGGAAGCTGAATACAATGCTTGACTTGCTCCCACGCCTGCGTGCAGACTTGCCCCTCTGCCAATGTGAGTAGCATACCCCAACTGGAACCTGGGGAATTTTAGGTTGGCGTTTGTACTAAACGACCCTGTGAATTCACCATCTTGGTCGAAAGTTCCTGTGGTGTTACCCATCAAGTCTGATAATACATTTTTTGCCTGATGTGTGTTTATAAGATACGAATATTCTAGGCAGGCTTCTTCGTAAGCGTTGTAAACATTGTCTGTTGTAATTTCTAAGTCAAGGATGTTACCGCCTAGTTTATTATAAACATATGCAACTTGATCTACAGCACCACTAACAAAGTGTGCGCTGCCACTATAAATACCGTAAGCTAAAGCACTTGCGACCTGCGTAGCACTCCCTGTCGAAGTCAATATTAGGGCACTCGTTTGGCTCTTAGGCGACAAATTAACGGGCATTAAAAAATCCTCTTAATTTAAATGAAGACACTTGGTCTTAATAAATAGTTTTGTCCAATGTAGTTAGCATATAAAAACAGAAAACCCCGCCACAAGGACGAGGTTAACTGCGCTGTTATTCAGTCTTTAGTTAATTTACATTAACCGTTAAGATCATAGACAACAACAAGCCCGTACATATCAGGACGCACCATCTTCTTGGCATAGCGAGTCATGACACCCTTGCGGGGCACGAAATCTTCTGTACCAAAAATGGTCGGCGTGACTTGCAGCGGAACATACGGAGCGTACACATAGCCGCTTTCAAGGAAGCTACTTCCCTTACGTCCGACCAGAACCACGTTCCGGATGAAGTAAGGATCAACATAGATATCCATCTTGCGACTCAAGCTACCAACGTTGACAGCGCCCCAAGAGCCCTTGTCTTCGTCAGCCTTGACGCTCGCCTTGAATCCACTGGTGAACTCAAGGAGGGAAGCCACTTCAGGAGAGCAAACCAAGAAGTTTGCGCCGCCACGAAGCGTCTTGCGGTGCATACGAGCACTGAGATCATTAATGGTCTCAAGAAGAGTCTCGTACCACTCGCTCACCGTACCTGTGAAGGTCGGAGCCAAGCTGTTGGTAAGGTCGCTACCGTCATTGCGGCTAAGGAACTTACCAGGGCGACGGCTCCAGTAAAGCGTGTCAGCGGATGCACCAGCGACCAGATCCGAAAGGATCTCTTGATCGATTTCAAGAGCGATCTGCTCGGAAAGAATGCTTGTCAACTCAACTTCAGCGTCGAGGTTGTGATAAGCGTTCAAGTCCTGAGCAAGCTCGGGGCTCCATTTAGCCTTGAGCTTCTTGGTGACCGCTGTGACAGCGGTGCTGTCCACCTTGATGTCGATCTCTGGGATCTGCTGATTAGCTTCAAGTCCCCAGCTTTGGTTGCTGTTACTACCTGCAAGAGCGCCGAAAGGATCGCCTGCGGCGACAAATTCGTCAGTCTTCGGGAAGTACACAATACCACCGACGGAGGCACCGCCAGCAGTAAATCCACCCATGGACTCAGAAAGCTGAACCGATGAAAGCGAAGCGTTGCGGCTAACGCCCACAACAAGAATTCTGTCGGTTCTTGTTCCCGAGAATTGGGTCAAGCGGCGGGCGTGGTATCCGCCACCGTTAGTATCTGCAACAGCCTTGACACCAAGGTTACCAGCACCATTGGTACCCGAAACCACGAGAGCAGCAAGGTTGTCAGTGTTCACACCATCGCTGTTAGCAATGTCGAACTCACCAATAACGAACGTCGAAGTACCCGAGATCAGATCTGGGTCACGACGAAGGGTCTTAACATCAGCCGAAGATTCGTTCGCACCGAACGTACCCGAAGCAATGATGGTAATACCCGTGATCGAACCTGTGGGGCTCGAAAATCCGTTACCAAGGTCGTAGAAGCTCTTCTGACCAGCAGCGTCAGCCAAATTGGCACCGCTCATGATCTGACGACCGACTCGTCCTTGACCGTAAATGGATTCGTCGCCAGTAGCACCGAGGCGGTGGACACTACCACTTTGGTCAGCGTCGCCTGTGGCGCTATCGGGACTGTACACGAAGTCCATAAAGAAAATGAGTCCACTGGGTAGACTCATGGGTTGGACCGAAACAAGGTCCTGAGCCAACAATCCACCGAAAACACGGCGAACGATTGGGAAAGCAACTGAGGCAAAGCCTTCAACATCTCCTGCTTGCATCGTGGTTTGCTCCTTGAGCAATTGAGCAGCCTGGTTTTCCAAGAGGCGAGCCATGTAACCACGGCTGTGGTCACTAAGTCCCTCAAGAAGACCAGTCTTCTCCCACTTGGAGAGTAGAGCTTCACCTTCATTGGCAAGAGAGCGTTGTCTGATGCCTTCTGTTAGTGTGTCAATCATAGACATAATAAAAAAATCTCCTTTTATTTTTTATTGTTTATACCTGCGAGCGTAGCCCAGCGATTTACTACCGGATTACCGTCGGTGTTTTCTTCCGTGCGGCGTCCACTAAGAATAACTGAAGATCTTCTTGATACTGCTTCAGACAACGATTGTGTGGATTTCTTTCCAGAATTACCCGCCATTGTCTTTTGAAGGGTCTCAAAGACCATCTTCGCTTCTTCCACCGACCGTGCGCCACCGACCAACTCAGCAATTTTAGTTTTTTGCTGCTCATTCAAGGAGGTGTCTTGTAGAACACGATTCGCATATAGTAACCTAGCATTTGATAGGTTAACTTCTTCTAATCTATCTTTAACCTTAATGATAAGGCTCTTTAATTCTTTGTTTTGTTTCGTCAGTTGCTCATTCTTCATCTGAAGGCGGGCTGTTTCTCTGCTTGCATCTTCTATGTCTTTTTTATCCATTCCGTCATCGGCGACAGATGCTACAAAAACTTCTTCTTCAGCCTCTTCTTCCTTTTCAGCCTCAACAGCCTCTTCGGCAACTTTTATATCTTGCTCGTCTACGTCAACAACAAGCATTTCTTTAAACATATCCATCAACTCATTTTCGTTGATTTCGATTTCATCATCTCTATTTGCTGCGGCGATGGGCTCTTCTAAGTCAATACCCACCTCGGCAGCTAGATCATCCCGCCCAAGCTCAAATTCTTCTTCGCCTGCGTCAGCGTCGTCTTCGGCAGCAGCAATAATCTGATCAAGATCCACAACGACTATTTCTTCTTCTGCTTGGTCAGGGTCGTGGGACATAGGGACGTCAGCCATGATCGGACTTTCCTCTTCCTCTTCTCCTGCCAGGGGGTCTAGACCCATTTCCTCTTCGCCTGGATCCTGTTCCAAAAGCTGCTGAATCGCTTGTTTTACTTCGGGGGCATATTTTTCAACCACCGCTTTTTCAGCACTCTTGATAGCTGCTTCTCGAAGTGCTTGGGCGTCAACGATTGCCTGATCCAGCATATTTGACATTAAAGTTCCCCCTTTAAAAATGAAAATACATCAAAATATATAGTTATTTGTGTGTTCAATCGACCAAGTGTTTCTCAAGTAAAGTTAATCAGATATTCCTGAGCCAGTAACGGTTGTCATTTCACCCGATGAAATATTTGTCAACTCAGCATAAATGTCGTATTGAGTTGTCCCGCCGCCTGGTTGTGAAATATATAAATCTTTCATTCTGCCATTTAGGACAATTGAGTTGCTTCCAGAGGAGGCATGACCTGCGGCTAACCCTGCTGCACCTGATACGGTTATATAGTGATGAGTTGTTGCAGGAGTGTTCATTGCACCAGTTGGCACAAAGTGAACTCTCAGTGCGTGCGCTCCATGATTAACAACTGTAACGGACTTAGCAAGAGGGTCAAAAGTGTGTCTATCTTCGTTACTTGCCGCTAGCGCCTCTGACCCAGAAAGGTAGGGTAGTCCCGCCACCTGATATGAACCCACATTTAAAACACCCGGAGTGCCATATGAATAGTTTCTTCCCATTATTTTCTTCTCCCACTTTTAGGGTTCGACCTTTTTTTATTAGTCGGAGTAAATAGTTCTAGTCTTTTCTTATTTACCTTATCAATCAATCTTTGTCTGGTGGCTTTTCTGATTCCTTTAAGCACAGAAGGCTTCTTATAATATGTTCTGTCTTTGAACTCATCAATAATTCCATCTCTCTTTACCTTCTTTATAAATTTCCTCACCATCTTTTCTGCGTCACCTCGGCACTCATCAGCCTCAACTACAATACAGCCTCTAATGCGTGGTTTTCTACTACGTTTGAATGATTTGTTTCTTTTCATTTCTTTCACTTTCTTATTCCGGAAGCAACTGCTCCCCATTTGCCCATTCCAGGCAGGTTACTAATATCTACTCCAGGGTCACCTCCGGCAACTCCCGCTAAAGGACCCTTGCTATCGCCAGGTATCGGGGTCGTTCCTTCAAAAAGCTCAGGGTTAGAAAACTTCTGTTTTACATGGTCATATCCATTGTTCCCAATGGCTGACAAAACTTGCTTTTTGGCTTCCGACACATTTTGCCGTTGTGGCTTGGGCGGTGGTGTGGATTCTTGGACCAAGGATGCACCCTGTAATCCCTGGGCTACTTCCGAGATGATGCCCGAGAGGACGCCTTCCTCAAAGATCACTTCTTTGACGCATTCTTTAATAATATTTTTAAGTTCCGATTTTTTCATAGATTTCTTTCTTGCGTTTTCCACGCACTTAGTATATAGTACACTCCCGTGTTATACGTTCCCGCCGGCTCGGTTGGTGGATAGACGGCACCAGGCGCTGCCTGTCCAAATATACTGAAAAGAAGCCCCCAGCGGTTCCCCTCCGAGGGCCGCACCCATGACTGTGGATGTTTCCGATGAGTTTAACTGGTTGGCGGGCTGAAAGATAATTACTCCCATATCAGTCTCTCCCCCAGACCCATCAAGAGCAGTTGTGACCAAAACAACTGTTAATATCTGTCCTGCGACCTTGCCGTCGGCGATGGTACAAACATGCCCTCCTACGGCTGGATTTACCGTGACACTGGACACCGTTAAAAGAATGACCCCAGCCTCGGCATCAAATGGCTCAAGCGTAGAGGTTGTCCCTGACCCAAGGTTGGCTGTTGCTGTGCCTCGTGCAAATTGTCCATTTACCACAAATGCGTTAGTGCTCGCATCTGCTGTGGCTAGCGTCATACCTGAACTTCCGGAAACAACATTAAGTGTAATGTCTTTATCCGCAACATGATGGCGTACCTCAATTTCCTCGCCAGTAGAATAAGCTATTTCTGCTTCTCGGGTGCCCGCATTATGAAACACAATACTCCCAGATGTTCCAGCATCTTTTTCAATAATCAACTCTGTGTTGGAAGTTCCGTTGTCGAGATGCAGGAGTCCGTCTGGGGAAGATGTTCCGATTCCCACTCTGGCGGTAGATGCGTCAGCCCTCAGTATTGGAGATGTACTACTATTGTTGCTGTTAACAACAAAGTCAACGTTGTTGTTATTACTATTGACAGTTACTTGATGAGGGGCCGACGCTTTCTTATGCATCCCAAGCATCTTGAGATTGCCTACTTCAAATTGAACCCTGTTATCAGTGAATATCATGTAGGTGTCGGCATCTCCGTTGTGGTAAATCCTTTCGTCAACCCCTATATTTCCAGCTACATCCAAAGTATAGTCGGGGGAGTCAGTGCCGATGCCGAGCCTTCCGTTCGCCAAGAAAAATACATTGTCGTTTAAGTGGAGGGTGCCCGTAACTTGATGCAAGTCACCATCGCTATTTCCTAGCTTTGTATCACCGTCAGCCTCAAGTTTAATGGCAAATCCTTGCCCGCCACTACCACTGGCACCAAAACCGGCTGACATTATTAATCCCCTAAAACGTCGTTCAGGGCACGGTTGATACGGTCTGCCTTGGTGAGGTGGGTGTTCACTTTGCCTTCGGCAACCAAATAAGCCCCGCTAGTGCTTGGTTCCGAAACCAAGTCAAAGCAAAGAAGCTGAAAATCGTCCTCAACCATAGTGGTGCTGCCCTCTTGGCGGGTAGACCCCAGTCCACGACTGGAAATACCAAGCTGGACGCCGCCCTTTACGAGATCTTTGGCTATTTTACCGGCGGGCGTGTTAAGAATTTTCATTTTTCCCATCACATCGTCGCCCTTCCACCACACTTCTGTGACAAGGTGGCTAGCATTTTTTAATTCTACTACGGAACTGTCAGGGTGGTCGAGTTCGCCGATGGCTCGACCTTCTTTGACAAGCTTTTCATAGTTTTTCATTTCCCGTTCCAAAATGGGTCGGGGGTAAATACGTCCATTTCCGTTCTTTTTACCAGCGGCTTGAATTTTGCCTGCCAAAACGAGGTGGATACCACTCTTGTTGCCTTCACGCTCTTCTTCCGTAAGAAGTTCATCGCTATAATCCAGATTCATAAACTCTTGTAAGACATATTTCTTAGTCATTGTTTTCTCCTTAGAGTGCGGGCGCTACCCGCACGATACTACTACCCCTGCAACACCTGGCGACTGGTCTTAGTCTCCACTTTTGCGTCCACATTCCCTTTAGTTCGGTATTCATGTTGAAATCCTCCGTCCGATATGAGCATACATAACGCATACGATGTTCCAGAAGACAAGCACCCTAGCAAAAAAGCATTTATCAACGAAACATCAAATGTAAATAGTTCTGTAAACGGGTTTAGGAGCAGAAGAAATACACCTGACCAGAAGCCGACGCACATGGGGCAATGAAAAAAATGATGACTTGGGCGGATTTTGTCAAACAGAGTTGAAAAAACTAAAATTTGAGTTAAACCATAGGTACAAAGTATAAAATAGACCAGCACTGCTTTTCCTAGTAAAGATAACCTTGCCCCACAAAGGTGTAGGCTGGATCTTGGACTTGCGATTGGCGATAAGCCTCTTCTTCTTCTGGTTTTATTTCACCGTATTCTGTGCTTTCTTCTGCGTTAGGATCAGTGAATCGGTCCTCAATGTTTTTATCGTATTCTCGGGCTTTAACTTCTTCGCCCATAGTTTTCTTAATATATTTTTCAATTTCAAGAAGGGCGACTTGGACAGGATCGATATCATCAACCGGCGCAGCCATAAACGCCTCCAAAACTCCAAACCTTACGCCCCCTTGGATACCTTCTGGGTCAATTACCCCTCCACGATATAAAGAATCAATTAAATCCCTTTGGTACTCATAAATATTATCGCCAGCATAAAGTTTTGGTAAGGTCGATATTTTATTCTGAGCAGGGACGATGATTATATCCATCTTTTCGTGGTCACTAATCAATAAATTCCCCCCCATGGTTTTACTGACCTGAAGCTCTACTGTTGCCTGGGGTGGTATGGCAGCTTGTCCGAGTTTAATCTTCAGGGGCATCGGACGAATACTCGCTTACAAGTTTTTGTAGTTTAAGGACTTTTTTAATATCCGCTTCTCTAATCATAGAAACATTATATTGTTCTATATCTTTAAGAACTCGGTTGGTATTTTTCACCATTTCGTCATCAGACCTAACTTCTTCTAGAGTTAGAGAATTCTGTATCTCTTCTTTTATTCTGGTCAATTCTTCAGCCATAAATAACCTGAAGTCTGCCTCGTTCTGCCCAAAAGAGAAAATATACTTTCCTAAAAGCTTTTTCTGCTCAGGTAGAAGTTCTTTATATTTATCATTGAAATTTTTGGTGAAAGTTTTCACTACCAGAGAATCAATGGGCTTTAGGGTGTGATCCTCGGTTCCTTTTTTGGATGTAATGTTTTTTATTACTTCTTGTTCTAAAATAACTTTTTTCTTAACAGGCGTTTTGTTGTTAAATATTTGAGCTATCGTTGCATAAGATCTATAGTTCGGAACAAAGTTGGAAAATACCTCAGAAGAAACCTCTTTGTTGATTGCTTTAATTACTTGAGACTGTTCTTTAAAAATTTGTACGCTGTCTAAGTCTTCATATTCACGCCGGGCACGATATACCATTTTTTCAGCAGTGTACTTATCAAGATCTTTTGATTCTGTCAAGGCTTTATAACAACTCAGTTCTTTTCCTAGCAGGCTCGTTTCGTTAAAATGCTTTTTTAAGATTTCTAGCACTTTATTTTGGCGAGATCTATCTCCCACTAAAACCGCTTTTGACATCTCCCTTATGAGAGCTTCGTAGACAAAAGCTGTGTTTCTTTTTTTATTGTGTTTCGCCTTCATATTTCTTTTCCAGATCTGATATTAGTTTTTTAATCTCAAAATTAGTTTCTGTAATTAGATTCTCTTCTCTTTCCATCGATTCGCCAGTTATGCCCCGAGACAATGGACCCAAACCATCGGCTACACCCTTAAATAGTCTCTCACGACCGGGATAGGCAGCCTTTTCTCCCGCACTAGCCAGATAGCTTCTTTTTCTAGCTCCTGAGCGGCGCTGGTCCGAAGCCACTGGAACATACCAATCATCTCTTTGCCCTGGCTCTGCTAAGAGTGGTCCCTCTTCTCCGGCCTCATCGCCACCTTCTCCTTCTAGGTCCTCTCCTCCTAGGTCTTCCCCTCCTAGGTCTTCTTCGCCTCCTAGGTCTTCTTCGCCTCCGCCGAGACCAGCGGTCATAGCTGCACCTGCTGCCTCGCCAACTGCGCCGCCAGCAGACTCAACCATTGCTGCATGTTTGGAGTCGGTATATTGCTCGAACATCATGCGCTCAATTTCATCATCGTCAAGCTTAAAGATGTTCTTATAGACCCAGCGCCTAGAGAAGTAACCTTCCGTAGCAGTGCCCGCAATATCAAATTTGGTTCTCAAGTGCTCTAATTCTTGTAGTTCTGCAATCTTAGACGGGTTGTTTAGGCTCAATCTAAAATTGGTCAAATCATTATCACGATACCCCAGGGTGAATAAGTGGATAATGCATATTTTCTCCAACTCCGCAAGGACAACCCTTTGGAGTCTTTGAATGGTTCTAGCAAAGCGGATATCCTTTTGGGCTAGAGTCGTCTTGTCCTCCACTGTATCCGCTTGCGCCAAATAAGCCTTCGGAATCTTCAGTGCTGAAAAGAGTTTGTCCCTCAGATAGTTAACATCGTCAATATCTCCTGTGAATGCTCCGCCGGCTAGGGTCTCTATTCTCGACGATTGCCCCGCACGGACAGGAATATAATAATCTTCGTCAATACTCATGGGATTGTAACGAAGGTCTACCCGTCCAGTGTCTGCATCCACCACTTGGTTGCGCTTCATCTGAGTTTTTACTTGTTCGATATATTGTTCCACATCTTCTACGGCGATATTCCCAACGTCAATGTAAAATACCCGTCGTTCAGGGGAGCGGACAATACGATAAGCCATCATGGCATCTTCTAGGAGAGTTAGTTGTCTCCATATACGACGAGCAGACTCAAGAACAGACGTACCATATGGAACATACTTGTCGTCTCCCAGAACACGGAAGTGGGCTAATTGCCAATTTTCAAAAGTAACTCCAGGCTGCGAATCGCCAGACCAGTAATATTGAATATAGTTTGGATTTGTTGGATCTTTGCCCTCTATTCTCTCAACTTCTCTAACGGGAAGAGGAACAACGTTGGTAACCCCGAGTTCATCGTCGATATCCAGATAGAGATAATAGTCACCATATTTGCACATACTTCGTGCCCAGCCAAAAAGATTTGACTCCACATTCAAAACAGTATATAACAAGGTATGAACAATGTCTTTTATTTCTCGGTTATGGCAATCAATATGAACCAAATTAGTTAGCTCAGAAGACGTGGTAATTTCATCAGCATATACGTCCATAGCTGAGGCGATTTCCGGAGTATATTCCATCTGATCAAAATCAGTGTATCGCATCTGTTTATCACGATTCAACAATACTTTACTTTGGAGTCCGGAGAAGGGGTTGTAATATTCTTTCTTTTTGAACTCTTTGCCCGTACTTGTTTTAAAAGTATATTTTTTTGCTGTTCGAGCAGTAGTCCGAGTTACAGACGGTTGATTGTAATTTACGATGGGACCACTAAACAGCCGTGTCAGCCTCTTAAACAAAGAAGATTCTTGGTTGCGTGGGTTGTTTTCGTTTTGTTGATTGCTTTGGTCAGCCATTTTTATCCCTTAATTATCCAAGACAAATCATAATTTTTGCCATCGTTGCCTTGAAATGTATTTTTTGATTTTACAGGTTTTTTATACCCCTGCATTCCTTCTATTTTAGTGTTAAAAGTCTTACTGCTCACTGATATTCCGCCGATCATTGCCTTTTTGTACTCTATTTCCCTTTTGTTCACTGTTAAAGCCGTATCTCTTACCCAGCACCCAATACATGTCGCTATAACAAGATCATCATTATAACCCCTCATTGCCTGTGGTCGTCCATTGTGCCAGATAAATGTTTTTATCTCATTGGCTAACCGCATTGAGTTAATAGTAATTAGTTTGTTTCTTACGAATTCCTCAAACTTAGAGATAACCAAGGGGCGGGTCTTCATAGACATGGTAAAGCCCGCAACACCACCAATTGCTTCAGCGGTAGCTTGATCCACATATTCGTGCGTTGATCGGATACTGTAATAAAGGTTTTCATAACCAATTTCTTCTAAGCGACTGAGGACGCCTATCCCCAAAGAGTTGTTTTCGATAACCAATAACGCACCGTTGTATTCAGTAGCCATACTTGACAAAAGAGGAGCAAACATATCAGGAGTTATTTTTCCTTGATATTCTGCAACTTGGTTCATCGTCTGCAAATCAATAACCTGACAAACGCTATAGTCTGACCCGTCGCCACGAGCCACATCGGCAATAGCCAGATACTCTCTTCCTGGCTCTGGGGGTTCCCAAATCCAATAATTTCTGTCAAACCCTGTTTTATATTTTGGCTCAGATACGCTGTCTAATATTCTCCTCAGATCGTCACCATGAACAACTGTCTCCCCTGAAGCGTTAAAGTTACACTCAAGCTCTTGGGCAATTTCTCTCTTCGACATGTTGCGGGTTTCTTTAGCGAACCAAGTTTGGTCTCGTTCTGGATGTACGTTCCACGGTAGCTTAATTGGATTAAAGTCGTTTTTACCCTCTTCTGCCTCAATGTAGTTTTTGTGAAACCAGTTGCCAACGCCATAGGGCGTACTCAGAGCAATGCAGGTCCCACCCGTTGACAGAGTGGGGTAAAGCCCTGCCCACATTTCATCAAGACCTTCCACAATCGCAGCCTCATCGACGACAAGAAGGGATAAAGCTTCCGAGCGACCTGCATCGCCCGAGGTAGAGGAGGCTTTTACTTGAGAGCCATTAGACAACTCAAAAGAGTTTCTATTATCAATTTCAATTGTTGCAATTCTTAGCCAAGCAGGAAGATTTTTATATATCGCCTTTGCCTTTTTAACCAAATTGGCTGCGGTTCCTAATTTTGTCGCAACAACCAATATATTTTTGTCACGGTGGAAAAGCATAAGCCAACAAACATAAGCAGCAACAGTGGTAGAAATACCCAACTGTCTTGCTTTTAGGATTATATTAAACCGATGCTTCTTGAAATCTCTCAGGGCGTCCTCTTGGAACCTGTACATATCAAAGGGAATAAGCCCATGCATCGGGTGAGATATTTTTGCGTACTTATTAGAGAAATAGACAGGATCCTTGCCGGAGCGCACGATCTCTGTCATCATTTCCTTTTTGTTGAGGCTCATTTATGCCTTCGGTGTATCTGGGTTCTTCGGAGCCTTATCATTCTTGGGGCGCTTGGTGGTCGAAAGTTCCATGAACTTTTTAATACCGTCTTCCATCTTGTCGCTGGATGGTTGCTTGAGAGATTCTGTTTCCCCAGCGCCGCCAATCTTATATTGCTTGGTTGCTTGCACCCAATTTCTAACCCTAGAAGTGCTTTGGACCAAAATATCAGCAGCGTCAACCTCTGTGAGATTAACGCTGGAGTTTGTTATATTTTTGTATTCTTTCTTGAGGTATTTAACAATATCCTTAAAGCGGCGCTCAATTTCGTTTTCAAATTGATTTCGGGGGTGAACCTCTTTCATAAGCACTTCACTCTGGTATCCGATGATTAATTTATCTGCGGCAAACTTCACAGAAAAACCGTCCATCACCCTGCTGTCAACAATAGGATGACCCTCTTCACGCCGAAGACCGACTGTTTCGTCCATCTGGTATCCGTCGTAAGCATTTGCTGCCGCCTGATTCAACCCTTTAATTACATCTAGAATGGTAGCCATTTTTTTATTCTCCTTAAAAATTTACCAACGTATTGTTTAACTGCCCGAATGAAACTTCTGAGTCTGGGTGGTTTGTATTCTCCGTGAGAAGGTCTCCAGCCATCGACAACCCACCTTTCTTCACGAAACTCCACATACTCAATATAACATTGTTGACAACAGTCAAACCTATTCATATATAGGTCGTCACCCGCTGAAAATGAATATGTTTTGCATACCGGGCAGGATCGGCACTTTTCTTTATTGGTCCGGCTTTTTCTGATAACAATGTCACCGATCTCTAAATTTTGTTTTAAGTTTCTTTTGTTTCTGTTGCGAACTCTTCTCTTTTTTAACTGCTGGAGGTAGTCTTTTTCTTTTTCTACCTGCCACAGAGACCTGAAGTCTTGTACTGTCTCTTTTCCGTATTTTTCTGCGACGGCTTTCTCGACCGCTGCAATATAGTCGTAATCCACGTTCTTCACTTTTGATATACAGCATGAACAATGCCGATAGAAACGCCAGTTCCTATCACCAAACCCGTGAGAAGACCGAGGGTTCCCCGATTTCTGTCAAACCATGAGTTGTTTTTCTTGAGTTGGTCTTCTAGTTTTGTGATGGATAATTTGTACGTCTCTTGCATTTGGGTGCATACCTTTTTATCCACAGAGCAGTCTGCCAGTTTGGCGTTGGTGTCAATTTTCTTTTCCAGTATTTTGCGAAAGTCTTCTTCGCTCAACAGAATTCCAACATAGGTGTTGCCCTCTTGCTCAACAGCCGCTGGGCGAGGCTCGAACTTCGTAACCTCTGCCGCAGCGGCGTTAAGCGAAAAGAGCAGTATGAGTGCAACTACTTTTTTCATTTTATTTCTTCAGGAACTTTTTGAGCCCCTCGATACGTTTGGCAGGACGCAGGAGACCGCTAACCAAAGTATAGGCAACCAGCTTATCACGCTTATCATCTTCATAGATGCCACGATGAATAATGGCTCCACCTGTTAGAGCAGCCAAAGTGTCAAACCCGAACTCAATGTTGTCCATCAGTCCAGCAGTCTCCTCAAAAATGACTTCTCCACCCACCACAATACAAGCAGCGCCCGTTGCCGTAGTCAGGTCAAAACCTTCGGCGAGAAGTGTTTTCTCAAGATTCTTTTTAAGCGCAGTTGAGACAGCGGTTTCATTCTCAACATCTTTAACAGTTGTCACGCCCATAATCATACACCCAGACTGGCGCATAACGCTATCATAATCCGTGGCATCAAACGTGGTGTACTCTGAATCCTTATTGGCAAGGACGTTAAATACATGGAACAAACCTGCAACTGTGTTGTTGATGGTCTTCCAAAACTTCTTCACTGTAAGTTTGGGGTAAAGCTTTTTAATCTTTTCGTTATCCACCATAATAAGAGGGGCAATCTTTCCTTTTTCTGCTTGCACGCAAAGATCAGTGATCCGAGCATGAGCATTCTTGGCAACGGTGGGGGATGCGGACTCACCTGCTGTGGGCAGAGATGCCACAACACCAACACGCTTATCAACATCCTCTACGCCAATATAAGTGAAATACTTCTTGGCAACCTTAATAAGAGTGTTAACTGTTCCACCGCCAGAGCCGCCGGAGACACCTAAGCAAATCAAGATACGGTCAACGTTGCTACCGAAAACTTCACGGAACAAATTGAATACTTCTTGCTCCTTTCGTTCGATTGCGGCTTGAGCCTTTTTTTGGTCTTTGCCGGCACCTTGCTCGCCGTGTTCGTCAACAAGGAATTTTTGATTGTCAGGTATATCAAGCCCATTTAAATCAGAACGGGCTGTATTTACAGCAACCGTCTTGGTATAACCCATATCATAAAACGCTTTAGCCATACGTCCGCCGCCTTGGCCAGCGCCTACAATAGCATAAGTAAGAGCGCCGCCGGCCTTGTCCTCAACAGCCTCCTCTTCTTCGTTTAGGTCGGGATCGTAATCCTCGATGTCAAGTGTAGGAATATCTACCATTTTTTTATCTCCTTAGATATCTAGTTCTTTATGTAATCTGATCAAAGCCTTCAATCGCTCTTCTCTGTCGTCTATTTTTTCGGTGTCCCGCAGACGATTTTCAAAGACGCTCTTGACTGCTCCAATCTTATCTTTTTCCAGTCTACCACGCAACTCTGATTCCTTTAAGGCGAATGTTGCTTCTGTTTTTATTGCTTCTAAATACTCTATCTTGTCGTCTGTGGGTTTTAACAGACGATAAAAGTAAATGAGCAGGCTCGCCAAGACGACGATCCCCAGTACAAGCTTCCACCAGCCTGACTTCAGTTTGTACCATAACCATTTCATCAGCCGTGCTTCCACTTAGCAGCAATGTCGGCTGCTCCTTGTAGTCCAATGTATGCGAGAGATACAGCAACCCAGTCGCTGCTCGTAAGATGACCAGCCGCCAAGAAAGCGGTGGAAGTTCCCCATACTATTAATTTTCGTGAAGCCCACTTACCGAGCCATTTGTCTAGTTTTTCGTGCATATCTACAGCACCTCCTCTGTAGATATAAATAGTCAGTTAATGATTATTCAGGCCGGCCTGTTGCGGGGGCGGGGGCTTTTGCTTGCTGTTTGGCAGTTTCTTGTCCTTTTTGGACAGATCTCTTGAGCATTGCAAATGCTTTGTCTAGTTCGCCTTCGTCCATTGCAAATGTTTCTGGGTGAGATAACAAAGCCTTTACGAGGGCTAGTTTGAGGTCTACTGTTTTTGAGGCAGCTTCAATTTTTCCCTTTAGAGGGGCCAACTTACTCACCATAAGTCCCACCAATTCTTTAGGGTCTTCCGCTTCTTTAAGATTGCTTAGTTCTTCTTTAATAACTTTTCTCAGGTATGTTTTTGTTATTTTCATTTTATTTTGCCCTTCCAATTTGCGCTTCAATGGCTTTCTGTACGTCGAGTGACGAGCCTTTTTCGAAGATCATCTCATACATGGATCGGCGGGGCTCCTCTTGTTTATTAGCCCAGCTTTTCTTAATCTTTTTGACCATTGGGTCCTTGCCGTCCAAAAAATGACCATTGACTACGGCTTCGCCCAATTTGTTCCAAACTTGTTGAATTGTCACGTAATCATCCAACCCCGCATCAATCGCATCTTGGATCTTTTTTCCAACGCCGCCGCTTTCTGGTTTGTAATACATTAGCTCCTGCGCTGCGGCACTCTTTTCTCCAAGGTCGATGTCGCCGCCGCCGAAAAGTCCGCCAAGAAATTCATCAACACGACCTTCAGCGAGGACCTTTCGACCCACCTCTGCGTAAATGGCTTCTCGAACTAGTTTTTCTAAATTAGACTTTTTAATTTTCATTTTGTGAGCCCCTCCTAGGAGAACTAATAATAAATAGTTTACTTTCTTGCTTTCTCCCCCGTTTGTTACATTTATCTCCCTTGGGGGGGAACACACCCATTAGTCTGGCAAAACTCTCCATCATACTTAGATAGCTCCAGCAGTTCATCGATGGGAAGACTTACCTTTCTGACGGCAACTTCAACGCCTGGCGTGCCATTCATAAAGTCGTAAACTACCTGAGACGCCCAACGGTGGTGTCCGTCGAGAACATAGTTATCACTGCTAACAATAATTGGGGCTCGAATTTTATCATGTTTTCCATCGGTGGACACAAGGGCTGAGTTCATGCCGTTGACCTTTGCTCCTTTTAATTGGTTTTGTGTGGCTTTCAGGTTCGAAGCAAGTTCTGTTGTCTCTGATACTGAGTGTCCTTGGCTCTCAAGATAGTCGGCAAACGCTTCTGCCAAATCTTGATCGTCTGCTGTTTTAAGTTGAGGCATTACGCTTCTTGCAAGACCCTTGTTATCTTGACACATAAGTTTCGTGCCCTCAATATCCAGTTCGCAAAGTTCAGGATCTTCTCCGTGGCGAGAACCACCAGGCAAAAACTCCTTAAAATAATCAAACATTTTTTGGTCTATTTGGGGATTTCCTGTGACTTTTCCACCGGAAGGTGCTAAACCTGGGTCGTCGAGCATACCTTGTTCTGTAACATAGGTTCTCCATGACTCCATAATAAGCTTCATGTTTTTCATTTGAGCCGCTCCTCTGATATAATATAAAATAAATAGTCTCTCTATAGACGTTTTGCTCTTTTATGTATTTGAACAAGACCCGCCATTACTCGGATGTCTTTTCCCTCATAAATAATGGTTGCTACTTTCTCCCAAGTGTGGTATTCTTTGAGTAGCCCAACTTTCCACCCCTCGGCATCTCCACCCGAGTATTTAAATCTAACAAGATCACCTGCTCTCATATCTCACAGTCGCACTCTTTTATTTTGTTCCGGCGATTTCTAACCCTGCACAAGGGGCACCGAATATAGTGTGAATCATTTTCATAAAACATAGCCCAAAGTCTGGGAACTCTCAATGCTATTCTCCACGGACCAATAAACCACAGGATACAACACCGAGGTATATTGGAATGTCGTCCACACTCCCAGTGGTATTTTATTTTATTGAGATACGAAAGCATACCCATCTTGACGTTCAATGTCAATAGTCATATCCGCAATATCTTTGAGACTATCCAAGTGAGTAATCAAAAGCACAGTTTTGTAGTAGCCCTTGATCATTTCCATCACTCGCATAAAGCCTTCAAGGTTTTCGGCGTCCAAGGCTGTGCCCGGTTCATCCATAATCATAATGTCAGATTTTGGTAGGGTTGACACATTGGTTAGGGCGATGCGGATGGCGATGGCTGCGAGCGTTTTTTCTGCTCCAGAAGCCATCTCTAAAGGTCGTGCTTCGTACTTTGGATGTTTGATGAAGATGTCTAATTTATTCTTTTCTGCCTCGAAAAAGATGTCGAAGTCGGTGACGTTGGCAAGCACCGTGCTGATCTCCTCGTTGATAAGAGGTAGCATCCGCTTCACCACATCATAACTGATGCCATTAGGATGAGTGCAGCGCATGAACAAATCGTAGGCAGCGTAGTCAGTCCGCAGGTCTTCCAGTTCTTGTTGTTTGTCTTTGATGTTTTCAATCTGGGTTTCAATGCCGCCGTGCTGTTTTACAAGGTCAAGCACCTTGGTTTCGCAGATAACAATGTCGCTTTCCATTTTGATGGACTTTTCTTTGAGGTCATCTTGCTCTTTGATGAGTTCCTCTCGGTTCTCAATTGCTTCCTTGTTTAATTCATAAACCTCAATTTTTGTTTTGATGCTTGCCATCTCGTTGGTGAGGAGGTGGAGTTTATTTTTTATCTGCGCCAAAGATAGGTCAAGGTTGGTTGCCTCGGTGCAGAGGTCAGCATATTCCTTGTCCCTGTCGTTGTAGAGGTTCCGCTCTGATTCTAGTGTCTCTACATCCATACCTTCCAGTTTGGTTGTCAACTGGTTGTGGCGGCGGCGGAGAGCCATCAGACTTTTGCGGCAGTCACCCAGCAGAGACTTGGACTCATAGGCGTCCTTGATAAATTTACAATGGGAGAACTCGGGTCCGCAGGGCACTTCGCCGAGAATACTAACCTTCTTCTCGTAGTTTTCTTTTTGGGTTTCCCGCAGATTTATCTCTGCTTCTAAGCTGGTGAGTTCTTTTTGGATGCCTTCGCACTCTGTAATCTTTTCTTTGAGTGCTGACACATCTGTTTTGTCTAGCAGTCCTTTGAGGACTTTCGCTTGTTCCAAAACATCTTTCTTTTGGTTTTTAGTCTGGGCAATTTTGAGATTGTAATCAGACCGCTCTTGTCCTGCTGTCGCAAGTCTTGCTGTCTCTTTTCCGATGTTGATAAGTTCAACAGGGGCAGATGCGAAAAGTCCATCAATCTCTTTGACTCGCTCGGAAATGGTCTCTAACTCGGTGGTTAGTTTCTCGCATTTCCTTTCCTGCTTTTCCCTTGCTTTTTCATTATCGGTCAGTTCTCCGAGGAGTTGCGTAATATCTTCATCAAAAGTATTATCTTCCAATTTTCTGAGCAGGGCTCGGGTTTCTATGCTGTCCTCCTTAGAGCGCCTAAACTTCTTCTCAAACTGGTCAAGGTCTAAAAATTTGGCGAGGATTTCCTTGCGCTTGGTTGAACCCTCGTTGATGAAGGTCATCGCACCCATCTGGCTGGACATACTTGTTAGCAAAAAGTCGTCAATTGTTCCAAAGATTCGCCGAATTGCTTTGTCTGTGCCGTTGCGATCCAGCGAGTTGAGGCTAGTTTCCTCGTTGGTGGCTGGGTCAATCACCGTGAACTCTACATCGGTCTTGGCTTCTTCGGTTTCTTCTCCGTGAAGTTTGCGAGTGTACTTCTCGGACTTCCGCTCAATGATGTAGGTCTTGCCTGATACATCAATCTCGACTCGTCCGCAGCCAGAGGGCTTATTCTGGTTAATGATGTTTAGGTTCTTGCGGTTGTTCTTGCTAATTGAATTATACACCGTGTAAAGCATACTGTCAACAACAGAACTCTTGCCTGAATAGTTTTTACCGAAGATGCCGACAACGCCGTTGAGTTTCTCAAAATTGACGGTGTTGCCTTCTCCGTAATTGAATAGGTTGTCCCACTCCATCTTTTTCAGCGACCACTCTACATTTCGTAGCCCAGCCTCATCGCCGTTGACATAGCTGTCGTACTTGGAATTTAGTTGGAAAACCTTTTCTAATGTCTTGGTATCGGGTTCATATTCTTTTAGGTATTCCCGAATTAATCGCTCTTGGACTGCGGGGTCTCGTAGGTTCTCCGTATTGCCAAGGTCGTCAACATTTACGCTGTCTCGTTTTAGTCCCGCTTTATTTACAAAAGAGAGGCTCTCAGGCTTGAAACGGGTTTTGACAATATCCATCACACGGCGGATTTTGTCTAGTGAGACTTTGTGGTGCGTCACCACACGCAGTCGGGCACCTTCTGGGATATCCAACTTGCGTGGGATGTTGCCCTTCTCTGTGAGTTCAATCGTCATAAAGGGTTTGACATTTTTGACGAGGTGATGCTTCACATCATAGTGGGTTTTGCTTTTGATGTCCCAAATCAAAAAGCCCTTGTCGTTTGTCTCGCCGTGATTTTGCTGGATAGTAGAGCCACAATAGCGGATAGTCCCGCTCTCGTTGAGAACCTGATTGGTCTTGTGGATGTCGCCCAACATGGCATAGTCAAACTTGTCAAACACCGAAATGTCGTGGTCGCCGTGGTCCATCACCCAGCCGAGGTCTGTTTGGCTATTATTAATTGCTCCGTGATAAAGAGCGATGTTGATTGCGTCTGGGTCGGCGGGGTCGAGCCAATTGGTTTCGTCAAAAATGGACATTATATTTAAGGAGAGATTATCCTCCAGAAACATTTCCCCGGAATACTTGTGTAGAATTAGACTTGGGTGGTTAAGTGCTTCCACAATTGGAGTGATAGCATCTTGGCGGCTGCTGTTCCGTAGGTTGCCGTCGTGATTGCCGAGGATGATATGGGTCTCGGCGATGTCAGCCAAGTTCTTTAGGAAATCTGTGGCTAGCTCAAAATACTCTGGTGAGAGTTGTGTTTTTGTGTGAGCCAAGTCGCCACAATGAACAATGTAATCTACGTTCTCCCTCCGCAGGGTCTCGTAGATATGCTCAAATGCCTTACGATATTCATAATGATATTTCAGGTTTTTGATATGGGTATCCCCAAAATGTGCTATCCGCACCATAGGCGCACTCCTTCTGTCAGTGTGTCTTATTGTATCAGATGATGTTTGGGGTGTTTAGGCTGGGCTATTCTTGTCCGAGCTTATTTTTTATTCTTACCTTCAAAGCGCCAAGTAGTGCGGCAAAATCAATCATGTCTAGAGAATCTATTCTTTCTCTGATGAAATCCTCTACTTCTTGTATCTTCTCGTCAATCTCTTCAACCCCAGAAGAAACTCGCTCTTTGAGGAGTTCTTCTTTGATAATCTGTTGAAGTAAAGATTTTGTGATTTTCATTTTGTTTGCCTAAAAATCGCTGGGCTTGTAGTCTTCAACTTCGTCGCCCGGCATACGCATGTCGTGCATTTGCATAACATAACCAAGAAGGTCTTGGGCGTTGGAGCGTTCCATAGCTTGGACTAGTTCTTCAAGGGCTTGTTGTGGTCCTAGTGCCTGGACGATTACATCCACCATTTCAAAGGTGTCGTCGCTGGCGTCTTCACGCAGAGCCTTTGTGACTTCTTCTCTAATAACTTTTTGTAGTTGTTGTTTTGTTATTTTCATTTTATGCTCCTGGGTCTCCGAGCAAGCCTCGTCCTTCAAACCACTTATCAAGGACGGCTTGGTCAGTGTTCATTACCAAGTAAGAAACAACATCCATGGCTTTTCCGAGGTCCGTGCTCATGTGTTGTAGAATTGCGTCTAGTTGGTCGCTGCGCTCTGCTCTTCCTACCGTTTTTCCGACAGGAACATCTTTTCCTTCTTCGGACCAGCGATTAATAGTCTTCATCAAAGCGTTCTCTTCGCCGATGGCTTCTTTGATAATCTTTCGTAGTTGGGTCTTTGTGATTTTCATTATTGTTCCATCCTGCTAATAGGTCCGCCGATGCCGGCGGCATCAAACGCCAACTGAATGTCGTTGATGAGTTGTTCTCTTTTTCCGGGGGGCACCGATAGGTCAACATTTTGAAGGACCATGTTCATTACCGCTCTTCGGAAGCTGCTGCCAGCATCGGGATATTCATAAGACTTGGGCGATGGGGCACGAGGGTCTTCGGCTGCTTCCGCTTGGAGTTCTTCTTTAATGATCTTTCGTAGTTGAGACTTGGTGATTTTCATTATGTTCTCCGTAAATCTTCGGAGGCTTCTAGGTCAATAAGGAAATCAGCAAACTTGTTCATTCCGCCTCGTGTAAGAGTAAAGCCCAAGTCCGTAAGTACCTCGGCAATTGCATAGGCATCATCTGGTCCAATCGGGTCAGCAGGTCGGGCGGCGTCTCTGGCGAGGTCAAGTTCTGTTGACTTCTTAGCGAGGAAATCTGTTTCTCTCATTTTTGCTTCCCTGTCTAAGTCGCCCATAGATCTTCCTGACCGCATACTGTGTGGGAGTCCGGCTTCTTTGAGTTCCTCTTTGATAATCTTTCGTAGTTGTGATTTTGTGATTTTCATATGTCGTAGTCCTTCATCATATCAAGTTGAGCCTTGCTTGGTCCTCGGCGACCTTTGCCCGTTTTGAGTGGCTTGCTTGGCGGGTCACGATAATCGCTTTCGTAATCTTCCATTTCTGCCGCAGAAGAGGGTCCTCCCAGTCCTTCGGGTTCGGGACGCCCACCAGCGATACCCCTCTTCAGGAGGTAAGAGAGTCGCCGAACCAAAATTCTGGCTGCTGAGTCAACGCTACTGTCTGGTCCGAGAATGCTATATAACCTGTCAGCCATTCTGGATGCTTTTTTTGCGTCTTCGGCACTCATCAAAGAGCGACCTGTTCCCAGAGGGCGGTCATCCTCGGTGGCGTACTTATCTTCGCTAAGTTCAGCTTCCATCTCTTCTTTGATGATTTGCTGTAGTTGAGTCTTCGTGATTTTCGTTTTGTTCTCCACACGAATGCCACCTCCGGCGTCCATTGCTAGTTCTTCTATAAATTCCTCAAACGCACCATAGGGAACGCCCATTCCGGCAAAGTTATCCATGAACTCATCGTTGAGACCCATTTTGATTGCCATGGGGTTCAGCCCGTCGGCAGCCATGCCGTCGGCTATGTCTCTGAGATAGTTTTCAATCTGTTCCCGAGAAGCGGCTTCTTTGAGGTTTTTGGTTTCTTCCCGAATAATTTGTTGTAGTTGTGATTTTGTAATTCTCATTTTACTCTCCCTGGGTAAGGGCAATTCCATTTGTCCTTCTGGTTCGCCGACCATTCCTCTTGGTGGTTGTTCATATGTTCCGCCTCGGGATAGTTGATCCCGGTATTCATCTTTGATAAATTGGGCGACGCCTTTCATGCTATCAAGGCTTATCTCCATTGGGTTGATTTCGCCTTCCGAGCCAGCGAGTGGTGTCACCTGAACATCATATCTTCCCATCATCCCAAGCGGGTCAATCGTTACATCTATGTTCTTATAGTTGGTAAACACAATCTCGCCACGATTATAAAATGCTTCAGCCTCCAAAAAAAGTCCCATCTCACTCATAATAGGTTCTACGAGTTTTTCTACCATCATTCCAAACTGGTGGCGTGCCTCGTCGTCTCTAAAATTTTCTTTGTAGTTTTGACGGGCTGCTTCTAATTCAGCAAACTCCATCTCACCTTGAGTGACTTCGTTAATAAGTTCTATTAAGTGATCTTTGAGATTCATTTTTTATCCCAATTAGGTTAGCTTCAGCATTGCATTCATAAATTTATCAACGGACTGGTCACCTATTTGCTTGTTCTTTAGACTAAGCAACATCTCTTCAACGCCATCAAAGCCACGCATCGAACCTTTTGCTTTCAGGTCTTTAAATTCAATCATAGCTTTAGCAAGAAGGTTTTCGTCGTGAGGGGCTGTCCCACCTTTAGCAAAAGCCTTTGCCAAATTTGAAAATAATTGTGGAATAGCTTTTGCACCCATGCCTGACATTGCTCCACCAATTTCATTAAAAGCTTTCTGAAGCTGTCCGGTGTGTTTATCGGGATTATCTAAAGTAACAACATTACCCTTCTTCCCTTTCTTGCCGCCACCAAATAAACCAAAAAGTTCATCAATGCGGCCTTCGTTAATAGCCCGCCTACCAACCTCTGTATAGATCGTTTGTTTTATAATTTCTCTTAGCTTAGATTCTTTAATTTTCACTTGCATTCTCCTTTGCACCCCGAGCAGGAGCAGCATCCGCAGCAACAGCAACAGTGCTTATCATTAAAAAGATTAACCAACTTGTGAAGTACGAGTTTCATTTTGTTCCCCCCGAGGGTTGTTATAAATAGTTCCTAGATTCCAGTAAGTCGTAGCACATCAGAAGTTATTGCCAAAACAAAAATTCCGAGCACTAGAACCGCACCAATAATATTTAGTACGTTTCGTGTCTTTACTGCCAATTTTTTACGTCTTATACCTTCCACCACAGAGATACCGATATGTCCACCATCTAATACTGGAATTGGTAGTAGATTAATGACGCCGAGATTGATGGAGAAAAAGGCTATCCAGTCGATTAGAAATCCCCAGTCTCCTGTTTCTGCGCTCCGCTTTCTGGCTTGCTCTGTGAACTCGTAAACTGCAACAGGTCCACCAATTTCTTTGACAGACATAGGCTCTTGTCGAGGCACCGTTACTGCCTCCCATATACTCTTATACATTTTTAGGGAAACCTGATGTGAATAACCAGCCGCTTCCATCACACCTATGCGGTGGGGAGTCGCCCCTTCTGGTATATAAACATCAGGATATGGCTGCCCAACAAGCAGCATAAAATATAATGGCCACGGCAACAACAAATTAAATACCGGACCCATCACCGCTATAAAGGCTCGCTTCCATGCCGACACCGCCCAAAAGGACTCGGGGTCGTTCTCAACATTATGATAATCTTGTTCGCCTCGTGGTTTGATATATCCGCCCAGCGGTAATAAAGAAAGTCGCCATTCAGTTCCCCATATTTTCTTCTTGAGGAGGACTTTGCCGAAGCCTATTGAAAAACTATCAACGGCGACGCCAACAGCACGGGCAGCGACATAGTGTCCAAGTTCATGGACAAAAATTACTAAAACGATTATTCCAAGAAAGGTAAGCATAACATATCCTCTTCACACACATTCTGGGAGTGGAGTTCATATTTGGGAACACCATATCCTTTGATGTCCCATTTTTCTATCACGCCTGGTGGTAGCCTGTGTTCTATGGGAGCCCAGAATTTTATGTGATTGTATATCTTTTTATTTTCTGCCTTCAATTGCTGTATCTCTATATTCTGCCGTTTGATGACGCTTTCCAAATTGTAAAGAGCGTGGCTCGCAGCCGTTTCGAGTCGCTCCTCAATTCGGCTCTCATTTACAACATATAAAAGGAGACCCATGAAAATCGTACAGACCACAGTTGCGA